TCTATTATGTCATATTCTAAACACCTATTAAAATTATCAATAATCGCATCTTCTTTTGATAAATAAAGTTCTGGTGTTAAATTATTTGGATCGAAGTTTTCTTCTAGAAAAATAATACCATCTGTATTAAAATATTTTCCTATATTCGTATCTCCATAATATATTGGAATTGTTCCACAAGCAAAACAATCTAATATTTTTTCACTCCAATACCCATCATATGAAGCATTTTCCATTGTTACAGAAAACATATAGTCTTGTAATGCATCTTCTTTATTTAAGAAATCTCTTATACCTCTTCCATAAAGATCCAATTTATCTTTCAATTTTTTAGCCCATTCTAATCTATATAAATGTCCTTGACATTGAGTCTTATTTGATACTATCATAGAACACAGTTTATCCTTTGGATAACAAGCGGGATTTTGTATCCAATATCCTGATGGGGGTAAGTAATAAAAGTTATCTTCTAAAGATACTATTGATCTATCATGACTTATTAAAAACTCAAAACATTTAGATATTTCTTTATGATACTTTTTTACATCATTAATTAACTCGGGTATTATACCAGATGATTCAACTATCCAGGCTATTTTTTTCGATTCTTTATTTGATAAACCATCAATTATCGCTTCATCTACATAACATGTAATTTCTTTAGTTTGATTCTTTGCCCACGTAAAATAACTTGGTTTTTTCCAAAACGTTGATGAATATGCGTGTTGAAATCCTCCCCCTATTAATCCTATTTCTAACATATTAATCAAGTTTGCAAACCAATATATCATCTACGATGTGTCCATCCATAGTATAAAATGAATAATTCTGATTAATGGTTTTTATATAGTTAATGACGCTTTTATAATTAAGTGTTTCACTATAATTTTTCCAACATCTGATATCATCTATTAATAATATGTGAGTATTTAATTGATGCGATTTTATATGTTCTAACTCCTCTAATATAGGAAACTCACTTATTCCAAATCCCGTACCTTCTCCTGAAAAATGTCCATCTAACCAAAAAGTTATTGGTTGATTTATATTTTTTATCACATCTCCTAATACTAAAGCAGAATCTCCTTTTATAATTTCAACAGAATTATTGTCATAAAATCTTTGTTTACAAATATTGTAAAATTTATCGTATAACTCTATACTATAAACCTTATCATATCCTGCATTTAACGCCAATTGAATCCCATCTCCAACTAATGCGCCTGTTTCTACAAATATATTTGAATATTTAACTATTGTTTTTATTGGCATAATTATTTTTTTATATTATATACATATCCAATTTTCTGGAATTAAATCTTTTATGTTATTTTCTTTTAGAGATTCTCCAAACCATTTTTTTGGAGCTATAACTTTTTTATTCGTATTGTTGTTTAACCAAGCTCCCCACCAACTAAAGCTACTATTTGCTATTATATTACTTTTACACATAGTCATTAAATATAAATCAATATAATCTTTTTCATTTTCAATTATAGTATATTTATTTTCAGTAAATGTTTTTTTTGCATAATTGATATCATCGCTAAAAACTAAAAAAATTACATCGTTATCGAAATTATCAATTGCGTTTTGATAATATTGTATATCACAAATAGGATGATGATCTTTACTTAACAAGTAATCTCCTCTTCTTATATGTAAACTTACAGTATTTTCTTTTAACAATTCTGCATATTTTGCATCTATATATTCTTTGTCTTTTTTGTTTATTTTAAATAATTCTAATATGCTATCTCTGTTATGAGAAAAATATTTTTCACTTTGAAAATGACCTTCTAAATATAAATTTTTTTCAAATTTGTATGATATTGGATAATATTCAAATCCCGGTTGTTTCCAAATATCAAAATTGGTTGGATTTTCTATAAAATCTATTTTAGAGTATATACCATTGACATATTGTAATGGATCGGATATTTTCCCATCTAAAGATTGATAAACTCCATTTTTAGTACTTACTTTTAAAGAACACCCATTATCTATTGCAAAAGAATATGCGGCCGCTATTTGAAACATTTGATTGCCTAATCTTCCTAACATTCTTGGACTAACGTACTTTTGTTTATTGTCACTTATAACTGAATATGGTTTTATTGATCGTATGTAATTCTCCGATTCTCTATTTTCATTATAATCCTTTGCCGTTCTTATCGAATTCTCTTCTGACTCATTATAAACATAACACAAATAATCTACTATACCTATTTTCTCTCTCGGTGATTGTTCCATAGCAGAACACATTAACGCCACATCATCTCCAAATCTAATCCATTCATCTTTATAAATGAAATCTTTTTCATTAATATTTTTAAATAAAAAACCTTTCATTGTTTTTAAATGACTTGCTGTAAATGGGTATTGTCTGTATGTATTATATCTGTGTACAATATCAGGATGATCAAGTCCGTGAGCTGGGGATTGTTTTAAACTAGGATAGCACAACATTTTTGAATAAGTTACCCAAACTTTATTTTGTATGTAATATTTAACAACATTTTCAAATACATTACTATAAGAAATCCAATCATCCCCATCAATAAAAATTACAATATCTTCATAATCTACAAAATTTTTTGCATGATTCATAAAAGAGTATGCTTTACTCATATTCTTCTGATTTTTAATTAATGTAAAATTTGTATTATCTCCTATGAGATATTTTGCTATATCGTATGTATCGTCTGAAGAATGATCATCTATATATAGTACTTCATAATTCTTAAATTTCTGCTCTAATATGCTTTCTATATTTGTTTGAGTCCATTTTTCGTTATTGTATGTCGTAACTATCACTTTTATTTTTGGAGCTCTTATATATAAAGCATCACCCCAGTTTGCATGAGTCCAAATCGTTTCTAATCGTATAAAACCCCGATTATATAGAAAATTATCAATATCATCAATGATGTCGCAATCTTCATATAATTCCTCTTTATTAACTTCTGTATATATGTAATCTATATTTTGTAAATAGTCACCCAAACTCTTTATAGCTCTTAATTCTACGCCTTGCAAATCTAAATTAAGGAAATTGTATTTACTAATGCTTAACTTATTATTATCTATAATAGTGTCTATTCTCTTTGTTATCACTTCAATTTTTTGCACAACATCTATCTGCGGATAAAAGTTTTTGTGATTTTTTAATTTTAATATAGATGAACTTTCGCCATTATTAGTTATATTGAATTCCACTTTTTTTCCATCGGTATCACTAATGGCTTCATTGATGATAATATTATTTTTCTCGTCTACTAAGTACTTTTTACAAAATTCACTTTTTTCTGGATTCGCCTCTATCCAAACAATATTATCAATACCTATTTTTTTATATAACGAAGATTCTTCTGCCTCATGTGCCCCACAATGTATGATTCCTTTAATATTTAAATCATACTTCTTTATTAACTCATTAAGATTTATTAGCATTTATTTTTATTTTTTATAATGATTAATTAATTTTTTAACAATTTTATCAATATCGTATTTACAACTGTATCCATAATTTTTTAATTTAGTTGTATCCAAATATGAATTTTTAACTTGTACTATATTATGAAAGTGAGTAGGTTTTATTTCTACGATATTGGATTTTGAATTAGATATATCTATAGCCTTTTTTATTATATTTAGAAACAAATATGGTTTACCGCTACCTACATTAATAATTTCATTAACTGGTGCTTTATTTATACAATGGTGAATAGCTTCACATACATCATCTACATAAATATAATCTCTCAATACATTACCACCATAATAAAGTTCCACATCATTATTTTCTACTATTTCTTTTATTAAAAACTGTAAAGCATTTTTCTTTTTTGAAATTTTATTATCGCCTTCTCCCAATACATTTGCCAATCTAAATATTCTATACTTTATATCGAATGTGTTGCAAAAACTTATTATTAATTGTTCAGCGCATCTTTTTGTTATAGAATAAAAACCGGTTGGGTTACATGCTAAATCATCTTCTTTAAACGGAATTTTTGTATTTTGCCCATACACGAACCATGAACTAACAAAATTAAAAATAGTGTCTGAATTATTTTTTGTATGATCTAATACATTCATTAGTACTTTTAAATTTGTATCTATATCTATGTGCAAATTATTGTGAATATTATAATTATCTATTGTACTTATTAAGTATAATATATTATTAGACTTTGGTTGATAATCATATTTTTCGTTTTTTAATATCGAATCTTTATACATTTCGCAAAATCTTTGGCCTATAAAGCCATTTCCTCCAAAAACATTTATTTTATTTATCATTGTTTTATATTTTATAATTTTCTAAAATAGAAATTTTATCAATAGCTTGCTGAGTTAATTTTCCATGAAAACCAAAAGTTTTATTGAGATCATATTCACAATCAGATATTTGATGTTCGAGAGAGAATTTACACGCTACTTCTACGGGTGCATATTTTATACCTTTTGAAGTAAATAAATCATAATAATAATTAGTTACTAAAACATCATTATGTATTCCTTCAATATATGGGTTTTGTTTTTCTAAATTTAAGAATTTTTTACTTTTTAAAACGAATCCCCCATTACCAACTCTATTTTTTATACACCAATCTAAGTTGTTAGGCCATGGTGCGCCTATATAATCATAATTAAAAAATTGATTATTCCACAAAAATGGATTAATTATGAAACCATCATCTTGTATAGACAACATATAATCTGTTTGTATAATATCTGGCAATTCTTCCATTGCGAATCTATTTATAGTCCCATGCGTATGTTTTATTGTATTCTCATATCTAATATGATTAGGTAATTGTTCTGGTTTATAATGTGATATTAATAATATCTCTCCAAAATTTATATACCTAGAACTATACTGCAATGCTTTAATAGATTTTTCTGGACTTACGCAGTCTATTGCTAATAGTGTGATATTTTTTAAATCTATTTTCAACTTACATAAATTAATTTTGCCGTATCGTAATTAGATCTCTTTCTTATTAATTCTAATACACTTTCATCATTTTTTTGACTATCTGTTGGTGCAAATAACGCCCTACTTCTTTTATCAATGTCTTTCGGAGTATCACAAAGATAATAAATAGCTAAACTTTTTCTATACTTATTATCAGAACAATTTACCTCTCTACTCATTCCGTGCCAAGAATTTTGAGTTGTATCAAATAATATTGCTTTATTAAAGCCTACTTCTATTTCTTTTTCTAATTTAGAAGCATCCTTATTCCAAAGACCAAAATGACCACCATATTCATCTTTCCAATCCTCACACAAGTATATTATTAAATTTAATTTTCTTTGTAGCTTTAAATGAGGGTGTATAGAATAATCTAAATGGGGATTTAATTTTCCCCCATTAGAATGTATGTGCCAACCTCCGCCGTGCAAGCCGTAATCTGGATATAAACGAATGTTAAATATGTTAGATAATAATTCTAAGATTATGGGAGAATTTAAAAAAGTAAAAATTTCATAGGTATTCGTTGGAAATTTTCTCCAATCACTTAACAATTTTTTATCTTCTATTTTATTCTTATAATTAAACCAAACGTCATCATTAAAATCTGGAAATTCTTTTGATAATTCATTAGCGAAATTTTCATCTAAAAAATTATCTATTACAGCATGATTATATGGACTAGATTGTATATTACAATTTAATATTGAAGATATAATTTGTTTTTTGGTTTGCGAATTCATAATTATCTATTTTTATTTATTAAAATACGGTTTACACAAATTATTAATATATTCTTGCTCAATATCTTTTTGACCTTCTGTACAACCGTAAGCCATATGTATTCCGCAAGAATTTCTAACATACACAGGATGCATGTTTTTTATTTTTGAATACACATTCATTTGACCTTCATCCCAACCGTCTTTAAAAGTAGATTGACTTTCTTTCCAAAATTCAGTTTTAATAAATGTTAAATTGTTGCAAAAATAAACTGTATTGTAATGCATAAGACTATACTGTCTTTTATTGAAAATTAAATCTTGATTTTGAATAAAAGTTTTCGCTATTTCCATATTATATCTATGAGAAAATCTTGCTGGGTGGAAACCTTTTGCGAGTTGCATATACGCCGGAAGATTTATATTCTCTATAGGATTAAATCCATCCATAAATTTCCAATAATCCTCATAATCCCATTTTGTTTGATTTTCTATATATTGTTGAACTTTGTTATAATTACAACCCCAAATTCCTAAATTATTTTTTACTCCCTCAGTTAAAAATATTTTTCTAAAATAATTTTTTTGCTCTTCGTTAAGGAAATCATCTATGAAAAAATCAACAGTCGGTATTCCATTTTGAATTATGGGTATTAGTACTGATACATCACTTTGATCTAAGATATTTACATTTTCTATTATGTAATCCCAAACATGAGAATTTATAAATGTATCATCATCCCATTTACATGAATATTCAAATTCCGATTTATGAGCTAATTCAACTTTATGTATATATTCATCATCATTCATACATTGAATTACAATATCTATGTTTTCATATTTATCATTAGTTAATTCTTCAACCCATTTTTGTTCTTCTAACGCGTTTATATAGACATGTAAATTTACTTTTTCTAAATTATTTTTTTTAATTTTAGAAAATTGATCTAAACACATTTTAGTAAACCAAAATCTATCTTTGTAATGATTCCCATACGCCGTAAATAAATTTATTTGTATCATTTTGTTTCTATTATTTTTAATTTTAAATTAATACTTTATTCATATATTTTAACCATATTTGTTTATGGTAAAAAGATTTATAACTCTCTTTAGCGGTTCTACTACAACAATTATAAAAATCTTTATCTTCTTTTAATTTCTTTGCTAATTTTTTTGCACTTTCTACATCATGTACATCAACTGATAATTCGGTATGGCAAATTCTTTGAGTGTCCACATTTTTATTTCCTATACATGGTATCCCAAAGTAAGCACAATTCAAACTAAATGTTCCTGCTGCAACTGTAGGCATTAAATGTACAGCATATTTAAATGAACTTAATTGTTTCATCCAATCTGTCCAAAGTACTCTTGGTAAATGATTAAATAGTTGTTCTTCTCCCTCACGCATAGCATGGGATGTTTGTCCCCAAATTGGTAAATCAAACTCTCTAGCAACCATATAACTTTCAAACCCACCATACCATCTTGCAAAATTACCACCTATAATCACCTTATCTTCGGTTATTGGTTTAATATCTTTAATGGTTTCCTCAATCATTAAGGTAGGAATTACATCTATACTTTTGTTTGGAAATAATCCCCTATAGTATTTAGTATCTTCAACATTATGTGCAAATATACCATCAAATTCTGATAGCATATTATAAAAATTAATTTGGTCGCCCAATTCATAATCATTAAACCACCAATGCGGTCCTTCTTGAATATAATAAACTTTTTTGTTTTTTTGTTTTAATTCCCCAATAAAATTAGATTCTAACAATTTAGAAATGGGGTTTTCTCCATTTACTATTTTACTACCAGCTGCGTTTAAAAATACCATTCCTTTTGGGAATATAACAAAAACAACATCATAATCAATCACATCATATATATTGTGTATATTATAATGGTCTGCACCCAACGCACACATCCATGCGAATTCAGTTCGCATATTAGGATGATTGGATGGAACTTTACCAATGAATCCCATTTCGGTTAGGAAAGCTATTTTCATTTACTAAAAAATTCTTTAATTTTATCACAAACATAATCCACATCTTCAATTGTCATTCCGTGGTGTGCCCCTAATAGGAAACCATTCTTCATAATAGTATCGGAATTTTGAAATGGTTGTAAGTATTCTCTATAAATTGGATGCCTGGTTACATTTCCTGCAAAGGTTACTCGGGTTTGAATATTATTTTCCTCTAAAAAATGCAATAATTCATATCTTTTTTCAGTTTGAAGTGGAATTGCTAACCAATTAGGTTTAATGCTATCATCAGGTAATAATATTTCTTCTACATCTTTTAAATTTTCTAAATACCTTTCAATATTATTCCTTCTAATCTTTTCAAACTCACCAAATCTCTCCAATTGAACTAAACCAAACGCGGCATTCATTTCTGATGACTTCATATTGTATCCTAAAACACCATATAAAAACTTATAATCATATGGTATCCCATCTACGCTATGATTGAATCTATCCGACATTGCTTCTGAATTATCTCCTATTCTTCCCCAATCTCTAAATTGTAAACAGGTATTACGATATTGTTCATTATTAAACATTACCATTCCACCCGAACCACCTGCGGTAATTACATGTGATGCATAGAAGCTTGTAGTGGCAATATCGGTTTCAGTAGTGTAGGTAACAGTATCGGCTGAATCTTCAATCAGTATAATATCTTCTCTACCCATTTTAATTAGACCCTCTTTGATTTTTTTCCAATCAGGCTTATTTCCAATTAAATTAGGTAGCATAAGAACCTTAACATCATCGGTAACAACGCTTAATACCTCATCTACATTAGCAACATATGTGTTTAAATCAACATCTACAAATATAGGAACTAATCCTAATTGAATAATAGGGGCTAATGTAGTAGAAAATGTACAAGCAGGCGTAATTACTTTAGTTCCTTTTGGTAATAGTAAACTTGCTAACGCAAGTAAACACGCCGAAGAGCCTGAATTTACAAATACTCCGTATTTTTTACCGAAGTATTTTGCAATTTTTTCTTCAAATTCAATTGACTTAGGACCAAAGCCGGCCAACCAACCTGATCGTAAGCAATCAACAACTGCTTGAATTTCTTGTTCCCCATAAGATTCAAATTTATTAGGGGCGTACCATACTTTTTTCTTCATAGTGTATTATAATAATTATTTTGTCTTTCTTGTCTTTCAATTGTTTTGGGGTGAATTAAATAACACCCTTCAAATTGACCCTCCAAAGGTATTGCTGCATATGTAGTAAAACCATCCAATTTTTCATGAACCTTATTTATCCATTTAATAGTTGGTATGTTTTTATATATTCTCCATTGGTAATCCGGCCAGTTTACCCATCCTTTAGTATTTAAATTCCACCCCCACCGTTGAATATGCTCTTCTGTCAGACCTTCAACCGTGTTTACTCTTGGAACTAAATAAACTTCATTATTTGGATTACTTTCTAACAATTCAGGTAGAATTCCAATTAAGGTTTCTGATGGTAATTCATCTGCATCAATTTGGAAAATATAATCGCCGGTACATAAAGCGGTAAAATAGTTTTTATGGTCAGCAAAATCATCGTTAAAATCTCGCTCATACCACCCATACCAACCCAATAGTGAGTAACTACTAAGTATTTCTCTGACTTTGGATGTACCATTTTTACTATCAAAAAGAATTACGATTTCATCTTCTTTTCTCTTTTTTTCAAGTAAAAAACCAAGTAGTTTTTGAATTTCTACTTCTTCATCTTTGACTGTTATTGCGTAACTTATCTTCATTTATTTTTAATTCTTGCGTTTTTTGGGTTGCGTCTCTTACATCCTTTGGTTCTACCATATCAACGGGTTTATACTTATAATTGAAAACCGTTACCGAGCGGATGTTTTTCCATAGAAATGTCCTATATCCTTCTTGTAATAATTTGTTTTTAATTTTTGCGGTATAAACTCCTCGTGAATTTTCGTTAAATTGTAACTTCGCTAATTCTAATCTTTTAATCTTTTTGTTTTCTGATATTACCTCCGGAAAATCTTTTGATAATCTTTCAAATATTTGTGGTCTTATATGATTTAAATCCAAACAATGAAAATACAACTTAAAATTTGGTTCTAAAACTAATACCCAATAATAATTCAACTCACCATTAACCTTTTCATATTGAACCTTCGCAACCATTCCCCTCTGCAAATATGATTTTGCAAGAGGAGTAGCATCGCTCAATCTTTGAAGATGTTGGTTTATGAATATTTTATCCGTTGGCATCTACTTTTTTCAGTTTTGGTAATTCAATCTTTTTAAGTTTAGGTAATTGTAACTGAAGTTGTTGTGGAGCAGAGTCAGCTCCCCACTTATCCAAACATTCTAATAATTTTTTGGTCATCATATCAAATGTAAAATTATCTTTTGCATATTTACGATTTTTTCTTGATAATTCCAAATATTTGTTATAGTTTTCATAAACAGCTTTCATATAAGCACCACCCTCACTATGATTTATATTAAACCATTGAGAACCTTTTATCAACCAATCATTTGCAGCGGAATGGTGTATTTCTCCCAACTCACCACCAACCAATTGATTAAAACCATTATCCAAAAAGTCCATATGACCACTCCACTTTGATGCAATAATTGGTTTACCACTAATCATTGCTTCCAATAACGGCCTACCAAATCCTTCACCTTTTGTAAATGAAACATGGGCTTTAACTTTTGGATGATTATACAATGAATTCATTTCTATATCTGATAAGTCTCCGCTCAAGATATAAATATTGGGTAATTTTGTTTCACCTACATTATTCCGTATTATATCAATCCTCTTTTTTAATTCATGCGTATCTACATACGATGGCGCCATCATACTTGTTTTCAATATAAGTGCTGGTGGATTTTTCTTTCCCTTAAATGTTTGTAAAAATGTATGAACTAATCCTGCTACATTTTTTCTATCCTGCCCAAACTCACCTGGCAACCAATGCCCTACAAAGAGAAAACAAAACTCTTCGGGTATATTACCCAATTCATCTTTTATTGATTGCTCCATTGGTAATTTATTATCATAAACATCCGTATCAAACCCTTCAAAAAGAACCTCCATAGGTTTTTCAAGTTTTAACTCACCAACTTTTTGTCCTGTCTTTTCATTCTGCATATCATACTTTACTTGAAAAGTTGATTTGGCGTGTTCGGATGATACCAATGTCAAATTCATTCTATTACATCCCTCAATAAATTGTGGAGATGACTGATTCGTTTCAATCCCCGCAGTAACACCTATGTTATAATTACCAACAGGCTGAAATTCATTGGGTATTGTTATTTGTATCCAAATATCAGGCTTTTGCTGCATTTGCCCTACTATCAACCTAGTAACTAAATCATCATCGGTTGGAGAGATTAAAGCATTTTGAGGTGTATTACCCCACCTTTGTGGTAATATCTTCACATCCCACTCAGGCTTTGCTTTAATCAAACTCCTTACAAAATCTCTACTACGAGCACCATAACCACTTCGTGTTGCTATGGGGCAACTGACTACACATAACTTTTTCATGCTTTTACTATTTCAAATTTTTTACGAGGTTTCCAATTTTGGAATACCACTTCCATACATTCTATAAATGTTTCACCCATTTTTTCGGCTGTCATATTACCATCACCCAATACAAATTGGCGAGCCGCCATACCTGCTTCAGCTCTTTCATCTGAAGGTGTTTCGTACCACTCTTTAATAGCGTTTCCAAAATCTTCATAATCACACCTATCATCAAATATGTAAGGTGTCATTGGTGAACCCTGCAGAGAACGATTAGAAGGCCATACAGGTTTTACCCACTTACCCCATTCTAACCCACTTATGTATTCTTCCTTAACATTATGTAAAGAACCCAATTCCAAGTAATCGTTTTCATCTAAAACCTTATCATTAAATTTGAACCCACATTGGTCTTGCAATCCACCAGTAACATTTACTACAATAGGTAATCCAGCTCGCATTCCCTCACAAGTTGCAAGTCCAAATCCTTCATTGGAAGTTAAATTTACAATTAAATCGCCTGAATTATAATATAAGTTTAATTCTTCGGTAGACATATTTGGTTGAGTAAATACATAATTACCCCCATTAGAGCAATTTTTAATTACTTCAGGTATATCAGTTCCATTTTCATCCACAGGATTTGTATGTAAAAATAAACATACCTTATCACGCTTTTCTTTTGGTAATTGTTGAACAAAATGATTAAAAGCAAGGATTAAATCTCCTGGTTGCTTTCTACGAATATTTCTATTGTTCCATAAGACCACAAATTCCATTTTATCCAAACCATACTTTTTCTTAAATTCCACCAAATTCGGTTCATCTTTTGGTAGTGGTTTAAAATGCTCAGATACACCATGTGGAACATACCTAAATGTCCAATCAGGTAAATCCAAACCATACTTTTTTAGACATCTTTTGTTGATACCATATGTTTGTTTTGATATTGCCATCAACAAATCACAGCTGGCGTAAAATGGTGCATTCCACATTGGGTCTGGTAAATCATCCCAAATATTGTAATAAAAAATAGGAATAACTTGCCTAATTTCATGCTCCATTTGATACAACCAAACCCAATATCTTGGGTCAGTAAAGTGTAGAATAGCATCAGGTCTTTCAATATTAATTAATTGACGAACAATATCAGGATTTCCATACCCATTTGTGCAATAAATTTTAAGTGATGCGTCCTCTACCCCAGTTTCTTTTTGAGCATCCTGTGATATATCCAAAATCTTTCCATTATCAGGATGATTTAGGGCTGCTCCTAATTGAACCCAATCGTATTTATGAAGTGTTTTTAAAACGAATTCTTTGGATTGTGTTGCTATACCACTATGTAATCTTAAATCATCTGAAAGAAGTAATATCTTCTTTTTCTTTGGTTTGTTAGGGTCTATTTTCCTAAGCGTTGGTAATTTTAATTCCATATTTTTTTCGTAACTAACTTTATAATAAATACAATTTCTACCCAACAAAAGTTGCTTTTGAGCCGGATATTTTCAACATTTTTTTAAAATGGTTTAATTCCATATGGGAAATTTCACCAAAGTAAATTATCTTATCACTATTCTTCGCAATCAATTCATATTGGTGTAATTTTTGGGTTGGATGATAGGGTTTATCATAATAAGATTCGTTCATCCCACTATAGAGGTTCATTGGAGTGGATGCGGAATTATATTCAATATACTTAACACCCATCTCCAATGCCCACTTTTTAACCCACTTTTCAACGCCATTTTGATTACCCCTCGTAATCAATATTAAATCATCACCATATGTATTTTTCAACTTAAAAACCAAATCTTTTATTTCCATTCGGTTTTCATACCTATCGCTACCTACCAATGAAATCCTGACCATATCTTTTCTCTTGTAAAATCTTGGTTTTTGAACCATGTTTTTTCTCATATACATCTAATAAAAAATCAGTTTTAATTCTTTCTTTTTTAGAACACAAATCGTTTCTATCCTTAAAAGGACAAAACTTACATTGTTTACTATTATAACCTGCGGTTGCTGGAAACTCACCATCCTGTTTAAAACTACCATCGGTATTAAAAACTTCTTTTACAAAGTTTTCAAAAACACCTACTGTCTTTTTAAGGGTTCTACCACCATTTGCTGGTGAAAAGTTTTGTAACCTACTAACACCATACATTATTGCCTCATTCAACTTTCTTTTTAATATCAAATACTTTACATCAATCTTTTTTTGGTCAATCTCAAATTGCTTCGAAAAGTAATGCTTGTATAGGATAAGTTGTGCAATTTTAGTATCATCTGCTTTTTGATAACTGTTCCAACCATTGGTGGAAGTTTTAATATCCAATATTAAAATATCACCAGTGTTAATATCCTCAAAAACGAGGTCTAAATAACCTACAATTTTTAGGTTTTCATAACCTTCTAATATAGGTTGGTATATTTTAGTTTCAATACCAAATAGCTTCCACTTCCTGGTAGAAAAAAGTTCAACTCTATTCTTTTTTAATTCATTTAATATTTCAACCCCATCTAAATAAAACTCATTCATTTGGGATTTTGTAATCCATTCCTTTAAATCATCCCGCTTTTCTGATAAAGATTTATACTCCTTTGCCATAGTATCCCTAAGTAAAGTAGATAAATCCATTTCATCGGATTCTAATGGTGATTTTGTAAAAAGAGTTTTTAACCATTCTTGAATAGTTTCATGCATACTTGTCCCAAAAAGGAGGTGTATGGATGGTTCATCTTCTTTATGACCATCCATATATGTAAGTTTCCATTTCTTTGGGCAATTTGCCCACATAGTAAATTGAGAATATGAAACCTTTACATCACCCGCACTTTCAGGCAAAGTAGTGAAATCAAGTATGCTATTAAACTCCTTTTTCATAATCCATTAAAAATGCTGGGAATGATTCTTTTCCATTCAAGCCCATAATGTTAAACTCAAAGTAATCATATGCCTCATCAAAAGTCATTCCACTTTCCCTAAGTTTTGATAAAATACACGTGATAGAGTATAGTATTTTTGGTTCGGCTTCGGCTTGAATAACTTTACCTAATATACATTCATCAAACCCATCCAGCATTACCATACCTTCATATATATCATCCAATATACTATTTACCCCATTTTCCATTTTGTACCATTTGAGCGATTATACCATATACTGAAAGGTCTTGGAATGTATCTTGCACAGATTCACCAACTTCATCGGGATGACCCAATACTACTAATTGTTTTAAACGATTAATCTTATCGTTCATCCTAAACCATAATCCGGTGAGTGATAATTTTATATCATCCGGCGTTTGAAGTTGAGTTCCAACCGAAATATTTCCTGGCCCATAATTCCTCTGCTTTTTACAGAAGGTTTCATATTGTTCCCACATAATTCGTTTGTATTCATCCATCATTTCAGGATAAACTCTTTCACAATACTCTGTTGCTGTTTCTTGGTTATTTTTCATCTTTATACATTTTATCTATTTCGGAATCTTTTACTCCATATTTTTTTATAATTGTTCTAATCTCCGCCTCTGTCAGCATCTCACAATACTCTTCGGCTTCTCTCGTTGATATCTCATAGTATTTACAAATATACGAAATAATTTCATCAGAAACAAAGTTTTTTCCGGTTTTTTTAATATATTTGTCAAAAGTTTTTTTCTTTGGTAAAAAATCAAAATACACCTTATAAACACTTCGGGCATCTAAATAACCATTAGTATATTGTTGAACTTCATTGATTAACTCAACAAATTCCATATTCATACTCAACCAACGATTAGCCAAATAGATATTAAATGATTTTTTATCAGCCTCTGAAAGAGTTTCCCATTTTGTTTTGTTCTCCTTCAAACCCGATAAATGTTCAAAAAGGGTTTTGGTTTTTATTACCCCACCCGAATCATTGCTTTTTTTCTTCGGCATCGTTAAATAAACCTTTTGGTACAAACTTTGGATGAACAGTCCCACACTCACTACAAATAACCACAGGTATTGGAATCATAGATGCCTGTCCCGTTGGAGATTGAATCGCTGGTAGTTCTTTGAACATCATTCTCTCCTCAAAAAATATACCATTACAATTTGGACAACTAACTGTTTGTAGTTTTGTTGGGTCTACATTAAACCCAATTTGTTCGTTCTTTTGTTTAGGGTTACTTCCCTTAAAATCTACTATTTTTGCCATTTTTTTTTACATTAAAATATTTACAAACATTGCCATTACATTTATTTCTTTATCCACAACCAAAGAATCTTTGTATTGTGCTTCCGCAATATTAACTATGGTCACACCAACTTTATTTCCAGCATACTCATCAACCCTTTCATACAACATAGAATATAATTTAGTGTAATCCCTTATTCGAGAATCAGCCAATATTTGACGGATTGCATTGAATTTCGTTTTAGTATCAGAACCACTTTTTAGTATATCTATAATTTTTTCAGCATAGGTCAATTCAATAGTAGATTGTTTATCAATAACTAATTTACCATTTATGATTTGCCTTTGTGCTGAATTTATTACCCTGCGAATATCGGGATAACCACTATTAACAATTGGCGCCAAATCCTGCATTTCGAATTGGATACCCTCATTTACTAAAATATCATTCAACCTTTTAGCAACTTCTTTTTTAGATGGTGGTATAATTTCAAATAATTGACACCTACTTTGAATTGGTGGTAAAATTTTTTCAGGATGATTACAAGTCAATATAAATCTCGTACTCTTACTGAATGTTTCCATAAGATTACGAAGTGCTGCCTGAGTAAATGATGTTAAGTAATCAGCCTCATCTAATATTACTATTTTCCAAGTTTTAAACCCAACCGATGCAGCAAATCCTCTGATTTTATCTCTCAATGTATCAATACCCCTTTCATCGGAAGCATTGATATACATATAATCACAATCAATACCATGCACTATAATTTTAGCAAGTGTTGTCTTACCTGTTCCAGCAGCACCATGCAATAGTAAGTGCGGAACATCATTATTTTCAATGTATATTTTTATTTTTTCTAAAATATATTCATTTCCAATATATCCTTCAAGACTCCCCGGTCTAAATTTCTCCACCCACAAACTATTTTCGTTCATCTTCCTACTTCTTTTAAATATTTTTCTTTCGATTGTTCCCAGCTCATTCCTATAATATCAACATAAAATAAACTTTCAGGTTTAATTCTCCCTTCATCAAACAAGGTGGTGTATCTACGAATTGCTTTGGGTTTCCACCAATTTATCGTATATTCATCACCCTTAACAAACTTATCTTTCATAACCAATTCTTCTTCACTTATCTTTCCCTGAAGAAATTCGTTACCATTCTCATAGAATGGCGCAAGATACACCCCTCGTTTGAATCCGTGATCGTAAGTATCGGATTTAATACCAAGCTCTTTGTAAATTTGGTGTATGATTTTTTGTTTTATCCCACTAACAGGCCCGTTTCTTTCGTAACCCATATTCGCACCATTTCTCTCCCTCTCTTCCGTTATTTCCCTCTTATACCAATCTGAATGGTTTTCTTTTAACCATTGATGCCACGGGTCATACACACTATCATCAGGCTTAATACTAATCTTACCCTTACTTTCCCCCAAAGTTTTAAAATGAGGTATTCCATTATATTGAGAGTGAATTCCATACAATGAAGTCGTTCCTAATGCTATCAATACATTATCATACTTCTTTTTCCAATAATTTCTAACAATTGGCGATGTAGCAAGTGCGGCAATTAATTTACCACCTAAAAAGTTATAACCAAATGGTTGTGTAGAAACAATCGTAGTTGCGATACTCGTATTGTTTAACTTCCCTTCTTTAAACTTATTATCCTTACTCCACCCAATGTAGGCATCTCTTACACCCAAAGATGTAATATCAGAACCTAATGAAATTTGCCCTAAAATCTTTCCACTAACCTTATCCTTTACATAAATCTTTACATTTCGACCAGGATTAGCAACAAACTCCATCGTATGGATTAGTTTTCGGATTTCTGTCCAACGAGTGGATTCCTTCGCATTATCATCAACAATTTCTACATAAGGTTCTAATGCCCCTATCTCCGAAATGGTCAATTCTTTATTGTAAATATCCGTAGGAAACCACAGTGATTCATAGTGAAGAGCGATATTTGCTTTTTTGGGCATGGTGTTTTTTAGGTCACCATTCCATTCTTGCCACTTTTTGTAAAGTGTCTGCTCTTCTACTGACATTGATGATAGATAGTTCAAATTATCAATGAACTTCTTTTTTTCAACATCATAGTTGAATTCAGGTTTCGTTGGTTCAGTATCCCAAAACATATTACTTCACTTCAACTAAATAGTATTCAGATTTATAACCCTCACTCTCAAAAGAACATTGCGCCAAACCAGCAGTTGCAATTTTCATAATTGCTGATTTTGGTGATTTGTTTGCATTCAAAATTTCTTTCAAATACTTTGCTGAAAATGAAATTGGTTGAATTGAATCCTTACTACACTTACAATCAACTTTAATAGAAATTCTATTTGAGTTAATTTTAGCATATCCCAAAATGATTTCACCTTTACCACCTTTACATTGGAATGTAAAAGTATCAGATTCGTTCAACGCACTTTTTGATTTAATGAACCTATTAATAAATTCATCACTCAAAACAATTTCAGATTCAAACTCAGGAATTTGTTTGATATCAGGCACCGCAGGAATAACCGAAACATCAGCCATCATATAATTCACAGTTGTTGAATTATCGGAAAACTCCAATGCAGCACTTCCAGCAGTTACATTGATGTTAGCATCCAACACACCCAATAGATTTTTTAATTGAGATGTTGTATATACTCCGAATTCACCATTAGCGAACTCACCATCTTCAGATGTAACTGTCCCAAGTAGGGTTTTATCATCTGAAATGAATTTTACACTCATACCATCATCGGTTGATACAAGTTTTACAGATTCAATTTCACCACCAAGATTATAGCGGCTAATGAATCCTTCCAAAGAGATTTTTTTCATAGTTTTTTATTTTTTATTTTTATACAATATACGAATAATTTTCTTAAAATCCAAAAAATTGTGATGCTTTTTGTAAGTTTTCATTGGGTAAATCCCACTTCATAGCGTTGTAAAAATCATCTATTTTGTTTTGAAGCGAACCCTCCCAAATAGCATCTAAGTCTGCATGGTCGTTGATAATCTTCTCAATCTCCGGCGGGTCATTCCATCCCGTGAAACCAATAGAGTCTAACCCCCATTGATTTTGCTTTAAGTAAACCCATTTAATTTTATCACCGTCTTTCATAGGTTCATATTTGTAAGGGCACTTAAAGTATTTCAATAGTTGATTATATATAATAGCCGATTTAACATGCGCAGGTGTTCCTTTAGGTGATTTACCCAACGATAATTTACCATTATCGTATTTACTCAACTCTTTTACGGCTGAATTCTTTGCTACATCTTTTTTGGGTTGCGTTTCCATATCCCTCTTAAAATCCAATATCTTTTTATCAATATCCGATTTATTTACCCCCTTCAATATATCCGAAAGTACCTGTTCCATTACACCCTTAAAATATGTTGGAAAATCAGAGCGTTTAACATCTAACCCCTTCGCATCTATTTTATCACAGGGGACGGTATTATCATTAATAATCCATTGAGCGTATCTCTTTTTAGCAACCCAAAAACCTGCTTTCGCAATAGTTTCTTGTTTAATATCAAATCGGTGTTTATCAATATTAAACAATCTCTTCGCCATTACATCATAGGTTTTATTGATATGTTCTTGTACCTCTTTTGCAACGGATAAAATTGCGGGCACCATTTCTTCATCCGATTCTACATTTATGTTTGGATTTCGGTGTTTGACAAGTGGCAAGGCTGAAAAATAGACAGAATCAGTATCAGTATAAATGTTGTAATCACCACTACTTCCTATTTGGGATATGTAATATTGATTGGCAATTTTTTCAGTAGTTTTAATTACCGTCTGCCCAGTAATTGTAACCGCTTCTGCGTTTTGAACATCATAAAATCTGAACGATGGTAAACCCAATACACCATAGAGTGAATTCAACATAATCTTTTGAACAAGTTGGCGTTGGGAATAAAACTTATACAATTCTTTGTTTCCCTCCTTACCATACTTTTTCATCAAATCTTTGTATTCAACCCTCTTATCAAACCACACATTAAGAATTTCAGGTATTACACCAACAGATTCATTTGAGTATATAATTCCATTGGATGAAATAGAATACCCATTTGTTTGTATTAGTTTGTTTAGCTCATCTCTATTCATTTCCGGCAAAGCCTGCCCATCCTCACAAACAATTTTATATGATTTAATATCATCTTTGATATACGCCTCACTAGTAAATCCGGTTATTGAACCAACCTTTGTTTCTGGGCTGATATTTAAACTCATAATAATGGACGGGTATAGGGATGTTAAATCCAAATCATACAACCATTGATACAATCCAGGCATCGGTTCTTTCACATACGCACCCTCAAACTTGCCCTCGCTCTCTCCACCCTCTCTTTTAGGTCTATTTGGTGCTACCCTACCACTCCTTCTTAAAAAGGTTAATATAGCCCCTTCTAACCACTTAGATGAAAAAAGAAAATCCTCATAAGGAACATGCCCAGAATGGCATATCGCCCTTGCCAAATCAATGAATTGTAGTTTTGAATCTAAATCTACAACCAATTTAACATCCTCAATATTGTATTCAATAAATCGTTCTAAATCATCTCGCATCAATTGGTCCAAATTACCACTATAAGTAACTTTACCCCTACCCAACTCTAATTTAGAAATAGTATCCAATCTATAATTTGGAAACTCCTGATAAGTGTAGGTTTTATATAACGCTAAATAATCTAAACAGGAAACACCTGCAATTACATATCTTTCTCTATTCTTTAAGTAATCAACTTTACCAATAGGTGATATTGAATTTGCAATCTTTTGACCCAATACCTTTTTTGCCCTATTGTAAAAATAAGGTATATCAAAGAAATCAATATTCCAACCCGTTACAATTGTTGGGTTTATTTCCTGCCATTTTTGGATAAATGCCCACAACAAATCCCTTTCATTGTTAAAGATGTTTACCTCTGCGCCAGATATGGTTTTAGATGAACTACTCCCACCCAATACATACACAAAGTAATCACCCGTAGCAAAATCATGCGCTGCGATAGATGTTATAGTATTATCCGCCATTTGAACATTCGGCAGGCCGGTGTTCATTTCAACCTCAATATCAAAAGTTAATACTACATTGCCCTCTGAAACATCATCGGATGAACCATACTCATCAATTAAAATTCGGGTATAATCGTTTACATCGGATTCATATAACTCTAATTTAGTATCTTTTTCCCAATAAGTAATCTTCTTTAATCGTTGGCCATGTATAGAAAAATAAGAGCCATTTCCATCAGGTGTGTAGGCGTATCTACTATGCTTTTTAACATAATGCCCCTTAACATCATCCCAAAAGTGAACAACATTTTCTTCTTTATCATAGTATATGTTTTTATACATTATTTAAAATCCTTTCTAGCAATATTAACAAAGTTTTTTTCAATATCCCAACTTTTAAGTTGATGTTCCCAAAGTAATGATTGTGCTATTGTAGTAACATCAGTTCTAACTATATTATCATCCAATAAATTTATAATCATTTGTATAAACTCATCCTTTGTATTATATAATAATGGGTATTGTGTTCCAACCATTTCAGGATAACAAAAATTATTTGGTAGTAAATATGGAACACCACGAGATAAACCATCAGTAACCGACATACTCCAAGCGGAATATTGTTGAAAAGTTCCCACACCAAAGTGGGCTTTTGATAATTGATTCATGTAAACATCTCTATCAGCATGCCCAATGTATTTGGTATATGGTTTATCCATTTCTTTTAAAGTAGTCCATACTTCAAAATCTTTTCTACTTTCCCACAATTTATCCATTATCTCAAAAAACCACTCCGAACCTGTATATACACCCCATCTATGATTATATAAAATAGTTTTTGGTACATATCCCCCCGATGGAGTTGCTGAATCACAACCTAAATACCAAGGTTGAATTATATCTTTTAGTTTTTCTATAATATGGGGTTGAAATGTTTCTGATGCTCGTTTTATAACCAAATCTTTTACCCATTGTGAGTTTACACCACAAACTTTCATTTGAAGCATACCCCGTATATTTCTCCAAAATGAATTAACATCCCTTGCACCATTATCATCTATTTCCCACCAATGACAATAACCAATGATGGGTTGAAGTTTATTGTAAATACGGGTTATCATATATTCATTTGTCCATTCAGGCAAATGCGACCATATTAAATTAAACTCACCATCATATTTATCAATTAATTTATTAAAAAATTTATGTGGATAATCTACCCTCATTTTTGGTGGAAAGCAATCCAATCCATCCATTTTAACCAACTGAACATTCGGGTATTCAAATCCATTTATAATGCCTGGATGATTATTTAGGTCGGGATATGGTAGAATCCATTCCCACTCTTTTCCAATTTGGGTATTATCTAAAAATGACTTAAACACCAATAGGAACGAATCCCTATTGATGTCTTTTGCCATCCCAAAGTTTGTATAGTTTGGTATTACTAATACTCTCATATCAATTATTACTATTAAAAATATTCTTCAATGATTCTGCATCCGCCAAAACACGATACTTGTTATTTCTAACAAAATAGCCCTCATTATTCATCACCAACTTATGGTTATTTTCAGAAAACCACTTCCAATATTCTAAATTGGAAACATTGTGATTAACATTATTTTTAGAGCGGTTATGGTATTTTTCCTGAATAATACAATTTTCAATAGTATAACCAATCGTTTGTATTTTCTGTCCCAAATCCAAACCAGCACTATCTCTATCAGTTGCCCCAAAATCAATGGTAACAATTTGGGGTTCGTTGTAAGATTCGGTTGTAAATTTTATTACTTCGAATTGGGTTTGTCCTTTTAATAAAGGTTCAATTTCCTGAAGTAAAGTTTTGTAAATACTTTCTTTTGTATCCTTCTTTGGAGAGTTTGATGCGTATGAATCTTTAAGTTTGTTATAAGTTGGTAGAATCAACTTTTGGAATCGGTTATCCATACTAGCCCCATCATTGAAAAGACTTTCATTTTCAACCACCTCTTTCATTTGTTCAATCAAAACTTTCACAAAATCAGTAACCAATGTATTGATTTGAGTTTCTGATGTTCTATCACCTATAAGTGGTAAAGATTCTCTCAACTCCATTACAGCATCCACACACGCCATACCAAAATCTTCCTTACGCAATGAAGCATCTTCTAAGTTTTTAGTATCTAATGCGTCGGATTGTAAATTCAATAGTTCTTTTCGTTTGTTTTCATATGAATCCCAAGCCACATTATCAGCGATTTGGTTCATAATTGTCAACTCCAATTTAGCATCTGCTTCAGTAACATCTTTAGTGTGTAAAGCCATCAATTGATTTTTAATATCACACTCAACCGATGAGTAGTAGTATGACCCTCTGTTATCAAAGGTAGTCAACTTTCGTAATCCTAAAAACCTCATAGGTATAATTTCACTATATTCAGATACCTTTCGTTTGTAAATAGAGATTGCTGATGAGAAGATAACAATTTTAGAATTACCCACAAATGTGTTCAGAGTATCAATGTGGTTTCGGATTGCTTCAATATTAAGAGTATTTCTAAAGTAGGAATCTGAATCATCTTTTTGCATCACCATGCCAACAAATGAAAGGAACGCTTTTTGATATTCAATCCATTTGTTGGAAGTATTATTAAGTCCTAAAATCTCCCGCATATGAGCATATATACTCTCTTTACGAACCTCAATACTTACTTCAAAATCATTAAGTGTTTTACCAAATGATGGAACATTCTCACAAATCATCTGAATGGAAAGTGTTCGTTCTGATTTTTTAGTACTAGCGCTATTTTGTTGTTCGTTTAATTTTTCAATGTATTTTTGAACATCAGTTAAAATAGAAACAGTATGTGAAATTGAATAGTCTGCCATCCAATTATTAATTGATTTACATTCTCTAATTAGTTTATCAATAACTTGTTTAAAAGTTGTAATTGAAAACTTTGTTGTATAGTGCGAACACACCAAAGTAGTGATGTGTCCCCTATCTTTCATTAGAAAATTTTCTAATTTAAAACTTTCATTCACAATCCAAGAAATTGGAAGTTGGTTATACGAAGAAATACCACTACCAATTCGAATTGCGTATTCCAATTTATCTTTTAATACAGAAGAGATATCAAAGTTGGGGAGACGATTCCAAACAGAGTTAAAGATGTAATATTTAATCTTATCTACTGTTGATAAATCCTCTTTTGGTTTGAAGATTCCTCTTATTTCAGATATAGTTGTGATAATGACTGTGGATTTTTTATCACTTTCTACAAATCCACGTAACTTGTCAATTAATTTCATATTTTTTTAATTTTTATTTACACTAATATACAAAAGAATTTTTGATTTTCCAAATCTCAATAGAAAAAATTTACTACTCATATTTGAGGACGTTATAACCAATAATAACTTTTACCTGTTTTTCCAATCTTCCAGTTTGAATACCAGTCCGATGTATCAGAGTTATTACATAATACCATATATTCATCAAATTGTTGTTGTGTTATCTCGTTTTCTGGTGTTTCTTTATCAATGTAAAAAACTAATTTCGCTTCTTTACCTTCTTCATATTTAGTCACAACAATTAACTTACTACCATTTCTTAATAACTCTTCAATATCTTTGTTAGTTTTTGAATTTTTCATAAAAAACGTTTTATAACAGCAAATATAAGAAATAAATTTTGAATTTCCAAATTATACCATTGGAAATCCACTCACAGTATTATTTGTGGTTGAACGGGTTGATACCGAAACTGCTAAAGCATCCATTGATGAACCCATAGGTGCTTTTATTGTTGGCGCCCATCCTTTTGAACGATTGCTGTACACAGGTCGGAACGAACCACGAGAAGCGACTGCGGGCGATGGTTGCCCAATAGTATCCCAACCACTTTCCCACTTTTTAAGTTGAGTCCCTTCCTTAAAAGTAATCGTATCTTCGGTAAATCCGGCCAACATCTTCATCGGAGCCTGGCGAAAGATGTTCTTTCGTTCCTCACGATTTACCTCAATAAAAAGGACTGAACGGGCCTTTACCCTACAAACCTTTAGGTTCATAGTGTAATCTTTACCATTGACGGGGATTGTCACTGCCACAACCTTACCCTGCAAATTTTGTAGTTCCATATTGTTTTTTTAACTTACATAGTAAAGATAAGGATAAAACTTCAAATATCCAAGCTTTTTATGTTAAATTATCGTTAAATTTATCCACATTTTGGGTTAAAACTGTCCAATTTATTGGACACTTACCAAAAAGTGGCCCCAGTTGGTTCATATGCGGTTTCGTGTCGTTCTATTTGGGGTATAAACTCCTCAGCATTCTTTGGATAATCCCTTATTTGATGCTTTAATTTTGAGTGTAACTCTCTTTTTTCTTTTTTGTTTCCCAAAATTTGAACATACCTATGTTTATCGGGTTCTTTCCTCCTCCAAAACTCCGTATAACCCTCCTTACCAATCTCCCTCTTTAAATGGTCTAAGTTATTACTACCCCACTTACTAAACACCGTTCTACTATGTATCCATGTATATGGGTCTTTTGTTAGGGATATTCCGTAGTTGGGCATTAAAGCAATTTCCGATGATACACCTTGGTAAATCCAATTTGTCGCCTGATATATCTTACCCAAATGCTCTTGCCCACTATCTGCGTATGATATTAGTAGTTTTATTTCCGTATCATTTTCCTTAAACCATTTAAAAGTCTGTCCCAATGCATAACTTTCAATATTTGAACCATACCCATCATGCACAAACAATCGGGTCAATTCTAATGCATTATCTTTTGATAATCCCTCACAAATTGAAGTTGCTGCTTTTGCTCCAACAGGAAATCCGTAAATAGCACAACCAATCAGTTTTTCATTATTACCAAAAACATCCCGTTCATCGCCCATATAAAATATACCAAAAGCGTATCTGCACATTGTCCACGCGTGGGTGTAATGGTAGGTTACTATCATATCCTTTGCTATTGATTTTGCAATAGGTGCCACTCTAACCCTGGTTACATCGCAATATTCTTTACCTTCAATTTTCATTTGGTTCTAATTTGTGTATTTCTTCCAATATAACCTCCCCCACTTTTGGATATGGTTGTAGGGGATGTTTTATACTATTCAGTATCTTTTTTCTATTCTTTTTATCCAATATATAAAAATACCTGTGCTTTTTAGGTTCTCTTCGTATCCAAAATGGTTTTGTTATTACTTTTTGTATTTGTTTTGGGTCATTTGTTCCAAATCGGACAAAAGATGTTCTACTATGAAACCAATCACCATCCTCATCCCACCTAAAACTCCAACTATCAGTCCACCTTAAATTATTACCTTGATACAACCAATTGGTAGATTGATACACTGTACCTAAATGCCCTTCTTTCGGGTCTGAATACGATATTAAAGCACGAATATGTGGTGCGTTTTTTCTCAACCAATCAAATGTTTGTGATACAAACCAACTTTCAATATTACACCCATACCCATCTTCAATCCACAAGCGGGTTAATTCCAACACCTCCGTTCTTTGCAAAAGCTCGGATATGGAAGTGCCGGAATTTCTACCCACTGGGTCACCATAACAGGCAACACCCACCAACTTTTCATTAACCCCACCGAAAAATTGATGTTCCCCCTCATCTAAATAAAATAATCCAATTGAATAACTAACTTTAGTCCACAAATGACTATAATGGTTTTTTATAATCATCTCCTTTGCTACGGACTTACTAATCGCCCTTACACAAAATTTGGATGTGTCTGAATAATTTTTACCTTCAATTTTCATTTTCTAAGAGATTTATAAAAAATAATTTTACGATTTTCACCAGTTGGTTTTACAAACTTTTGAGATAATTCATCTGAATTGTGCCATTTCATTGAAGATGATTTATGGTCAGGTAATCCTGCTGTCATACCAACAACCTCCCAATTATCAGCTCTATAAACTGCTCCATTATTACCACCTGCTACAAATGTAATTATATGATTTAATTCATCACCATATTTTTCTTTCCAAGCCAATGGGGCAATCTTTCTTAATTCTTTTAGTATTTTAGTTCCAGCGTTTTTTATAGATTTAACCATACAAAATCTCCAATTGTTACATACACTATTGAAAATATCTTTGTATTCGGATTTACTCAAACCCATTCTATTTAATAAATCTTTTGGTGGTGGATAAACAGACGAACCAATACCTATCATACCAATTGGTTGAGCTGGAAAACTATCATCCTCATAAATTAACCAATCAATTCTTCTACCAACCGATGCGTTTGATGGGACATATGAATGGTATTTTTCAATTATATTTTTTACAATATCCTTTTGAGATTGTGTTTTTACTTCCACCAAAAGCATGATTCCTATTTAGCATCATCATAAGGCCAAGTCAGTATATGTTTCCAAGTATAACCCCTCACAATTTTACGAATGTTAGCAGTAGAAACACCATTGTTCCTTGCAAGGACTTTGATGTTTCTATGCCCAACACTCCACAACTCACGAATGGTTTTAACCTGCTCTTCTGTAAGTTTGTGTTTGGGGTGATTTTCGCCTCGTAACATATTAAACTTCCGCATCCCCAAAAGGAATTTCCCGTTGTACCCTTTCCGCTTCCCAATAAGAATGGACAATCTTACCTATATCAGGCTTTTTGTAATTTGGCCCTTTTAAGATTTTACCATCCTCTCTATAAATTGGATTTCCATTCTCATCCAACTTTGACATATTGGAGCGATGAACTTCATCAAATACATCTTCGATAATATCCGCCATTCCATGTGCAAGAATTGTTCCTAATAAGATATAAAGTTGGTCTGCAAGTGCATCAGCAATACCCACTGGGTCATCCCCGTCATTTGCTTCTTTATACTCATTTAATTCCTCCAACCCAAGTTTGTATCTTAAATTACAAATCTCATCTGTCTGAGCAGTTGGTGATGTTTGATATTTCTGACGATATACATCATGAAATTGTTTTACTTGTTCTATTTGCTTTCTCATAACTTACAATATACGAAATAATTTTTAAAGTGTCAAGTATTCTCCTGCGGGTTTTACCCCAATAATTCTTCTTATCTCTACACCATCTTTTAAAGCAAGAACAGTTGGGACACTTTTTATACCCCATTGAGATGCTAATTGTGGGTTTTCATCAATATCAATCTTTTTTACAGGTATCGTTTTTGATACCTCTAACATTGTTGGTGCTAACACCCTACATGGTGCACACCATTTTGCGCTGAAATATAAATATTCTAACATTTTAATCTCCTTTTTCAAGCATTATCCATAATATAAAATATATTAAACCAAATCCACCGAAAATCGCAATGATTCTCCATATGATTGGGTCTATTCCTGTATGATTCCCCAAACCATGGCACACACCACCGATGTATCCACTTTTTGGAAATCTATATAATTTGTTTGTTTTCATAATTTATTTTTTAACCGTCGCACGAAATACAATCTGGGTCTGTTGCCCTTGCTGCAATATCTCCTCGTAAAACACTTTCTGTCCTCATATAATAAAGCGTTTTTATTCCTTCTTTCCAAGCCTCAAAGTGAACTTGGTTTATCCATTTTGGTGTTGCTTGTGATGGAAATGCCAAATTTAAAGAAACTGACTGGTCAATGTATTGTTGTCTAATACCTGCCTGCTTTATCAATTCCAATTGGTTAATTTCCTTAAATGTTTTATAAACATCTTTTACCCAATCAACTTGTTTATTTTGAATAGTATCTTCGGGCATTTCCTGTATGTGCATAAGTTTACCACCCAAAAATCCCCACTTTTCTAATTCATCAATACCCTGCACCGAACCACCATCTTCCAATATCTTATCCCAAGTTTCTTTATTGTTTATACCAATTTTACGCAAAACTTTTTCTAATTCAGGATTTTTACGAATAAATGTTCCCTTTGCAGTTTGCTCCGTAAATACATTCGCTGCCCAAGGTTCAATACCTGCTGAAATATTACCACTCAACTTTGAATTTGATACCGTTGGTGCAATTGCCCTTAAATGGGTGTTTCTCATTTCAGTTCCAACACACCAAAGTGGTTCACCATATTCGTTTGCTAAATCCCTACTTGCCCTTTCACTCTCTATCTTTATTTGCGAAAATATCTTTCTTGTCTCAAATTGAGCAGGTAATCCCTCAAAAGAAATACCCCTTTGTTGTAAATAAGTATGCCATCCCAATACACCCAATCCCAATGCTCTACCTTTTTCAGCAGAACGAACTGAATTTTCAAAACCTCTCATATTTTTTGCTTTTTGAATAAACTCTTCCAATACCCCATCCAAAAACCAAGTAGCAGTGTATATCAAATCAGTATCTTTCCACTCATCGTATTTAGCAAGATTTAGGGATGAAAGACAACACACAAAAGAGTGAGATTCATCCGTATGAAGTGCAATTTCACTACAAATATTCGTCATAAACACTTTTAACCCATTCTTTTTATATGCGTCTGGGTTTTGTTTATTTACATTCCCCTTATACATTATATAAGGTTCTCCTGTTGCTTTTCTTTTTTGTAATAATTTAGACCATTTTCTTCTTGCTTCCTCATTCCCATCTTCTAATTTACGCATAAACTTATCACCAACAATTACACATTGGTGTAGGTTTAACGATTGGCGATTTACATCACCCTTTGGTTCTCTAATTTCCAACCAATCTTCAAAGTCTTTATGTTCAATGTTCAAATTGACGGATGCTGCCCCCCTACGAACTGCTCCCTGATTTGTTGCAAGGATTGTAGAATCAAATATTTTACAAAAAGGAACTACCCCATCAGATGTCCCATTTTGGCTTATTTTAGACCCAGCAGGCCTAATCATATTTACACCAATACCGACACCACCACCATGCTTCGCTAAAAGCATCATTTCAAGATTTTTTTGACCAATCTCTTGGATTGAATCACCAACATCTATACCAAAACAGGAAATAGGTAATCCCCTATCTGTCCCTGTATTTGATAAGACGGGTGTTGCAAGGTTTAGCCAACCCCTCCAAATATAATCAAAAAACTTTGATGCAAGTTGTGGTTTATTTAACCTCCGTGCAACGGCTGTACACACTCGCCAATAAGCATCTTTGGGTTTTTCTCCTGGTAAAACATATCCCTTTGATATTGTTTTAAGATATACTTCGGTATGTCCCCACGATGGATAATCAACCTCTTTTTGCCATCCTAATTCTTCTGCTATTTTATCTGCTACATTCATATTGTTTCTATAATTAAAATATATCACCCCAATCTTCACCTTCACCAGCCTTACTATAATCGGTAGGCCTCATCGCAAAAAAGTCGGTATGTGTATGACCCCCGGTAAGATGATAAAACCACTCCAACTTTGATGAACTTTCTTTATCAACTTCAAAATAAAAGTCCCCTCCGGGCATTGGGTTGTATCCAAGTTCTGCTAGCTTTTCGTTGGCCCTTTGTTTTATAAACTCTTTCAAATCTACTGCATTTAGATTTTCCAAATTACCCATCTCAAACATTTTATCAATGAACTTTAATTCCATCTCTACCATTAATTTGGCAGCGGTTTGGATTTCATCCCTAACACTTTCTAACAAAGTTGGGTATTCTTCGCACATATGTCTAAAAAGTGTACAACCCATTTTAGAATGAAGAGATTCATCCCTTACACTCCATTTCATTTGTTGTCCAATCCCTTTTAGAAGATTTCTCATTTGGAATGAATAAAGAACTGCGAATGATGAATATAAAGAAACACCTTCTGCAAAGGCTGAAAAGATTGCAAGGCTTCTACCCACCTCTTCTCTTGCTTTTGGGTTTTCTTTTAATTGTTCGGGTGTCCAGTCCGCAGATACCTTTGTTAAATATTCAAACTTTTCTTTGATTTCCGGCTCATGCATAAAAGCCTCAAAATCTTCCAACCCAAGTGTTTCATTCAAATAAGAATATGCGGTTGCGTGAATAGTTTCCTGCGAACCAAAACATATTGCCATTTGTTTAATTTCATGTTTTGGAAACCATTTTGTAACCATCCCAGTCCAATAATCAGAAACAGCGCATTCGGTTTGAGCAAAACCTAAAAGAATATTTCCTACAAGATTTTTTTCATGCGGTTTTAAATTTTCTTTCCAATCTTTTACATCTCCCTGCATTGGTATTTCAGTATGTAACCAAAATGCCTGCATTTGTGGCATCCACCCATCATTAAAATAAGCCGGATATTCAAATGGCTTATAAGGTATTCGTTCATCAAACAATCCCATAATATCTCCCTAAAATTTTTGTGTGTAAATATAAATACAAATTAAAACCCAATATCACCCTTCATATCTTTGTATTTTTGCAATAAATTTTTTCGTACCAAAGTTCCACCCTCTTTCATATCTTTTTGCGTATTTTGACCATCTATTGAATTATCATTGTAGATTTCAATTTGCCCATTTGAGAAATTTGCACGAGATGGAAATGTTATACCATCAGGCCCAAATCGGTTTTTAATAACATGCCACCTACCAGTTCCTGCTAACTTATCATCAATTTTCCTACTCAACGAAACTACAAAATCTGCAGTCATTAATTTAGAAAACGAACCTGCAATTGATGTTCCCGTAATTATATCTTGATCTGCACCCGACCTGTTAATCTGCGATGCAGTATATAATGGAACACCATACTCACCTGCCATACCCCTTAAATCTATTACCAACTCTTCCAAAACCTCATATCTTTTTTCTTTTACAGAACCCCGCAACAAATCAGCATAGTCAACCACAATAATATCAGGTTTTTTACCCTGCAATACCAGTCTATCAATATGGGCTTTCAAAGCGTTTATTCCCGCAGTTCCAGATGGAAAATCCTTAATTACCAAATCACCTTTCAATGAAGAAATGGTTTTTTCAACCTCTTCTCTATTGTATTTTAAATTAGGTATAGGTATTCCCGTAAAAACTGCATCAAACCTTTGACCTATCATCGCTTCTGAAAGTTCTAATGTGTAATAAACTACCGTCTTTCCCATCTTAACGGCTGCTGCAGCAACATTTACCAATGACCAGGATTTACCAATGCCAGGCGGTGCAGCAAATATTACCAACTCACCAACACCAAAACCACCCTGCGTAATTTCATCTATTACATCCCAACCAGTTGGAACAGGGTTTCTTGCTAAATCTTCATATCTCTCATTTATCATCAATTTGTATTCATGCCCAATATCAGTTGGTTGCCCAGCCTTCATAGCAGAATCAATTGTTGATTTTATCTTATCATACTTACCCTGCTCTAAAAGCGGGATTGAATCTAAAATAGCCTGTTTAAGGGATTGATTGACACAAAAGTTTAAACTCTCTTCTTTTACATAATCTAAGTCATCGGATTCTAACCCCTGCCAAGCACCCTTTAATGTATCTATAACCGAACTCTTTAGAATATCTCTCTCAATGCCGTTTATCTTCGTTTTAAGAACATCTAATGTTGGTTTGGATTCGTAGGTATCTATGTAATCTAAAATGGTTTTACACAACCACTCAGAGGCTTCTGAGTCAAAGTAGGTGGGTTTTAATATATCAAATATCTGCCTGCTAAATAGCATATCTGATAATAGAGCAGATAATATTTTTGTTTGAAATCCGGTTCCGAATTTTGTTCCAAATTTTTCCATATGATACTAATATACAACTTTATTTGGTTTTTTCAAAGTAATTTTTTAGGATATTATCCAATCCCATAAAACTATTCCGTAACCACGAATCTACATTCGCAAAAGCAGTATATAACTTATCATACATAAACATTTTTTTAAATTCCAGCAAATTCAATTTAGGCTGGTGATTATCCAATATATTTCTAATATTTGATGTTATAGATGTTGATATATCAGGTGATTTCAATTGCATTAAATCATAATTCAATTCTATTGTTTGAATAGAATCTAATAATTTTTTTGATAATTTTTCATCACAATTTTCCTTTATCCCCGCAACAAATCCATTATAATCTAATTCCACCTCATTCAAAAAATCCATTTTACCTAAAATGGTTTTTGTGCCAATACCATTAACACCTTTAATATTATCAGATGTATCCCCCATTATTACACGATACCAAATTAAGTTTTGTGGTATTACACCCCACTCTTCCTTGACAAGGGGTTCATCATACATTACTTTTTTAACGGGCGAATAAACCTTAATTCGTTCATTTACCAATTGTAAAAAATCTTTATCGGATGATAATAGTACTACCTCTTTCTTAAAATAATGATTGGCCATCCAAGCCATCAAATCATCTGCTTCCACATAATCAACTTGTAGAAGCGTTATGGGTAAGTTTTGTAAATATTCATACAAGCGAACAAACTGCTTTTTCATAGATTGCTGTTGGTCCTCTATATCCTCATATCCACTTAATCTATTCAATCGGGTTAATCCCGTTCTACCCCCTTTGTAATCCGCATACACCTTTTTTCTACGATGCGAACCACCCTTACCATCAAACACTATAACTACCCTTGATGGATTTAAATTACGAATAGTGGCTGCGGTGGATAACAGGAAACCCGTTATACCACCACAATGCTCACCATCATCATTAAGAGCTGGGACTGCTCCAAACACTCTGATAAACATATTAAGTCCATCAATTATCAATACCTTATCATTTAGGTTTTGATTTGTTGTTTGCTGATTTCCCAGCTTACTCAATAATTCTTTGTAATTCTTAGTCATCAAAATCAGATAATTCTATGTTGTCAGTATTCGCTTCATCAGATGCTTCCTTATAAGAAAGGATATAAGAATCACAAATTTCGTTGTAGATTTTTTCCTTTATATCAGCACGAGTTTGGAGTAGTTCTGGGAAATTCTTAGCTTGAAACTTTATTTCTTCCCCAGTTTCTTTATCCGCCCAAGTATACCAAGCACCACTTTGATTTGCAAGTTTATACGCCTTCATCATCTCCAACCACGAACCCAAATTATCAATACCACTATCAAAGAAAATATCATAATCTATTGAACGAAGTGGTGGCCCCATTCGGTTTTTAATAACTTGCGCCCGCGTTTTAATACCAACCACCTGGTCAATACCACCAACCTTTGCTTTCAACTGCCCCATCTGCTTCAAACGAATTCTACAACTTGAATGGAATGCGATTGCTTTACCACCGGATGTGGTCCATGGATCTCCAAAACTTACTCCCATTCTCGTTCTTAATTGGTTTGTAAAAATAAGAGTAATTCGCTCTCTACCAATTAAGTTGGTAATTTTACGCATTGCCTTTGAAATGATGATTGCTTTTTGAGTTGCAAATCCGGCCTGGTCATAATCCGCTGATATTTCAACCTTTGTTGATGCACCTGCGACCGAATCCACTACAATAGTAACCAATTTCTTTTTATCGGATTTTCTTACCGAATCAATAATTGAATCAATTGCTTCAAAAATATCTTCCACCGTTTCCAATGGAACATACAACATCTTTTTTAGGTCAACACCAATTGCATCTAAAAACTCCTGATTAAGTGCGTTTTCAGTATCAATATACACACCTAACCCACCCCTCTTTTGCGTATCCGCAATCGAATGGGCCGCTACCAATGATTTACCACTACCTTCCAATCCCGTAATCTCCGTAATTCTACCAACAGGCAAACCACCATTTGGGCGATTTGATATAGCCAAATCTAACATTTCAGAGCCAGTAGACACCCACTCGTCTAAATCGGTGGGTGTCTGCTCTGAGCCGTCTAAATAATAAGCTACTTTGTGTTGTGATTTGAACTTCTTATTAAGATTATCTGCGAGTATGGTAGATAGTTCATCACGAACTATATCTACTTTTGGTTTACTCATATAGATTAATCGTTAAAAAGGTCGTCAAATGCTTCTTTTACTGAACCGGCTTTGCTTGTGGTTGGTGTAGCTTCTACAACTGCAGGTTGTTCTGATTTTGTTTCTTCTTTCACTTCACCAGTTTCCAACCAAACCTCCAACATTCCCTTCAACTCATCATAAGTGTATCGCTTGAAGATTGTGCTTAAATCGGCTTGATTTTTTACCAACTGAACAATATTCTTATCCTCAGTCATTGGTGTTGTGTTTGGTTTTACCCTAATAAATGTTTCAGGATAAGATTTACCCACCTCTGCTGCTGATTTGAACTCTACGGTAATATCTCTACCACTCATAGGGTCAGTCAAATCACCATAGTCTGGGTCTGCGAAGAACGCGAGGATTTCTTGGTAAACCTGCTTACCAAATCCCCAAAATTTAACACCCTCCGATTCTTCACCCCTTACCAAAATAGGAACATAAGTTCTCATTTTTGGGGTTAGTTTTTTAGAGAGGTTGTAATCTTCCCTATCCTTCGTTGCTTTCAATTGCTCTGAAAATTCTACGATAGGGTCTTTCTCACCAAATGATACAGGTGATAGAATAGTTTTTCCACCAAAATCAAAGTGAAAATACAATTCAATGAAAGGGTTTTCTTTGTTGTGCACATAAGGCACTAATCTGATTTGCTGCTTACCTGGATTTGGTTTCCATAAGGTATCAGTCTTTTGAACTTTTGTTTGAAGTGTATTCAAACGATTTCGGATTGCGTTTAGGTCAATTCCCATAATTACTCCATTTTTTAATAGTTAAACAAAAATTATAGTCACTAATATACAACATTTGGTTGACAATTCCAAATATTTTTCCAATATTTATTATTTTTTTATTCCGCAGTTACTACTTTATAAATAGTTGTTTTTAAAAATTTAAAACCTGTATCGTTTGTTAATAAAACTCCATTTTTATAATCTTCCCAATTTAATTGGTAATTTTTATCCAAAACACCACCATTTAACTTTTGAATAAGTCTATTTAAGGCGTTTATAGTATATAATGTATTTGTTTCTCTTTTTCTATGAACCATTATTGTATTTGGTAAAAATTTTGAGGTATGTGTGGGTATGATATTGTAACTAATAACCAATTCATCTGAGTTTTCTAATGTCAATACAAATATTTTTTTACTAAATAGTGTGAATCCGGTTTTTATAGCCGACACATCACTATCACATAAATCATCCTTTGTAAAGGTTATTAATAACTGTGTTTTCACTCATATCTCCATAATTATTTTGAATATACATCTTTATTAGCAGCTTCAAGTATTTTAGCAAACCTTTTATCCAACTGCATTTCAAATTTTATTACACCACCATAACCAACACCATCTTCACGAATTGCAATTGTAGCCAATGGAATAATTTTACCATCAATATCAGCCTTATACCCCAAATAAGGAGGATTACCATCTTGGGCCACTAATTTTTCTTTGATTTGTTTAAAATCAGATGTTCCAAATATTTTTTCCATTATTGTTTTATCCAAAGAGTTTGGGCCAATAGCCATTGTTTCTTCACCATCAGAAATAGATTTTAGAGGAAACTCATTTTTAATTTCCGCCAACATACCGGCTTTCAGTTTTGGATTTGTAACAATTGCTTTAATAGCGGCAGATTGATATTTACGATGGGTTTCATCAACATTTTTCATGTATTGTTTTGCCTCTTCATTTCCAGAATCGGCAAGAGCCTTTATACCTTCTAATACAACTTTAGCTTTACCACGATTTCCACCACCCTTTTTTAAATCATTTAAAGCATCATCAAATGATATTTTTTTAGATTTTATAGTATCTATTAATGATTTTGCGGCAGGGTCATTTGAATCAATTAATTTTTTAATATCATTTGAAAATTTCGAACCAAAATTGCTTAGAGCTTTTCTTTGATTTGATGAATACACTTTTTGATTAATTTCATCTGGCAAATCAGCATCCCATTCAGTAAATTTACCTGTGCCTGAATTCAAAAAATTAACTAAAGTTGATTTTTTCAACGAAACCTCGTCCAAAATTTCACTACCATCTTGTAGTCTAATTTTGGCGTACATATCGCTTGAAAATCCTTTATTTTTATTGTAGTTTTTAAGACCAAGTGCTTCCACTTCATTTTTAGTATCCCAAGATGTAACCACAATTTCAGCACCAGGATATTGTAAATTAATCCGATTTAGTATTGCCTGTCTATTGTTTTTAGCAGCCTCTATCCAACTCTTTGTAACAATTCTACTATTTTCAGCTTTTAAAGTAGGGTTGTTTTTAATCAATGCGGATTCGTGTGCCAAAAGAGATTCGGTTAATTTTGTAAATTCTTCGTTTGACATGGATACACCCATCATCGTCATCAATTCTCCGGCTTGAGCAGATATTTGACCAGCTCCTCCAGAAATATCGCTAAAGTGAGACCATTTTGTAGCATCACCACTAGGACGGGTATTCATCATTCGTTCTAATGCTTTCAAATATCGTTTTGGGAATTTTGGATTAGAGATGAAATCAGTTGGAATCTTAAAAGCCTCGGGTGGAATTGGGTTTGCTAATTTTACATTTTTCTTTTCAAATTCGGCATCATCAGGAATCATTTCTTGAGTAAAAGCTTTGGATTCTAATGAATTTGTTTTTATTAAAGTTTTATCTTTACCCGCTATAATACGCTCTTCGGAGGCAGGTTCACCTTTAGGTTCATCCAAATCATCCGATTGTTTTGATTTTTGTTTTTCCTTTTCAACATCATCTTCGCTCGCAATATCTTGCGTTTCAGGATTGTGTTTTTTAACGGTATATACTGAACCTGATTTTTTATTCTTAACCCAAGTATCTTCCTCCAACCCCATCTTTTTCTTTTTCAGGTATTCTTCTTTTTCAGCAGCGGTCATCATACCAAACTCAATTGCCTCTATATCCTTTTCGGGATTATCTTCCTCACCATCGGGTTGAGCAGGTAGGGTTGTTGGTGGTTTTGGTGGTGTTCCTTGCTCTGATAATAGAGTATGTAAATACTTACCCACCTCTTTCCCATATAAATCAGATGCAATCTCAGAAATGTGCCTTATAACTCTTGGCTCATTTATGTTGATAAGGTCAGTTCCTATTTCAACCCATGCTCTATATAAAATTTCTTCAATAAAACTATTCTTCATAAGTATAAATATCTTTATTATATACTAAACATATTTTTATAATCATCCCCAACCTCAACCTTTACAGGATAACCACCAAACTCCATAATCTCTTTTACCTTTTTGGGGAATGTATCTATTTCATCATCCGATACATCAAATAAGATTGAGTCATAAGTATAAAGTACAGGTATTGATTTGTATTCTCCCAATTGTTTTGAGAGTTTATCTATAATAAGTATGTTTCTTTCCGTTTCTAATGATTGTAATAAGTAATTAAATAGTTTATTTTTGTTCATTTCATCGGATTTTCGGATAATTCTCTTAAATATAGGGGTCTTAATCCCAAAATTAAAAGAAAACTCATCCCATAACCTATCAATCATCGCAGAAACCGAACTATAAAATGGTATATGTTTATACTCATCCTGCACCCCACCATACAACTGCCTAAAAGTTATAGGTTTTGCTTGCTCCATAGGCACTCCATATTGTTGACCTAACCAATTGTGAGCGGATATATCAGTTGGTATGGGTTCTCCTATCAACCCGGCAATTAAACGAATGTGGTAGCCATCATAATCAAAACTGAACAACTTACCATTATCAAATCGAGATACAAATCTACTTCGGGTATCATCACCCTTTTTAAGTGCCGCATAGTTAATGCCATTGAACGCATTAGAAGGACGGGATGTGGATGTAAGAAAGTTATACTTCGTATATTCAATACCACTTTTAGTATTTATACCCCACTTTTCTATGTTGTATAAAGAATGCGGATACAATTTTGAAAATTTATGTGGTGGGTTGTTCCTAATACTATTAAATAATTTTTTCCAATCACCAAACCCCTCATAATGTTTTAATATGGGTATTAAATCACCACTCTTTGGCACACCCCTCCGTCTGAATATAGGATATATCCCTAATTCATCTACCTCCCAATTCATCCCAAGATGAAACAATTGAGCCTGTAAATCGTATAGGTTTTTGTGGGTATTGTAGTGATATAAAAATGATTTTAAATCCACCACAAACACCTCATTAAATCTATTCAGGTCTAACTCACCCCCAAATATATCAGCATCTAAATTTCGGAAATTTATACACACATCCACCTCCCCATCCGAAATAAAAAGGGATGATAATTCCGTTTGAGCAGAGTGTTTGCTCAAAGAACTATATACTGGATACACCAAAACCCTATCCGAAGATAGGGTACGGGGAATTTCGTTAAAAATCATTTAACTAATATACGAAAGAATAATTAAAATTACAAATAAAGTACATCAATTGTATAACCCGATACACGATAAACTGAATTGAACAACCCACCCTCTACTTTTGTAACTTTGTAGCCAAGAGCAGCCATTCGTCGGGCGAAAAGAAATTCACTGTAAAAAGGAACTTTAAATTTTTTCCAATACTTTTTCATAGGGTTTAGAATTTATAAGTTAATTTTTTTCCAAGCTTTCGTTTGTTCACAATCTTAGCATCCGCTTCCATTCTGGCCTTTTCTTCGGATGCCCCATATTTTAAGTGAAAATCGTAGGTCGCTTTCCAAAGAACTTTTTCAGGACCTGTTAAATTTGTTGGTTCGGTTTTCATATCTCTCATTGTCTTACATAGTAAAGATACTACAAAAATCCCAAACTTCCAAGCTTTTTCCCCAAAAGTTATCCACATTTTAGGTTAAAACTGTCCAATTTAGTGGACACTATACTGAAAATTGCTTTAAATTAGTTAAAAACCTGTCTATATTTGATATGTCATTTTTTAAAAGGTTTATTACTTTTTGGTTTGTATCTATAATGTCTTTTTGGGGTGTATATTCCAATCTACCAATTTTCCACTTAAATTCTTTCTTAATATACAAAAATTCATCCAATTCTTCAAAATTTTTTTTAGAAACTTCATATAAATTTGAATTATTAAATTGGGATACAATATATCTATCTAAATAACCACGATTATAATCGGATTGTGTTGGTGTGGGTGTGAATGGTATTGGTGATTTATATTTGTTTTTAAACTTATCGTTTGTCAATTTATCATACTCAACGATAGTTTTTTCAGTCTGATTATTTAAGTTTTTATATGGAATAAGTGGTTTAGATATACCTTCCAAATATTCACTCCCAGTATATACTTCCCCCGTACTTTTATATCTATGGTATGCGCCAATATATTCCTCACCTGTTTCCAACATCCACTCAGATGATTTTGAAATTCCGGAAACTTTATCGCCCGGCATATAATATAATTTTTTTCGTGCCATACTAAAATCCAATATCACCCTCATTTATTTCATTAATTTGGGCCGCTGATAAATTTCTTGTTACGGGTGGTGTTGGTGATACACCTGCAATTGGATCAAATGCTTTGGGAATTGTTGCACCATCGCTTATATCAAACATCATTTGACCTTCTAAATCCATTGTCCAATCACCATTATCAAATTTGTGAGATTGTTTCAAAATAATAAAATAAACATTGGAAGCACGAAGCATTGAAGGTAATCCTGCAACTTTAAATGCTTTTCCAAATAAATGCTGCCCATACCCATCCACAGTTACAGTTAAAGTTACACCATATTTATATCCAATTTGTTGTGGTAATTGAACATTACATATTTTTTTTAATGTTTGAATACATTCATTTAGAATGGTTTCATCCAATTCTTTAAATGACTCATACATATTTACTAATTCTTGTTTATGCTGTACCACATCAGGTAAAGTAGGTGTACACCCAAAAACACCTCTAATAGTTCCCTGTCCCTTACCACTTTGAGCGGAAGATAGTGCAATTGCTGCAATTTCAGAGTCAATTGTAGATTGTATATTTATATTTCTTATTTTTGCGGTTTTATTTAATGGGTTTACAATTGTTAAATCTTTAAGGTTTTGAATAAGAGTTTTTCTATCCGTTATTTCATATCCATGTTCAATGCCCTCTCCAGACTGACCATATGGTATTAATTCTAATTTTATAGAATCACCCAAACAATTATTTATTTCATCTAAAACTTTTCGTATAAACTGAATAAGTGTATTTTTAGTTGCGTGCGGATTGTCAGATTTATCACCAGGAAAATCATACTCAATTTTTTCTAAAAAATCAAATGATACAAAATACATAACACCACCACCATCCCATCCAAAGTTTGCACCTACGGTATAGTTAGCAGCCTCACCACCATTACCTTGATTTAATACATTTAATGGATTTGCAGATTTAATCTTTGGCGTTACTTGTGTAGCCGATACAACATCATAATTTATACCTTTAAAATTACCATCTTTTGGTAATGGTAAATTATTATTAATTGTTTCAATTAATTTTGATAAAGAAACATAATAAACAACTTTTTCTTTGTTCCAAAATAACCAATTTGTTTCGCTTAATTTAATTTTTGCAATACCATAACTATTATCTCCCTTAGCTAAACCCAACCCAACATCAGGTTCAGAACCTTTTAAATTTTTTATTGCCTGTGCTTTTAAAAAACCAACAATTGTTTGTGGGCTGAAATTTCCTATTTTATGTTTTGTATTTTCATTTTTTAGATTTAATCCAAACGCTGCAGCAGATTCAAGCGCAGCTCCAGCAAAAGTAACCGAGCATTCATATTGTAATTTTTCGTTTATTGTAAATTGAAAATCTACAATCGTACCAGTAATCGTTATTGATCCTCCATAGTTTATCCACCCAAGAGTTAATTTCACTTCATTGAAATGTTGAAAAAATGCTCTATCAAAACTATTAAATTGTCCCGGACTATAACACACAAAATTAACAGTTGCTTTCCAAAGATATGCATCTATAATATCATTTGCACCATCATTTGACCAATCTACCGATGTTAGGGATGGTGGTGGAACTAATCTTGGACCTGAAAGTATATCAGTATATGCAGCAGATGATACATTAGCAGATTCAATCGTTGCAGGCTCAGCACCACACAAACCTTTTCCAGTAGAAATAAATCTAGCGTATGCTCTTCTTTCAGCTACAATTTTTGATGCGGATTTACCCAATTCATCATCATAAAAAACTCCGGATGGTACTGAATCTTTACCAAAATTTAATTTACTCATTGTTGTAGATTATTTAATACTGTGTATTCCTGCAAAATATTCGTTATTTCAGTTGGTATTCTTATTTGTTTCCCAACGGGGACTAATAAACTACCTTTACCAATACTATTTGCTTCCGCGATAATCCACCATAATGTGGGGTCTTTATAATACTGCCATGCTAAATTATCTAACCTATCGGAAAAAGAACCAATAATGTAAATATCCGATAATTTTTCCTCTATAACAGGATATTTTACAGTTGGATAATACTTTCTACCCGTAGTAGAAGATAATCTATTTGATGTGTTATATCTTTTCATAGTTATTATTTATAATCATATATTTTAGTACTTTTGCTAGAATGTAATTCGCTTCCTAACAATTTTAAGGTTATTGAAATATCAACGCCCATTGGAAGTTGGTTCTCGTTAGAATCCTTATTCAACCCAATTTCCCAAGTAAAATCATCAGGAACCGTATATGTTAAATTTGTAATTAAAGCCGGAAACTTTTCATACATTGTTCCAAGAGTAAAGTTTGTTATATTACCACGATATCCATTACCCGCATTACCCATAAGATAGGTTGGCATAGTCATTCTACCTAATTGGTCTAATTTTTTCCACATTGGTAATAATTCTTTAACTGAATAGGCGAATACTCTAAAACCAAAAGTCAATTCTCTACTAAATGTATCATAAATATATGCGTTTTCTGCTCTACCACTATATTTTATTTCCGTCCAATTTGGAGTGAAAGTTTCACTTATACTATTAACAGTTCCTCTAAATTGAATGGTTGTACCTGATGTGGTAAAAGAAAGTTTTATTAAGTCTAAATTACCATCACCAGTAGTAGATATTCCTATCGTTCTATCTGATTTTCCTAACCCCATTTTGTTTTCTATGTTTTTGTCGGTGTAATAATTATCATTGTAATTAGTAATTTTAGCCTTTAAGTTTTCCTTATATGTATTTGATTTTTTTGTTCTAAAATCGTTGAATGAAGTTTTATAGTCGGTTTTTGCATTTGCGAAATTTCTAATATCATCATAGTTTAATACCTCATCGCTAGCAACTACTCTTGTCTTTAATTTTTTACTTTTAGGTTTACCATTTTCAAATAATTTTTCATATCCCGTTGGTGGGGTTTTTCCCTCATCATATTGTTTATTGGCAAGAGGTCCAAACGATTCATCTTTGGTTGTCGGTGAAAGGTCTATAAATGATTTTTCGTATGTATTTTTAAAGTCTTCGTTTGGATTTCGTGGTGTTTTTAAAGGTACAGAAGCTAGCTCAACGCTGTTTGGTAATGGTAATTCGATTGTTTTTGTTTCAAAAATTGGATTAAATTTTTGATTGTAGTTTGCTTTCTTATTTCCATAATCTTGTCCAGGATTACTGAATGTATTTGTGGATGTATTTGTGGTTGAAATACCAATCCCATAAACACTTTCAGGTCCACCATTTTGTGACCGTAATGGAACTTTGTTAAGGTTATTACCTAATCTCTTTAAAACATCAGAATCCTTTCTAAAACTTTCTAATTTAGTTTTATATCCTCCAGTTAATATGTTTTGATATGTATCGGTGTCTAATGATGTTTCAATTGGTAATAACCCATGTCTTTGTGGTTTAAAACCAATGTGTTGCCCGCCAACTGCAGCCAATAAATTTATAGGTGTCCATAATTTATTATAGGTATTTGTTCGTTGCATGCCAAATTGTAATACCGACCAAACCAATCCTTTGGGGGATAATATAAATCTACCAATTCTATATACATCTATTAATGCTCTTTCGGTAGATGATACAACACCACCCCGTATTAAATCAATACCACCGGTTACAAGAGATTCAGGAACACCAAATCCCCATTTTTGTGGTTCTTTTTTTCCTTTTCTTTGTATTCCCCTCAATACAAATGGTTGATTAAAAAGTGGCGGAAGTGGGTTAAAAGAATCATCTTGCAAATTATATTGTGAGTAAATTTTGTCTATATATGATGGTGAATTTTCTCTTAATAATAAATCACCAATACTTACATACCCCTCTTCATATTTTTTACCATATACCCATTTTTGATTTCCGTTTTGATAGTTTGCTAACGAAGAACCTTCTAATTTTATTTTATTTCCAGGACTAAAACTTAACCCATAATCACCATTAAAATTTACTTTGGGTGATGTAAATTTATCACCATTAATACCTGTAAATTTAGTTTCGTTTTTATCCACAAAGTTTTTTGTAAAGCCGGTCGCATCATCGTTTGGAAAAAAGTTTACTTCACCCAATTTTGAGTTAGGTATTCGTTGTGTAAAAATCCCATTATTTATATCAACAAATTGAGTATTCTTAATTTTTGGTGTAAAGCCTTTAGCATCCGTATTAGGAAAATAATCAGTTATTGATATTGTTGGCGTTGTAAATTGTGGTGTGAAATTAAAAATTTGTGGAGTTGTAGCGGGTTTATTAGGTGTAGCACCTAATGGATTAGGAGTTGTAGCAGGTTTATCAGGTGTATCACCCAATAAAGTAGGGGTTATGGCCGGTTTATCGGGTGTATCACCCAATAAAGTAGGGGTTATGGCCGGTTTATCAGGTGTATCGCCCAATTGATTAGGGGTTGTTTCTCCTAAAAACTTTCCTTCTAAACTTAATCTATTTGGGTCAGTTTCTCCCAAAAATTTTGCTTCTAATGTTAGAGGTTTTGGGGATGTTAAACCTGATAAATTAAAACGGGTTTCTCTCATCTTAGTAGTAAACCCATCCGCAGATGTGTTTGGAAAAAAATCAACACTACTTAATTGTGGTGTTGTAAATTGAGGTGAAAAATCAAAATTATTTGGTGTTGTTTCACCTACAAACTTTTCTTCACGTTTATATGTTGGAGTTATACCTACTTTTTCAGTAGTTTTTTCTATTTTAGATGGAGAAGATAATCCAGTTAACAACCCAGAAAGTGGAGTCTTATCATTATCATAATTTATTTTTGTAGATTGAGTTTCTACAATAGGTTTTTGTATTGGCCTTCTAAATTTTGATAAATCTGATTTTAATTCTGTCAGAGCCATAGTTTATTTCCCCATTATTTATTTACATAACTATTAATTGCACGAGAACTACGATTTATCTCACCAACAATTTTATTGTTTAATACCACATTTATTGGTTGATTTTTAATATCTGCCCTTAATCCCCTAATTTCTTCTAATAACGGGTCTGATTGTTTTCTATCATCCGATGTTTCGGTTATTGAACCGCCCCCACCACCATTTAATGCGTTTGCTATTAAAGCTATACCAGCCCCCAAAGCAACTAAGGCAACCAATGTAGGTATTACGGGAGTCATCGCAGCTAAACCAACAGCCAAAGGTATAAAAGCTAATCCAAGAGCGGCAAACGCAGGAGCTAAACTTAACAATCCGTTGGCTGTTTCTGGTGTTGCTATTTTTACAATAAAATCTCCAATTGAACCTATAACTTCCCCAATGGCTTTTCCTATCGCTATTATTCCTGGTGCTGCTAATTTAAGTGCAAATCCCAAACCTATAATACCAGCAGTAACTACACCAACACCAAGCGCAACCTGAGGAGATGCGAATGATTTAAATCCTACGGCTATACCTTGCATAGCACTACCAACACCTCTTCCTGTACTACCAATTGATTTATCAATACTACCTACTTTTCCACCATCTACATTGGTATCTCCGACACCAGGAACTATATCAGATACACCTCCCCCACCCCTTTTGAATAAATTTAATGGATTAAGGTTTTTGAGACCAGAACTACCTGTCATTACTTTGTTGAAAATTATAGCCTGAGCAACCATTTTTACTAATTCCAATGTCATAGCACCAAAGCCGGCTCCTGCGGATGTTGCTCCTGCCGTTATAGCACCCATAAAAGCACTTCCTTGTTCCAATAATTCTGTGTTAAGGTCAAACGCTTGATTTGCTTTTTCCATCGCCAAAAGCCGTTCATGATCCATACCTAACATATTTTGTACTATTTCTTGTTGTTCATAACTCATTTCTGAATAATTTTCTTGGTCACCCATTTGTTCTTTTATTACATTTAAAAGATTTTTTTCCGCTTCTAATTTATTTTCTGTACCCCTAGCGGTTCGTAGTTGTACAGCAGCGCCTGTTAAAGCTTGGACATCAAGTTGTTTTCCTGTCATTAATCGAAATTTATTTGCTTGTTGAATATTATTTTCAATATCCATTAAAGATTTTGAAGAACTTTTTATTGATTCTCTTGTAACACCTTGCTTTACCAATTCTGCGGTTAATCGTGCATTAAGAGCCAATTCTTCTTTTGTTGCATTTACAATTAAGTCCTGATTTTCTGCCATTTCCTTTGCAACTTTATTTGCATTCACACCCACACTACCTGCAATTTCTTCTATATTATGTACAACATCACTCGCAGCAATTCCAGCATTTTCATACGCTAAAGCCAAATCAACGGCAGATGCCGCATCTCCCGTTAGAGCAGATAATTGAGTAACACCTTTTATCATATCTGATGTTGCCATACCAGCATTTCCGTATTGGTCTGCTAATGCATGTGCTGCTTCTGCAGTTGCTTCAGAACCATATAATAATCCGGTCATACTGAAATTTGCTTTTCCAATCTCACCACCAATTATCGCCGCATCTCCAGCACTTATACCAAGCTGATGGGTCATATGAAACGCAGTTCCAACTATATTACTAAATTGTTCCCCCATTTTTTCAAATCCACTAATTGCTGCTTTTGCACCAAGTGCGAAAATACCTCCGGTTTTAAATATTTCAGCTATATCTTCACTTCCACCCAAAACTCCAGCTAATTCTCCTTTTAATTCTTTATAAAGTTCTTTTTGTTTTTCTAAATTATCTTCTTGTTCTTTTGTTTTTTTTAATAGCGCAATTTGCGTATCAAGCATATCCAATGCTATTTTACTAATCTTTCTACCAAGCTTTACTTCATTTTCAATAAAAGCATCTCTTTTTTCAATTAAAGCTGATATTTGACTTTCTAAATCGTTGTGCTCTTTTACAACAGAAACAATTTCTTTCATCTTTTCTTTAGTTGAATCACTCAAATTATTTGCGATTTGAAAGTTTTTTGCAAATATGTTACTCATATCACGAGCATTTTCAAGAGCTTTTAAAGTATCTCTTCCCAAATTCGGCGAATCAGTATCCATTGCCATATAACTATGTCCCCTTAATCCAACTTATATTTTTCAGGTCTAACAAAATTACCCTGTCTATCAAGATTAACTAATTTTAATTGTGTATCTGGTACATTTTCCCAAGAACCCCACATTTTTATAAGTAATTTTTTTATATCATCATTTATAACATCAAGTTCTTTATCTAATTTTTCTATTTGGTTTTTTATTCGTTTTTTTCTATTAAAAAAAATATCAAAAATTCCTTCATTGATATTATGCTTTTTTAATACCTTTTTTACTTCTGATAATTTTACTTTCATATTACCCTTAATTTATATAATATAAATATAGAAATACCCAATATTTCTATTGGGTATCCTTATCTTCTTTTTGATTGTGATTTTATTCTCGCTGCTTCTTTATCGTGTGCTGCTTTTTCTTCTTTTTTAAACTCAATAATTTTGGTTATATAAAACTGGCGCATCCAAATGGGCATGTTATACACATCTGACCAATTAAACCCACCATTACCATGAAATATTAAATCAAAAATTTGTGAGTGTAATAATTTTCTATACTCAGGTTGATGGCCAAAAAAAGGAAACATCCATAGGTAGGCTTATTTCCCTCCTTTCCCCAGTTTCATCTGAAATAAATTCATATGTTAAATCTACATCAGGTGTAACTTCATTTATATACTTTCGTAATTCTCGTGAATCTAATGCAAATAATTCGTTATCTACAAAATGATTTATTTTTTGTTGGTTATATTCCCCATCAACCGATAGAATAACAGTTTTTAAACGGGTTGTCAATTCTTTAGAAACATCATCTTTTAACTTTTTATTAACCTTTTTCAATTCCTCCAAATCATGTTTTATTTTTCGGTCTTTAGATTCCGTCAAAGCCATAAAGGTAATTTTTCGCTTGGAATGAGGTAATAAGAACTCAAACTCATTTTTGTTTAATTCTATTTGAGCAGAACCATCATACTCTTTATTTTGGAATTGTGTTAAATCAATTGATTCTTTTTGTTTTTTTCCACTAAATGGGTCGGTAATCTCAACTTCATAATCTTTACCATATCCCAAAATACGGCTTGAAATCATTATTGCGTTTTTATCACCAACTGTTAAATCGGTGTATTTAATGGGTTGTCCTTCCCCGTTGGAAATAATAAGTGATTGAAATAATTTATCCAAAACCGAACCATCTCTAATATAAGATTGTGTTGTTAAAATATCTTCTTCCTTTGCAGTCATATATTTCAATTCAATTTTACCCGAAGATAGTGGATTATCTTTTGGATAAATCAACCCACGAGATGGTAATTCTATAATCTCCGTTGGAAAGTTGTATTCTTTTAATTTTTGTGTTTCGTAGGCCTGCTTTATACTTTCTACTACTTCTTTATTACTCTGATATTCATCAGTAAGATTTTGGCTCATAACATTTTCTCCTTTATATATAAATACAAAATTAAGATATTTTTAATACAAAAAGAAAAACCCCCAAAAAGGGGGTTTAGCATTTTTCAATTTATATTTTTTACAATCCGAAAAATAAATCAATACTGTAACACGGCGTAATCATAGGATAATCCAAGTTCAACATTTGCTAATTCAGAGTCTGAAGTATAATCCATATCGGAGAATTTGGCACGAGTGATAAAAGCCCCCTTCAATGTCCATTCTTCAACTTTATCACCAACAGGTCCTAATGCATGGAATGTAATTTCTTTTTTATAAAAGTCGGAATAACCATCTCTACCTGTTACAGATTCGTGATGTAAACGAACCCATTCCATTACTGCTTGCGCACCAGATGGAACAATCGGGTCATAAAGTGTAATTGTTAATTCTTGCCATTCAGACCTACCTTTTACATATCTTTTAACATTGACATGGTCAATAGTTACTCTATTTTGTTGTAATTCAGGTCTATTTGCTGCTTTAATTAAATATGCTGGTACACCCTCAATATACATAATAAATCGGTTAGCAACTTTTGGTTCAAAGTTGGTAAACATTATTTCTTGTGGTGTTAATAATTGTGCCATTTATTTCTCCTTATTTCCTATAAATATATCTTTTCCTAAATTATCCTTCTGGGAATGCTGCACCAGTTGGTAATACAGTAAAGTCTAACACGATGAATTCAGCGGTTTTTGCTGGTTGTAAGAAAATATCACCTTTTAAGATATTTCTATCAATTACATCAGGAGTGTTGTTTGTATCATCCATTACAACTCTAAATGCGTACAAACCATTTCTTTGTTGAATTGATTCCAAATAAGGATTAACAATGGATAAGAAACGATTTCGGGTTGCTGCTGTGTTATTCTCAAACACCAAATATCTTGAAGAAGATGCGATAAACTTCTTAACTGCAATCAACAACCTTCTTACATTAATTCTATCCAAAGCAGATGGTTTAGCTTGTAGGGTTTTCTGTCCGAATACCGTTGCACCCTGCCCTGGGAATGTTGCGATTGGATTTACTCTACCAACATACAACTCATCTCTTTCATCATGCGTTAATCTTGTCTTAACTTCAATTACATTTGATAAACCACCCCTATTTAATCCAGCAGGTGCGTACCATTCAGCTGCGACTTGGTCGTTGAATGCTATAACACCAGGTAAAACTACCGAAGGTGGGACCCAGACAGGTTTATTTTTATCAGTATCCAATATTTTAACCCACGGATGATAAGTTGCTACATAATTAGAATCGAATGATGCCAAATCATTAACAACCGTCGAAATACTATCACTATAAGCCCCTGCATCCATTATATAGAATGTATCACCTCTATCTTCGCAAAGGTCTTTTGCGTAAGTGGTTACTGAAGAATGTAATCTATTGATAATACCTGGAAGAACCAACATATTCATATCAAATTCATCAGGATTTGATACCGCATTAATTGCTTTTCTCAATGCAGTAGTTCCTGCTGCCGTTGCGGATGAACAATCCAATCCCTGTGTATTTCCTGCTGAAATGCTACTACCAACCTCTATTTTTCTATTTGGTGCAAATCCATCAAAGCCACCTTGGAATGGGACCATAAATCTTCTTGCATCCAATGCTGCGGTTGATGCTCCAACGCTTAATGTTATAGGAGTACCATTTGATTCACAAGTAGCCAAATCAAAATCAGAGCCGGCTGTAGTTAAACCGGTTTTAGGAAGAGGATTTAAGAAATTTAAGTTATCAGTAGTTACAAAATCATAAGAATAACCTAAAAATACTCTTTTGTTATACGAACCATCCAAAGATTGACTTACCACATAAGTTGGTGATGGAACGGTGTATGTATTTGGAATTGGTGAATTTAATGCCCCAAATCCAAATGGAACTAATGATACATCATTTGCAAGCGCATCCACATCGGTATCTACCTCAACTCTAACATAAACTGAATTGTTTGCGTAATCACCATTTGTGGATAGTTTTCCATTATCGTCTACAGTAATATATTTATCCCCAATAACCCGTTTGATATAATTTGGTGAGTTAGGGTCAAGATTTAAGTTTGAGAATTGTTCAACAATATTTGGACGAGAATCCGTATCTTGTACACCCTGCCCAAAAATTGAATAAGGGATTTTAGATGTATCTACCCTTCTAATTACAACATCAAATGAACCATAATCCGTACCAGGAACATCACCCGATGCTTTAATGTTGGTAATACCAACCTTTAATTCATAGTTTGTTGAATTACCATGTGATAATGTATGAAACTTAAATAAGTTTTTGGCAACACCACCAATCTTTTGAGATTTAATCCAAGGGGTGGATGCTACTGAATATTGATTCGTAAAATCAAATAGTGTAAATGAACCTGTCTGAACCGTTACAGTCTGACCTGTTGTTGCAAATGATTCTGATTGGAATGTATTAAAGTTTAAGTAAGTATATGCTGTCTTTGAACTTTTTGGTAAATAACCATAAGTTTTTGTAAAATAATTGGCGTTACTTGGATTCATTGAAGCAGTAACACTTGTCGAAGAAACACTACTACCAGATAAAGTTAATACAAACGATGATGCGGTTATACCACCAGTCGCACCATTTGTATTGGTAACTCTTGAAGAATCAAATATATCCGATGGAGTTGAAGTATTTGAAAGTGAGCCTGAAATAGTAGGATACAATACTGCTGCTACCCTATTCCCAGCCGAAGATGAAATTGTTAAAACCAACGGGTCGCCAAATGAATACCCTTCTGTTCCCAATACCCTAACAATAGTTGCGTTTGGGGCGTCTTGTAAATAAGCTTGAGCAGTATAAGGAAGATAAGAATCTTCAGTTAAACCGCCAAACTTTTGTTGGAATTCATTAAATGATTGTACTTGCGTTGGGACAAATGCAGGTCCTTTGATGGTTTGTCCAATAAGGACACCACCTATTTCTGCTACACCTTGTGGTAAAAATGATAAGTCACGCTCTCGGGTGAAAACGCCAGGACTAACAATTCTTTCAGCCATTATATTCTCCTAATAGTTTTTGTTTCTATATAATAAATACAAAAAAATTAGGGAAACCTATATTTATTGAGCCGATGTAAAGGTATTTGTATCAATATCGTATGAACCCACTCCATATTTTTGAGTAAGTTCTTTTCCAAACTCATTTTGGGTTTGAGCGAGTTCTTTATAATTTTTAATTAATTCTTCCTTTTCGGCTCGCAAACTTGCGAAAATTTCCTCTAATTCTTTGGATTGTATTTCTATTTCTCCAAGTCTTGCCGTAACTGCCAAGTTTTTTTGACGAAATTCTAAAAGTCGTTCTCTTTCAGTATCTTCAAATTGCTTTACTACTTTTTCTTCCATAGATTTTGTTTTTTATATTGTTTATTAATAAATATTGAAAAAAGTTATTTAAAATCAGTTTCTTCGTTTAATCCACCACTTAATTTTGGACTTTCATTAAAAATTATTTTTCCAACTGAATATATTTTTTTATTGTTTGGTATCATCCCCGCATATTCGGGTATAATATAGGCTTTTGTAACCAAAGTAATACTTGCTCTTACAATTCTATCATCATTTATATCTTGTATCGTTTCAAAGTTATAACTATCACCTTTTACCTGAAACTTAAACCTATCACCAAAAGACCTTCCTTGAAAGAAAATAATTTGTTCAACTACTTTGTTTAATTGTTCCATATAATCACACCAAACCGTCATTTCATACGAAACATCTAAATAATCAGGTCTTTCTACTGCTATATATTCTTTTACAGGTTTTTGCCCCGTCAATAATGAAAATTGGTCATATCTATTAGCTTTTGTATATTTCCGTTCAAATGCTTGATGCGCATCTTCGGAGTTTAATACTTTTAACTTTGCTGCATTTTGATTTGTGGATAACCCCGTTCTTTTAAATACAATAATTGGTGTTTGTATTTTACCATTTGTATCCCGTATAAAAGAATCTTTTTGAGCCGATGACCATTTTTCAGGATTTGCATAAATAACAGGCACACTAATTATTTGCCCATCATCTTCTATAAAAGGTTTTACATTATTGACTAAAAAATCCCTAAAAGCAAGGTCAATATCATAAATACCTACTGATATATTTTTTGTTTTATCATCATCCCTCCGAACCTGTTTTGCTTTGTTCAACTTCGGGTTTTCCGATGTTGATGACATAGTCTGCTTTAAATCAGGCTTTTCTGAGTTTATATTTCTATATGTGTTAGGCATTTATTATATTCCTATTGGTAAATAGTTATCATTTTTGTTAGAATTCCCAAAGCGAACATCAACCAACTTAATAGATGATTGTTTTGTTACATGCGCAAGACATGAAATAGAAAGTGATGTTCCATGTCCATCTCCACCATCCCAAGTTTCGGGATTTTTACCTACAAATAATCGGTTTTCATTTATATTATCAACTAAATAATATTCATTATCCCAATATATTATATCACCTACATCCGGCTTTACATCTTTATCATCTTTTAAAGTATCTCTTAAAAAGTTAAATGTTGCTGTATGCACATAAGATTGTCCAAAATCATCTGAAACTGCTTCTGTATCTTGTCTATCAATTAAGCAAGGGATTTTGACTGGATTATAAAAATATTTATCTTTACTTTCCCCATAAAGATTAACCAATGATTCATCCAATACAGGTTTGTAATAATAGACTTCCGTATCAATTATTTCATTGATAAGTTCTTTGTTTAATCTTCTAATTAAACTAACATCTCTTGCCGAACCAAATAGTGCCATAAATATTACCCTATGTAAATTGGCATTGGAACACGATTGAGGGTTGATTCTAAAAATTCGGTTTCATCCTTCTTTGCTTCCAAAAGCGCCCTTTTACTTGTTGCTTCCAACATCTCTTTTAATTGTGTTACTAATTGCTCTCTTTCAGTTGCAGATTGATTCCTTAAATCAGAACCATCCAAAGTAACTTCTGCGCCAGGTATTGGAATTGAACTAAATTTAGACCTGACCATACCCAATGAATCTTTTACCAAAGCCAATGTGTATTTAAAAATCCATTGTCTACCATGCGCACTTATATCACAATAATCCAATCTACCAAATGGGCTATTTGAAAAATCAGATACTACACCCGATTTTGCTATTGGATTATTTCTTTCAGAATCAAGTGTGTATTCAAAATGAACTTTTGTTCTATGATAAGTATCGCTTGGGAATGGAAATACACGAATCCGTTTTCCATACATCTTAAATCCAAATTGGGATTTTCTAATCATATCATTAAACTCAATTGCCTGCAATCTAAGTAGGTCATCATACATAGGCTGCATTAAAAATGAAACACCAGGTGAGTAATTTCCCCAACCAAAAGTTTCTAACATTTGTTGCGAACCAAGACCCGTTCCAATAAATGGGTCAAAATACCTAACAATGGCAGGTGGATTTTCATGATACAATTTACGAATTGTAATTGAATCGGTTGATAAATTACCTGCCTCTAAACTTACAATAGTACTATCTGATAAATCATAAATTTGCTTTCCACTAACTAACTCAAAAGAACCAGTGTAATGGGTCAATGTTCCGCCGGATTTTGCTTCAGTTCCATAATCTGCGGCAATGTTTATTATTCCACTAAAATTATTATTTATTAATTTCCCATTTAAATTATTGGTCAATAAAGAACCCTGTAAACTTAATAGGTTTTCCTTTGTCCTATATTGATTTAATTGTGATGAAAATTCATCTGTTGCTTCCTCAAAGCAGGCGTAAAAATCTATATCTTGTAGTTCTATATCTACAACAGGATAACCCAATCTACGAGCGCACCATGTTATTACCGAATCAGCATCTGTCTGAAAATCGTAATCATTATCGAACCACCCAAATGGTGTTTTGCCGGGAAAGAATGATGATGAACCAGGATATATTGCGATATTTACTGCCATTTTGTGTTACCTATGTTTTATTCACCAAGTATATCGGTTGGTGTGGTTTCTTCACTATTATCTTCTTCAACAATAGTTTCTTCGGTTTCAGTTGTTACTTCTTCAACAACAGGCTTAACATAATGTTCAAATGTTGAAAACTCATTTACTTCATTTGCAGATTTTAAATGGTTTATAACATAATTCTCCAAAGCATTCAATAATTGGTCATGCCCATTTGTTATAGAATTATCATAAACAAGTTCCGATTTATCAATAGATTGATACGCAACAGTTCCATTATTATCAATATGAACATCGAGCGCAATTCCGCCTGGATATACCAAATGTGGAACAAGTGTTAAAATTGGTGATTGGTGAATTAAACCAGTTGTTGGGTTTTGAAAAAATCCTGTTACTTTAATTGCCATATATACTTTCTCCTATTTTATATAAATAGTTTTTATTTTTGTTTATTACCCCGCTTTTCCAATTTCTCCATCACTTCTGTATGTGTTAATAGTTTACCACTTTGAGATGCCATTTGTTGAAATTCTTCCATAGTAATTTGAATAATGGGTTTACCACTATCTTTGATATGTTGGAGGAGTTGAGGTGTTGGTTTAAGGAACATATTAGACTCCCTTAATATAACAGGGAATTAAAACAATATCCCCACCTGCAGCTCCTAATTTTATTTCTATCCAATAATCCGGTTCTGTAAGATATTTACTTGTATTACCCGATTGTCCTATCGCAGTATCTGGCGTTCCGTTTTGTTCTGTTGGGGAGGCTGAAAATTGAGTAGCATCAATTCTAATATATTTACTACTTGCTGGGTCGGATGATAAATGTATCCATTCTGATGCAGTTCCTGTTTGAATTCCAACATTATCCCCTGCTACTATTTTAGTATTACTACTTCTAACAATTTCAAATAATTGAGAAGGAGTGTTTGTTCCAATACCCACTCTACCACTACCCGTAACAAATAGGGTATTTGCTAAGGTAGGTGAACCCACATGAAGTAATCCATCTACTGCTGCTCCACTAACATATAATCGGGCTGATGGATTAGTTAGGCCTATACCCACATTTCCACTTGAACTAATGTGCATTCTAACTGTACCATTTGTCTCAAATTGTAGGTTTTGATTATCATTTGTACCTAAAAGAGCAGTTGCACCAAATGAATTACCATTTTGGAGGAAAGCACCGTTTAAGAATGAAGCCGTTAGTGCATTTGTTGCCCAACTTGATGTTATATTATAAGTACCTGTTGGTAAGAATGATGCGGTTTGAGCGTTTTGGGCCCAAGAGGATGTTCCAAATAAAGAGCCTGTAAATGAAGTTGCGGTTACACCACCTGCTACTTCTAAACGATTTGTAGGGGAACTTGTTCCAATACCAACATTACCACTACCACTTGCTAACACCATTATGTCAGTCCAAGTAATATTATTACCAGTAGTTCCTGCTCCAGCATATCTAAATCTCATTTGGTTATTACCACCCATATCTATTGCCCAGGCAGTATCATTACCTGCATATCTCCAAGCTGCTGATTGAGATGGAATTGCATTATACATTATTTGGGGATATGCGGTTGCTGAAGCACCAACATAAATTCTTCCAGGTAAAATAGCATGAACACCATTAAAGCTACTTCCGGCTGCATCTAATGAAGAACTTCCGTTGCTTACTGTCGATATCTGTAATTTTGCTGTTGGGGTTGTTGTACCTATACCCACATTACCACTTGAACTAACATAAAGATGTGATGTATTGAATGCTGATGTGCCATCATTTAATATGGTTAAAGATGCTGATGCGTTACTGTTTTCTACCCTTAATGCGGTTGTTGCAGAAGTTGCCCCACTGCCTTTTATTTCTAGTTTTGCAGATGGTGAGCTTTCTCCGATTCCTACAAAGCCAGTAGAACCTACAATTCTCATTATTTCGGGTTGTGTTATTGCTCCGGCATAAAATGATAAATCATTTGTTCCAAAAACACCACCAGCATCTGATAACATATACGCTGAGGTGTGTCCAAAACTTGAGCTTGGAACTCCTGCTCCCGTATTGCTGTATCGTATGAAGGGACTAAAACTACCTAAATTATTACCGCCAATTGCAAATCCTGAATTGATATTTACATTACCGCCCGCAACAGTTAGGGTTGATAATGGGGTTGTTGTTCCTAACCCCAGTCTACTATTGCTTTCATCTAAATAAACAAGCGAAGATGTAACAGGCTGTCCATTACTCCTTCCTACCATTACTCTACCAATTTCCCAATTGGGTAAATCATTAAACCAATTCGGTCCTTGAATTACAGTAGAACCATTTGATGCGTTTACTTTTTCTACATTTCCTATTTTTTGAATAAAAGCAGAACCAGTTGGTTTTATATTTGTATAACCCCCACCAACAGCAATATAAACATTATCACCGGAATTAAAAGCTGATGTATCTAAGTTACTTATATACCCAGATAAGTAAATATTTCCTTCACTTCCTGCTGTTATTTGTTCTCCCGCAACACCACCAGCTGGCATCCTATTGGGATTTGAAGCATCTGCGGGTAAAATACCTACTATGTTACCCGATGTGCCTGAACTTGTAAAGTATAAGGGTGTTCCTTTTTGGATTGTAGAAACTCCGACATTTTTACCAGTTATAATAACATTTTCTGCAAAATTATCTCTCCACTCCACACCCGTAGATGTTGTGAATAAAATTTGGTCAGCTGTCCCCGCAGTTCCTAAATTATCGTATAACGGCCCTTTTAGTGAAAGAGAACCTGTTGTATTGATACTACCCGTAAATGTATGGGTATCATCTAAGCTATTACCAAATTGAGTTGAGCCTGATTGATATATAATACTTGCCGAAACAAATTCGGTATGAAACTCTTCCGCGGTTATTCTTCCCGTTACTATTACATTTCCATCAACATATAATTTTTCGGTTGGGTTTGATGTACCTATTCCTACATTCCCTGTGCTTGTGATGCGCATGCGTTCAGTAACTGTTGAACTAGGATAGTTGTAAAATATAAAATCACTTGTTGCGTATAAAATAGTCGAGCCCCCTTGAAATACTGAACCAATTTGGGCGTTGTTAGATGTGTCAAATTTTAATAAAGCTAAACTTGAACCCCCTGTATTTTTGCTAAGGAAACTTCTGTTATTTTCGATTAATATATCACCGTCAATAACATGCAACTTAGCACTTGGTGAAGTTGTTCCTATACCTACATTACCACTTGCACTTATAAAGAAATATTCAGCACCTGTAGTACTTTGTACTCTCATTAGATTGTCGGTAGCAACAGTTCCACTTATGTGTAATGATGCGGTTGGAAACCTCGTTCCAATTCCCATTCTTGCAGAACCTACCGTTGTTCCTACTGAGTCAATTGTTACAACGGCATCTGTAAGTGCGGTTGCTGATGTAGAACTATTATTATTTAATAAAAAGTGTATTTTACCACTTGCGTTTGTGCCCCCACCGTGGGTTTCCGTGCGCTCAAAAACAAGTGCGGATTTTCTATATGAAGTATTGGCTTGTTCTACATAACCAAATGATATTCCTGAAAAACTATTATTGGAAAATTGGGCTCCAAAACTTGCTGCTATACCACTTACTCCCCCATTATACACGTCAAATAATCTTTGTGGAGTTTCCGTTCCTACACCAACTCTACCACTTGAACTAATTACCAATTGTCCTTGAGTTCCGTTTGCACCAAGTCGTAATCTATTTCCAGAAGTAGCATATATTGATGCAAAGCCGGTATCCCAAGTTAATACACCATACGATGTTTGAGAAGAACCAACACCCCAATTAGAAACACCACTACCATCAGTCCAAAATCCATTATTCCTAAAACTACCATTTACATCCAATTTAAAACCAGGTGTTCCTGTTCCAATTCCTACATTTCCACTACCACTTACAAATAGAATATTGGTGTTAGATGGCGAACTAACTCTAAGCAGATTAGCATTCGATGAACCTGTTATAGTAACATCATCTTTTATTGTGGGAGAAAATATATCCATCTATTAATAAAATATTAAACTTCTAAAGAAAGGTGTATCATTACTTCTCATATAATATAGGTAATTCAACCCACCATCCTCACTTTGCTTAATAACCATTCTTTGACATTGTCTTGCAGTTGAGTTACCTGCTGGTAATGTTGAAGCACCATTTTCCATAATGTCCCTATCAGTATCTATGTAAATAAATTGAGCTGATATGTTGGGTTGAATATAAATTCTATTAGCACCATCGTAACTGATAGTAGTACCATCGGTTAAGTTAAAGTTGGTTGAGTGATGCCAAGGTGGTATAAATGGATACTCATACATCATCGTTGCTATATTATACTTAACAAATCTTAATGTTGAGTTGGCTTCAAAACAATAAATGTATTTACCTAATGAGTTGGATGGTGTTAAGTTACTACCACTTTCTCTACCATAAATCCATTTCATATCAGCGCCGCCAGCACCTGATGTGGTTGATGTAGTATTTCTTCTACCTGTTGGTAATATCGAATACACAGTTGTTGTATCAGGAGTTGCAGTAGTACCATTGGCGGTATTGGTTGTTCCAAATGTTATAGTATTGTTTGTGTTGGATGAAATTGTTGCTTCTTGCCCTACACCTGTTCCTGCTATAAATCTAACCTGCGAACCCACCCAAAAATTAGTAGGCCAGTTTTTAGTTGTATCTACTAATGTTGAAGTAGTACCACCTGTCGCTGAACCAAATCCCCGAGATGATGATAATTCAACTGATAAAGTTACATTTCCAGCAGTTGCTGTTGCATTAGCCGAAATTGAAGCTGTTATGAATAATCCGTTTGAACTTGTTTCATAAGAACGTAAAAATGTTCCTGCTGCTATTCCACTACCCGTAATAGGAGCACCGACTGGAATTGCTTGAATTGTCGCTAATTGAGATGATGCGGTTAAAAATATTAAATTTGAAGCGTTTACGGTACTTGCTACTGGGTAAAAACTTGCTGTTCCTGTGGTGATACTGGTATCTAAACCATAACTTGCTCCAAAAGCTTGAGGACTTAATATATTGTATCCCCAAACCGCGGTATTACCTGTTAAAGTAGTAGCAGAAGCCATAGCTGTTGCTAAGGTTAATGACTGTGAAGTATTTGCTGTAATTCTTGAATAGTTTGTAGTAGGACCTGTTGGCGAGCTACTCCATACTTGAAGAACACTACCTACCCATTGATTAGCAACCCAGTTTTTAGATGTATCAAATAATAATGTAGTAGTATGGGTGTTAAATCCAGCGTTTGCGGCTGGAGTACTTGCCATACCATAAGTAAACTGAGTAGGCTGTGTAGCACCTGTTAAAGTCGCTGATAACGGATATGAAGATGTTGCTATAAATGTTCCGTTATAAATTGAAGCATCTGAACCCGTTGCTCCCGTAATTGTAATTCTATCACCGGTCTCAAACGGATGCCCAGTAATAGTTGTTACAGTTGCTATATTACCCGTTCTTGTAATTGCTGAAATTGGTATTTGGAAACTAAAAGATGACGAATACCTAACCGATGCTACACTAGCTACCCCATCTTCTAATCTTTGTGAAGGATAAAATGAATTATTTAAGTTCGAGAATTGTCCCATAGTAGCAAAATTACCACCACTTAAATATGATTTATCATCATCTGCTATTACTTCGTATTGGTCACTAGCGGCCGGTGTTATATCTAATGGAGCTGCAAATTCAAGAGTATTTGTAGTATTTGAGGTAATCATCCTCTCTAATCCCGTTGTTTTATTTTTAAATCTATAATTCCTCCATTGATTTATACTCCAGTTTTGCGAAGTATCAACTGATGAAGTTGGTGAACCACTTGTTACGCTACCAGTAGTAAATATCGGAGTTAAATCGGCTGAAATTGGTTCATATTGTAGTTGAGTTGCAGCTAAATAGTTTGGCATTACGCCTGTTTGTGTGTGTAATGGAAACCAGGTAGCATATAAAGGATCATATCTATATGCTAAAAAGAAAGCGTTTGTTGAAATATTTTGAACACTTACTAATGAACCACAATTGATTTCAAATCTCGAACTTTTATCTAAATTAGTTGTCCAAGGTGAATTAACTGTAATTGTACTTCTTTGAATCACGCATCGAGTAGCAGTACCTACAGCGATAGGATTTGAATCATATACATGATTATATGCTTGATTTGGGTCAGTCACATGCCATTCTGCGTTAGCAAAAAATAATGTATCGTTGTTATTGTATAATACTCTTCTTACAAAATATTGTTGCGAAGTACCTAAATATGCTCTAACCTGATATCCTCTCCATTGATTTACCACCCATTTTTTAGTTGTATCGGTTATAGAAGTTACACCAGTAGATGTGTTTGTATATGTTGCGGTTGGAGTTAAATATTCTATATTTTCAGGTTGAGTACATCCAGTAATTGTTCTTTCTTGTCCTCTACCTAAACCCGCTATTACTTTAATTTTAAGTCCTATTACCGCACTTTCGTTGATAAATCCGCCTTGAGCGGTTGAACTACCGCTTGTGCCAACTATAAAATTACCATAATGTCCTTGACTTAAATCCCAACCACCACCAATTGTTGAAGCTGGGGAGTTTGGTAGTAAAGCTCCAAGTGTACTCCATGAATCACCAAAAGTATCGTATTGATACATTGTTGTAGCACTAGTGCTAAAAATATATCTATTCCATCTGCTTGAAGTAGCTGCGGTTGGAAAATTGTAAAGTGTTGTGCCTATTGTAGATGTGAAGGGTGAATATCTCATCCATTCCCATACAGGTTGGTCTACTAATTTAACTAATCGTTTTGTAAGTGCCATAATTTTTTATTTTAATTAAATTCCATTGAGTTTCTAAGTGCTGAGTATGCGATTCTTGATTGGAGGTTGAAAACAGATTCTGCTGCAACTATTGTTGTACTCCCAGCCGGCCCATTTAGATATGTATCAATTCGTGTAATCATAGTTCCCGAACTTGCTGCCATATCAATTTGTTGCCTACCAGCTGAATCCTGTCTTGATATAGGCTCTAATAACTTAACCATTCTACCTAACAATGCGGTTTGGTCTTGTAGGTATTGCAGGGATTCTTCTGATGCAGGTGTTAATTGATTTTCTATAAAAATTTGTAATCTATCAGTATTACTCATAGATGTTGTATTGTAATTCAATGTCAATACATTATTGGTAATAGTTCCGCCCAAATTAGGGTCTGCAAAATTATAAATAATTAAATTATCAGTAACATTAGTTATTATAAGTAATCGTTCTAATGTTATAGTTTCGGTAGTATTAAACGTAATTTGCTGTGTTGCAGCGTTGAATGTATAATCCTCAAATAATATTTTCATGTTTTTTCTATTTTTATAACCCTACATAATTTTGGATAATATTCGTTATTAAATTTTTCAATACAATTATTTGCTTCCTCTTCGGTATTGTATTGAAAAACGGGGATATTACTTTCATCTACAACAGATGCCCATAAATTACTTCCTTCGTAATGTTGTATTTGTATTTCGTATTTAGTGTTCATATGTATAAATATATATTTTTATAAAACAACGGCATATGCAAGCATTAAAGCAGTAGTGTTGGTTGGAAGAATACTTCCTACGGTTGCTGTTGCATAACCCGATTGCGATGTTGAAAATGTAATTACGGATTGATTATCGGAAGTTCCTGTTATAGAATCAGGTATCACTACCTCATAACTGCTGTTATATATAGTAATAACTGGGGTTCTAAAACTTAAATTGTGATTGAATGTCCAAGTAGTAGATGCTATGGATTGTGTAAATGTAGCAAAATTTTGGCCTAAAAAATAAGATGCGGTTTGGGCGGTTATTGCGTTTGAAGAACTAACTGCCCAAGATGATGTTCCAAAAAGTGAACCCGTAAATGATGTTGCAGTTACACCACCTACTACTTGTAATGTGTTTGTTGGTGTTCCTGTCCCAATACCTACATTTCCACTACCGCTAACATAAATTATATTATTTACCGCAGGTGAGTCTATTTCAAGTAAGCCACTATTGGATGCTCCGCTGATATGAAGTGAAGCAGATGGTGAGGTGGTTTTAATACCTAAGTTACCCGCGAAATAATTTTTATCTGTTCCTGCTTGATAGATTCCGTAAGCAGCGTTACTTTGAGTTCCGGCTGTTAAAGAATCAATGTAAAGACCATATGTATTTGTAATCGTTCCTACACTATTAATAAGTGGTTGAACTTTAACCCCATACATATTAGTTATTGTTTTATTGCTGGTTTGTGAATATATTTCTATTTCAAGTCCTATTGCGTTAGTAACATTACCACTACCTTCAATATTGACCCCACCTAAAAATCCAGCAACTGTATTTGCAGCACCGCTATTACCTGTTCTTCCTGAAGCATAAAATGCTCTTAATATATTTGATGTGCTTGTATTCCTATTTGTAGTAATAACATTTATGGCTCTGTGGTTAATAAAGGGCTGTGTTCCGGTTAGATACAATTCACCACTAAGAAATCCATTTGTTTGTCCAACACTCGTTGTATTGTTAGTAAATGTTACTAATCCATCAGCAGATGCCTCTAATAAATAATATCTTTGTGAACTTGTAAAAGTATAATCTTCTCCTACAAATGTTCTAGCATCATCCCCAACTATTAATCCAGCAATTCCAGATGAATTTTCTACTCTCAATGTGTTTGTTGCGGATGTTGCACCTGTTCCTCTAATATTCATTTTAGCAGTACCACCGGTCATTCCGATATTCCAATATCTATTGGATGTTTCAATACGACCAGCCTCTCCACCATATGATGTAAATCCTAAATTAGCATATGAAGGTTCAAATAAACCTGCTATTGTACTGTTTGTTGCAAATGTCGGGTCTGCTGCCGTTCCACCAGCCGCAATAACTCTATTAGATGTATATATAGTACCATTTGTACCACCTGATGCCGATACATGTAATTGGTATGTTGGGTTACTTGTCCCAATACCTACATTTCCACTACCACTTACATAGATTATGTTATTTACCATAGGAGAGTCTATTTCAAATAGAACACTATTTGATGCTCCGCTGATATGTAATTGAGCGGATGGGGATGTTGTACCTATACCTACATTACCTGATGCGGATATAAATACCCTCGTTGTTCCTCCTGTTTCTAATTGTAAGTTATTAGTATCGTTTGTACCAATGGTCATTACTCCACCCAATGTATTTCCACCATTGAGTATTATTGCATTTGAACCATAGAATAGTCTATTAGAGTCATTTGTCCATAAATGAGTTGAACTTGGGGCGGATGTTAGGTTAGAATTGTTAAAATCTATACCTTTATAGTTTAATAATGTTCTTCCACGTAATTGACCTAAACTTGTATATGTTTCTGCTATATATGAAGCACTACCGTGTGTAATTCCGCCATAATCATCATCTATTGTAATAATCCCCGCGCTCTGTGTAACTACCCCATGAAATATACTTCTTCCATAGACATTAAACCCATCTATAGTAGTTGTAATAGCGGGAGTAGCCGCAGTATCTATTTTAACACCTCTAAAAGATGCCCCCATTCCACCATAAACTTCTATTATATTTCTACGATTTGCAGTTAAAGGGCCTGTTCCATCACCAACTACAAATAAATTATTTATATCCGTTTTTGTTTCATTGTAATGACCAACTACCAATTGACCTGAAGATGATGCAACAGTACCAATACCCATTACAACTGTTGCTGTTCCTCTTGCCCAAGAACCTGACCCTGCTGCAAACGAAGCTATACCATCTGCATCGGTTTCTATACCAATACTGAATGCGGCCTGTCCACTTGCTGTTGTATTGATACCAGCGGCATGTGAAGCAACGCCTGAAGCAAGTGTTCCAATACCCTCTGCAATAGATGTATTACCTTGTGCAAGAGAAGAACTTCCTATTGCAAATGAACCTTCACCGGTAGCAGTAGTAGATTTACCAGCCGTAAACGAAGCGTTACCTTCCGCTGAAGAACCACTTCCTACTGCGAATGAACCTGTACCCGTAGCGCGGTTGTTTATACCACCTTTTACAGCCGTATCCGAATTAATAGTGATTCCCGTGGCAGTACTGAATCCATCTTGGAATTGAATTGAACCATCGGAATCATCTATAACTAAAGAAACAACAGCTTCAGTTACAGTATAATCATAATATTCTTGAATAGATGAACTTAAATATCCAATTGAAAATTGGCGGGTTGATGCGCCTACAATAGAAGAACTATTAAATATAAAAGAACTATTTGATTGAGTAACAATCGTAGTTGAAGTCCCAAAAGAAAATAAATTGGAAAAAAATAAATTATCAATTACATCATATGGTATATTTAAGGAACTGGTTGCAAGATAAAATGGGCTACTTAAAGATGATGAATCCAACCAAGTCAAACTTGCACTTGAAATTGTTGTATAATTACTTAATGCGGGTGTAAATGTTATACTTCCCGTAGATATGGCGGTAATTGTATGAATAGAACTTGTGGGAACAAAAAAGCTACCAGATTTTAGAAACTGATTATTTTTTGGTATTACTACTGCTACTTGTGAATTTGCTACTGGTATTGGCATTTTATTTCAACTTTTTAATTTCTTCTTTTAGTTCTTTTATTTCATCTAAAAGATGTTTAATTACTGCTGCATGATATGGTATCATACTTACATAACTAACACCAAATTCATAACCTTCTTTTGATATGTTACCCTCTTCGTCTGTATGTTCTTTAATTAATGGGTTTTCTGCTATTGTAATTAAATGGTCAAATCCATTTTTCATAACATCTTGCGCAATAACCCCTACATCGTATTTACCAGTTATTGTATCTAAATTATCACTACTTTCAGGTCTTTTCCAATTAAATGAAACAGGTTTTACATTTTCTATCAACCTTAATGCGGTTTCAATATCTATACCTTTAATATTTTCTTTTAACCTAACATCCGATGTTGAGGATATTCCAGATGAACCAAGAGACCTAATTTCTTGCGCAGTAACAGCACCATCGGTAAATATACCCGTATTTATTACATTATATGGGTTAGATATTTGTTCAGGACTAATCATTACCCCCGACATAGAATTATCAGGATGTCTAATTGATGTGTAATAAGATGTATTTCCCGTTTTGGGTGGTGGGTGTCTCAATGTACCATAATTAGTAGTACCTGGAGTTGGATTATATACTTTTACAGCAATTGGTGGGGATGCGCCTCTAGATGATAGATTAAATAAATCTTGAAACCCAATATACACAATTCCAGCTTTATTTTGGTCTCTTAACGCATCAGTATTATTTCTAAGATTTGCAGCGGTTTCGGTTGTTCTAGTAATTCTAACAGGCCCATAGAAATCGGAAATATTATTATTTGTTGGTTTTATTTCTACCAAATTTCTTAATGTGTTTGGAGTTCCATGTGGACCGAAAAAACCATTTCCAATTATTGTCGCAAACGCCAACGATGAACCAGTATTAAGAGTTCCCTTTACATGCTGACCATGACCCTCCGCAATTGTATAAGTTCCTTCTGCATGGGAATAATCACCATTTGCTTTTGTAGAAAATCCTTCAGCATGGGAATAATCACCATTTGCTAGTGTACTCAATCCTTCAGCATGGGAATAATCACCATTTGCTGTTGTAGAAATTCCTTCTGCATGGGAAGCCGTACCATTTGCATTAGTATATTGACCTTCTGCATGGGAATAATCACCATTCGCCGCATTTTGAAAACCATTAGAAAGAGTGCCTAAAATTTGCAATGTTGCTGTTGGTAGTACTGCACCCGTTCCTATTCCGATTCTACTTCCACTTTCATAAATTGAAGAGGTTGTAATAGTAGTGTTTCCACTCCAACGGGTTATATAATTTTGAGTTCCACTTCCACCAATAACACTACCACCGCTTACTAGCGATGATGCTGAAAAGTAGGTGAATATGCCTGATTGTGAATTATAACCAACAATATTTGCTTGTGCGGTATTTGGTAAACCACTTGCGGTTATGTTTAATACGTGTATTGCACTACCTGATTGTAGTATCTTTTTCCATGATGGCATACTTCACTCACTAATTTATAACACATTATGGTTGGATACACATACTAAGTGAGTAGTATATGGGCCCACTTCCTTATTCAGGCCAATAATATGTTTTGGTTATACTCTATTATATAAGTATGGAAAAATATTTTATTATTGTTTATTTCCCCACTATGAGTATATCCAAATATCGCCATTATTTTGGATATGCATATTACCAAATCCAAAAGAAGCGCTACCAAAAGTTGGTGCATTTGAATCGGATGGGGCGGCTGATGATGCGGAAACCGTTACCATAAAATCGGTTGGAGTTACATTCATTGAACCTGTTGGTACACCCAATGCTACACCCCATCTATTTGCTAAACCATTTGCTGCACCACTACCGCTATTGAATACGAAAGCAGAACCACTACCATTTGCTCCTTCAATAATTATACCACCTTCGGATGAGGGTGTTAAAGAACCTGAACTTCTTCCTAAAACGATAAACTTATCTTCTATTGATATGTTTGATGTGTTTATTACCGTTGTATCACCGTTTACAGTTAAATCACCAGTAACAGTTAAATTATTTCGAACAGTAGTTGTACCGGTTGTAGCACCTATGGCGACTGTAGTCGCTACCCCACCAATGTTTAGGGTAGTAGCGTTTGTATTAAATATAGTAGTAGTTCCAGTTGATGTTGTTGTTATATCACCACCATTTACTGCTAAATCCCCACCAATGGAAATATTACCACTTGCGGTTATATGTGTAAATGAGGGGGAATCTGCAAAGTCAAATGTTAATGTATCGGGTGTAGTAGCAGCACTAATCGTTATGTTTACATCGGATGATGAAATGATTAAAGTATCTGCCGAAGAATCTGCTTGCGCTGTACCAGTCGAACCACCCAAGCCACCAACATTAATAGTTGCAAACGAATTAATACCCGTTATACTACCCGATGGTAATGTTGCTACTTTAACGAGCTCACCACCAGAACCAACTAAAGCTATATTATAGCCTGCATTGTCCGTCACCAATGGCAATCCCGATGCGGTTAGGGTTGATGTGGCTAAATTGGTAAATGTTGGAGAGTCTTTAAATGAAAAGGTTATAGTATCAATACCAGCTGAACCTGATATTAACAAGTTATTGTTTGTGTTGGAAATCCCAGCAAATGAGCCTGATGCAATACTCAAATTACCTGTTGCAGTATCTGCTATAACGGCTACACCACCAACGCTCATTGTTGCATAAGCATTTGTTCCCGCCACACTTTGTATAGAAGCGCTTAAAGCCGCAATTGTTGCTGCAGCATAATCACCAATGTATAAGTATGCATCAACATGGGTTGGTATTGTTGAAGCGCCTGCTGCAAATTGTGTTGGGTCTTGTATCCACAAAATACCCGCAGAACAATCAACTACCCAGTCGGATTGGTCTGTGGGTTCTATTAAAATACTTCCTGAATATAATCTAGGTGTATAATTCTCGCCAAAAGCAGGTGGAACAATTTGTAATCCAAATCCACTACCAGTTAAATGATAATTATTTACATATGGAGCAGTTCCTTTTTTGGGGTTGGATGAATTACTAACACTTTCATAACTACCTGTTAATCTAAGTGCATAAGTGTGATTTGTAGATGATATATTAATTTCACCTTGTTGTTCAATTGTTGTTCCTACTAAATCAGCTGGTGCTGTATATGGATAGTTACCACTACCAACTGCAGTCAACTGAAATCTTACATATTCTAATACAGGCTTACCACCCAATGATTGGGAATAAAGTGTATAAATGGTTGGAGCGGTTGTTGGTATTTGTGAATTTATTGGTAATTGATCAGCAAATATACTCTGTCCCCCCAATTGAACAGTTGATGAAATGATTTCATTTGGGGTTGGATTTAGTGGGGTGGTATGTGCTTTACCATCCAATCGTTTACTAACAATATCTAATTTATTAAGCTGAGTTACTGCCATTTTAATTCCTGTATTTTATTTATTTGACATATTTTATAGTACCACATTAATTTTTTTATGCTACTGTTATTTGTGTTATTCTCCCCGTCCAACCAGTTGTTGCGGTAATTCTAACTAACCAATTGGTATCCGAAGATGGTAGGCCAGGCCAGCTTTGATTTCTCATATTAATTGTTTTTGCTGTACCACTATTAATAGCAGCACCATCACCACAACCAACATTGTCATCAAATTGTGTATAAGATGTAGGAGCAGCCACTAACAAATCACGATATCCAGTACTCTCTGGTATTTTAATATGTATGTAGGCGTTTTGGCTTGCTAATGCGGTAGTATTAGCTACAAATCCTGAAGTCATACCAGTCCATGAAATTGTTATATTTTTTTGAGAATTACTACCATCAGATGCATTATGCAAAAACCTTCTATACAAATATTTAGTTCCGCTCAATGCACTATAGTCTGGAACAGTACCTGCTTTATATACCGCGCCACTCATATTACCAACAACCGATGGATAAACTAACGCATTGTCAAAAAATGCCAATTCGCTTGTGAGTGTACCCAATGATGTGGTTGCATTATACACAGCAGTAGTTAAAGATGCTTGGGTATCATAGGAAGCGGATGGGACTCTGTGGCTTTCAGTTGTGAAATACTCAATTTTAGTAGTTGGTATCGATGTATTTGTATGTATGATAATTGTTGGTGTACTTATTGTTTGTGGTCCAGTTGTTTTTCCTTGAACACCAAGTGCTGTATAAGTTACTGATATTGGGTTGTTTAATGCCCTCGCATTCGTCCCAAATGTAAATGAAGAAGTTGCTTGTAAATTTGAATTGAAATTAGTAGGTGCGGGTGGTGTATATGATGTAACAGAACCCGATGTTCCTGTGGATGAAAATGTTATAGCGGTTGAATTATAACTACAACTATAAAAACCAGGAACACTACCACTTGCAATAAAAGTAAGAGCAGTACGATACGGAATCCCCGAAATCCATTTAAGACCTGTTGGATTAAATGAATGTGTTGAATTTGTTGGTGCTGAAAATGATGTACCTGCTTGTGCTGGATCAAAAACCCAATCTGCGTAATTTGTCATTTTCATAGAAGATGATTGTATTACTTTTACATAATTCCATCCTCTTTGAAAAAATGATGATGTTATTGTTAAAGTACCGGTTCTATGCCTTCTATACACAAATGATAATCCCGTATCTTTAAATGATCCGGTTTGTGCAGCAGATAAACTAAAATTATTAGCATCTGAAAAAGCGGATGTTCCTGTTGTAGTTACTTTAAATTGCTGATTGTTTATTTCAACAATATAACTCTCACCACCATCCGCAGGAACACTAAAAGCATCCGCTGGATAGTTTGTAAACGAAGCCGAATCAGGAGTAGTACTTTCGTTTATATCAAATGTTAGGGAACGTGATGCTGTAAAAATACCGAGTCTATAATAAGTACTGCTTGGCGATGTTGTATTTGTAACAGCTATAAAAGATTCCCCATTGTTTACCGCAGTACTCATCGGAGCTACACTGCCAGTTCCACTTGAGCTGATGTACCCTGTCGCAACAACACCACTACCAAACGATAATCTTGTGTTTGAAGTTGTATTAGCGCTTGTTGCTAATCCTTCAAGATTTCTAACATCAGGTGCTGAAGATGGGGCTAATCCATTTAACACCTCATTAAACCTATCAATCGCAGTACCAATTGGTGTTGTTTGTGCGGAAAAATCAGTAAAAAGACCATCGCTATAATCACTATCTTCAGCAGAACCAATTGTTATATTTCCACCAACTACAGTATGATTTGAGGCGGTTGTGAGTGTGGTAATACCATTCCACACAGCTAGTTTGTTTGCTTCACCACCAGTACCAGCATATGTTACTGCATTTGCGGTTGCAATTGATGATGTATCGAATTTAGTAATATTACCCGAGCCATCTATACCAAGTACTTGAGCTTGACCGGCCGTTGGTAAATTACTCGCGGTTATGTTAGTAAAACTTCCGTCGCTACCTGATATTAATATTCGTTTCCATTCTGCCATATGTTCTCACAATTTATATGTTATAATTATATTTTTATTTATCTTTTTTTGTTTTTTTTCCGCTCAATACAATAAATTGAGATTGTAATTTTATAATTGTATTATAGACCAATTCAACATCAGAAACTTTAAATGTTGAATCCTTTATTGCGCTTAACAAAAAGGTAATCTCTTCCAACCCCAAATCATTTTCATTTGATGTTTGTTGTTTTGTTTCCACTACAACTTCTTCTTGTTGTGGTTGAACACTCTTTGTTCTTAATTTATCTAAAATTGACATTTTGTAACTCCTTTATTTTTAAATATACATCCAAATTGTATTATTAGATGTGTTGATATGAACATTTCCAAATCCAGCAGAAGCGCTTCCATATGTTGGTGCTCCAGCGGCCGTATTTAATGGGTTTGCAGTAGATGCGCTTACACTCACCAAATAATCCGTAGGTGTTACTGTAGTAGCGTTATGGACAACATTGTTGTTTAATCCCCAACGAGCGCTTCCATCTGCGGGTACATTTGTACCATTATAAAAAAGAGCTGAACCCGTTGATATACCACTACTACCAGATGTAGTTTGAACTATAATACCACCATCAGTTGTAGTACCGGAGCCGGATGCTAATAATATAAACTTATCTTCTATTGATATATTTGTTGTGTTTATTATTGTTGTATCACCGTTTACAGTTAAATCACCAGTAACAGTTAAATTCCCACCAACAGTAGCATTAGTTGCAACAGCCAATGTTGTACCAATAGTGGCTGCACCACTTGTTGTAAGCGTTTGGCCTATTAATCCTGCGGATGAACTAATATTGCCTGATGCGGTTATTTGTGTTGTAGTTAAATTACCGCCAATAGTTCCATTTCCGCTTGTGTTTAGTGTCGCACCTATTAATCCTGCGGATGAACTTATGTTACCACTAGCGGTTATGTTTGTAGTTGTTATAGCACCATTAGCAGTTAATCTGCCTGTTATAGTGCTTGTTCCACCAATAGTTTCGTTGCCTGTAATACTTAAATTACCACTTCCGCTTATGTTACCACTTGCGGTTATGTTTGTAAAACGCGGGGAATCGTTAAATGAGAAAGTTATAACATCATCTTGGCTGGCGGATATTAACAAGTTATTGTTTGTGTTGGCACTTCCCGCAAATGAGCCTGAATTGATAGTTAAAATATCTGCTGAACTATCGGCTGTTACTGTAACCCCACCAATTGTTATATTTGAAAATGAATTGATACCTGCTACATTACCCGATGGTAATGTTGCTACTTTAACAAATTCACCACTAGAACTAACTAAAAGGATATGCAATCCTGATAAACTTGCGCTTGTTATTTCTGGTGTTGCTGATGCGGTTATGGTTGTGGTTGTTAATGCACCATTAGCGCTTAGTCTACCACCAATAGTTGCAGTTCCGCTTGTTGTGAGTGTAGCGCCTATTAAACCTGCAGATGAACTTATGTTACCCGATGAAGTTATTTGATTTACTACTATTGATTTAATTTCTTTACTTGATGAACCAATAACAATAGCATTATCTGCAAATGGAATTAAATCGGAATTTAATAACCCATCACCCAATGCAAAAAGACCATATACATTTACAGAATCATTAGAATCCCCTCCAAGATTTACACTACCATTAAAATTGGTTTGTGTTGTACTACCACCAATATTTACAGTAGTAGCCCCACCTCCTAAATCAAGTTGAGTTAGATTTCCATCAAATATGCGAGCATTTCCAGTAAATGTAGTTGTTATATCACCACCATTTACTGCTAAATCCCCACCAACAGTAGCTCCACCACTTGTTGTAAGCGTTTGGCCTGTTAATCCTGCGGATGAACTAATATTGCCTGATGCGGTTATGTTTGTAGTTGTTATAGCACCATTAGCAGTTAATCTGCCTGTTAAGGTTGATGTTCCCGTAATACTTAAATTACCACTTCCGCTTATGTTACCACTTGCGGTTATGTTTGTAAATGAGGGGGAATCTGCAAAGTCAAATGTTAATGTATCAGTTCCAGAATTAGTAGTAATCGTTAGGTTTGCATCGGATGATGAAATGATTAAGTTATCTGATGCACCATCTGCAAACACTGTTCCAGTTGAACCACCCAAGCCACCAACACTCATTGTAACGAATGAAAGAACGGATTGCCCTGTTAATGTTGCTTGTGAAACCTGTCTAACTTCACCTGCAGTACTTATTAATAACACATTTTCAGTTGTACCTGTTGGAACCTGGCTTGCGGTTACGCTTGTTAGATGGGCATTACTACCTGATACTATTACTTTTTTCCATGATGCCATAATTAGTTTTCCATTTTTACTTTATTAACCCTTAAATATAAATAGTTTATATTTTTTTATTCTATATTAATTTATTATTTTTATTCAACTCCCAAATAAAAATTTCCATCAGAACCATAATACATCCCACCAGTCACAGCCGTTGGTGGTGTATCAAATTTACCCAATACCATTACACCCTCTGAATTTATTTGTGCTGCAACAAAACTGCCGGATTTAATAATAAAAAAATCAGGGGCTTCAGACGATATTTTGGTTTGAACTTCGTTTGATTGATTATATATTGTTACACTTGATGTAGTTAATCTGACATTTCCTAATTGTATGTATTCATCTCCACCAAAAACTTCCGTAATAACCCCAGTATCATCAACAAAACTTAAACTTCTACTTACATACACATCACTCCAAGCAGCATCAGGACTACCAACGGAAAAATCGGATGTTTTACCTGATTGAACATAGGGGATAAGTGAACCTGAATAATTTACTGAGCCTGAAAATGAACTTCTACCAATAATTAGGAGATTTCCCAATAGATTTACATTACCATTTGTAGTGGTATTTGTAGTTACTACTTCTTCAACAGTTTCACCTAAACTACTTGATTTTTTTAAAAATAATTTACCATCAGCAGTATTGACTGCTAACTCACCTAACGCAATGGAGGCTGTTGTCGGTATGTTCCCCGATACTAAATTTCTTTTTAGTATGATTGCCATTAGAAAAATCCCCCGTCAACATTTTCGGTAAATAAAGAATAACTTGCCGTACCAAATAAAGAACCAGTAAACGATGGTGCAATAATGTTATTAGTAACAACAAGTGAACCTGTTATAGTTGTGTTACCATCAACTTTAAATTCAGCAAGAACATCTAAATGCCCTACGGCATCTACTGTTTGAAATCTATCACCACCATCAACATTTTCAAATATTTGTAAACCAGTATCACCCCTATCACCTTTTGGTCCTTTGGATGTAACAGTTACTACATGAGTTTCTTTTTGTATTACATTTACGGATGTATCTTTAGTCTTATCAGTAACAATAACCCTGTTGTCAGATTTGTTTATTTCTACCGAATTTTGAGTTGATACAACTTTAACATTTAATCTATCATTACTCACCTAGTTACCTCTTTCGAAAGCTTTACAAGTCCTTCCAATAATCTCGTAACTATACCACCATTACTCTGCAATTCTATATCATATACACCTTCGGCGAAGTTTAAATTTGATGATGATGCAGCAGAAATAAACAAACCAATACTACCCGATGTTCTTGGTAGAACAACCGATGCTGATTCTGGGGTAAGGTTTAATCCTGTCCCATCATTAGAAAGTGTATTAGTAATACTTAAATATGTTGTGGATGAATCAACCGAAGGTCTTATTTGCATTCTTGCACTGTATCCAGTTAAGTCAACAGGCTCACCATTAGAATCTTTCCATTCTAATAATAAATCCGTTGTCGAACCCTGTTCTATGGTCAATAAATATCTTCCAGCTGCCATTTTATACTCCTATTATTAATATAAATATCTAATATTCATATAATAGTTTAAATATTTCATCTAAAGCGGGATGTCTATGATTATCTTTTAATGTTACGGTGTAAACAAACCCACTTGGTTTTAATTTTGCTACTTCATGAATAGCAGAATCGTTTGCTGACTTTAAATCTATTTGTTGTGGGTCTCCACACAATATCATTTTTGAATTCTTACCCAATCTACCCAACACCATCGCTAATTGAGATTTTGTAAGATTTTGAAATTCATCAATAATACAAACACATTCATCAAAAGTTCTTCCTCTAAAATGCGTAAGGGATACCAATTCTATTTTTTCATCCTGCTCCATTTTATCCAATACCGATGATTTATCATAAACTTTTCGCATATTAGAACGAATAGGAACTAACCACGGCTCTAATTTTTCTTCCAAAGAACCTGGTAAAAATCCATTATCTTCATTAGAAACGGTGGGACGCGTTACAACAATTTTGTTATATTCTCTCTTAAAAAAGGAATCTAATGCTATTTGACACGCAAGTAATGTTTTACCACTACCAGCTTTTCCTAAAATAAAATTGAAGGGATGATTTAAGATATTTTGTTTTGCTACTTTTTGTTCTTCGGAAAGTGTAATTGAAAACTTTATATCACCTTTTGGAACTCTTTTTTCGGTATTTTCTATCATAATGTAACCCTTTATACTTTTAATATAAATATCCCATAAAAAACAAAAGGGGATGATTTTCATCATCCCCCTTTGAAAACACTTTAACTATTATGTGATTGATTAAGCACCACCAATAGTTTCCAATCCGTTCACATATACTTTACCATAGAACTCACCTCTGACCATTTCTTTGGCGTAGCGAGTCATTACACCCTTACGAGGAGTAAAGTTTTTGTAATCGTACACAAGAGGCGTCATAATCAATGGAATGTATGGAGCGTAAACAGCACCAGTTTCCAAGAATTGTGTTCCTCTGTAACCCATCAAAATCAAGTTTTCTTGCATATATGGGTTCTTATAAACCTGATATCTTTGTGCGAAAGAACCTACTTTGGTCATACCAAATGCAAATTGTCTTTCATCACCAGTTCCATCAGCAGTGTATCCTGGAATTGATTCCAAAATAGTAGCAACATCAGGAGAACATACTAAGAAGTTTGCACCACCACGCATTGTCTTAGCGTGAATTTGGTTAGAAACTCTCTGCAATACAGTTCCCAAAGTTGCGAACCAAGTACCCTGAATGTAAGCTGCTACATTAGTAGTGTTCGCATTTGTGAATGTAGTTCCATTCCATTCCTGTCCGATTTTTGCAGACCAGTAACCTGTAGTCAATGCGTTCTGAATCAACATGTCCAAAATCTCAAAATCAATCTCTTGTGATACATATTCAGATAACATTGAAGTTAATTCTGCTTCTGCATCAATAGAGTGATATGCGTTCAAGTCCTGCGCAAATTCAGGTGTCCATTGTGCTTTCAACTTACGAGTTTTAGCAACAATTGGAACTGAACGCATTTCGATGTTCAATTCTGGGATTTCCAAATCCGTTTCAGGATTTGCTGCCATTTGTGTTTTTGATACCTCAAAATCACCACGAGTTACATCAGTTGGTTGTTTTTGGTATCTGATAGTAGCCGCTGTGGCGCCTGTTGCACTTGTAACTTTACAAACGAAAGCAATTTGAGTATCGGTTGAGTTTACAGTTGTAAATTGTGGGTAAAATGTTTCAATGTTAGTACCACTAATTGTAAACGCACGAACACCTTCCAAATCAGGACGAGTAAACGAACCTGTACTGAATGTTAATTTTTGGAAAACACCACCAGCCGTTGAAGCAGACCATGCGGTATCATAGTTAAAATCAGCAGCTGAAATAGAAGCTGTTACCATAGCTGTGTCTGTAGGAGCCGCAGCTTTTGTAGAAATTGCTGATGTAGCATCATCGTTGATAGTGTAACCAAAACGACCAGCGCCATACAAACCACCTGAGGCTTGGTTGGCTGTTTCGGTAATACCAAATACTGAGTCGGCTTGTGAATTTTTACCAGAACCGGTTGTAAAACCAGGCTGACCTGTTCCATACTTAAAATCTAAATAGAAAATAAGACCGGATGGGAGATTCATAGGTTGAACTGAAACAAACTCTTTCGCAGCGATTTCAGAGAAAATACGGCGAACAAGCGGAAGGGCTACGCCATTCCACTCTTCAGAGTTGTTGAACATTGATGTGGCAGAAGCTTCAGTTACTAACTGCTTTGCCTGATTTTCCAAAAGTTGAGCCATGTTGTTGATTTCGGTCTCATTGGTAATTTCATCTAAAAGACCGGTTTTTTTCCACTTGGCTACTAAACCTTTGGCTTCTTTACGAAGAACTCTTTCGAATCCTGCGCTTTCTTTTAAAATGCTATTTATATTCATTTTTATATCCTTTGTTTAATAGTTTATACAATTATTTTTTGATGTTAGCAAGCTTTTGGAATCTTGTAGCCAACGAAGAACCTTCGGTTATGATACCAGCAGGTTTTGTTCCTTTGGTTGGTTTAGATGCAAATGATTCTCTAACAAATCTTTTTTGTGATTTTTTAGCAACATTAAGGTTTTCACCCAATGTAGCAAACACTAATTTTACTTCTCTCAAAGATGAAGCACGGTCAAAGTTTTCTACAACTTTAACTTTTTGCTTTTCATTCAAATCAAAGTTTCTGAAAAGTTTGTTTGTGTAAAGTAGTTTTGCATTCAAAAGGTTTACTTCGTTAATGGTGTTCTTTAACGATTTAATTACTTTATATGCTTCTTCCAAATCACTCTTCATTTCTTCAGCCTCTTCTTCAGTCATTCCACCCTCTTCTTCATCTGCTGGCTCTTCACCATTCATTTCTCTAAGGGCCCTAATAACTTCATTCAAATCAACTTCTTCATCGCCACCTTCTTCTTCAAAGAACTCACCAGTTCCTTGTTCATCTTCGGTTTCAGAATCGTAGTTAGCAACTTTATTATCACCTGCGCCAATTTCAGATGACTCTAATTCTTGTAATCTTTTTGATACTCTTTCACGAATTTTTTTCAATTCTGTGATTTCTGGGTTTTCTTCTTCAGCGGGCTCTCCTCCCATTTCACCTTCTAATTCTCTGATAATTGATTCTAAGTCTAAATCACCCATTTCATCATCATCATCTTCTTCAGCAGGTTCTTTGGTTTCAAATTCACCACCCATTTCATCTTCTTCTTCAACAGGCTCGTCGGTTTCAAATTCACCACCCATTTCATCTTCTTCTTCAACAGGCTCGTCGGTTTGAAATTCACCACCCATTTCATCTTCTTCACCCATATACTCATCGGTTGTTGCAAACTCTTCTTCTTCCCCCATTGGAACTTCTTCATCTTCTAACTCTTCAGCAATTTTGTGAGACAACATTGATTGGAGTCTTGGAGTGAATGCTTCCTCAAGGGCGATTTTTGCATTTGCTAATGCTGTTTCTTTAACGGCTTTAGCATCGGCGATTGCTTCTTTAAGCAAATCTTTATTGCCTTTATTTTTCATTTAATCTCCTAAATTTTTTTGGAAAAGTAAGATTATTATAAATCTTAATAATTGTTATAATAATTTTAGTTCCACAATAGTGTGTTGGAACATTAATTTGATAATAAATAGAGGAGTTTTTTAAAAACGATATTTTATTCTGCTTTACTTTTCAGATATTGTTTTCTAATGGCCAATTCCATTTTTTTTCTTTTTTCTATTGATTTTGGTACGAATTCAGTTCTTTCTTTCAAAACATCCATCATTCCGCTATCTTTAACCATTTTTTTGAAAAGTCTTAATGCTGCTTCAACATTATTGTCTACCACTTTAACTGCCATTCCCCTACCAGGAACATACATTAACTCTCTTCTAATTTTTTTCTTTTTTGGTCTTTCTTCGTTTTCGTTCATAACTTTTTTTTAAAATTAAACTATTTGTAAATTGTATATTGATTCAGTAACCAAACCATTTTTAGTTCTGATTAATGCTTTTTCTTTTTTTATTTCTACCACAACCCCACCATACTCCTTATCAAGTATCATAACAGGAGAACCAACTTCAATTAAGTTTGCATCTTCTATTATTGTATTTTCCGATATATCATCTAATACAACCTTAAAAGCACGAATTGCTTTTGAAATACCTGTTTTTTGTTTTTTGGGTAATTTATTAATATCCTTTAAATTATCTTTTATAAAATCAGAAAATTTAAGTGATAAGTTTTGTATAATGTCTATTGCTGGCATGAGTTGTTACCTTTTTATTTTTTATGTGATTTAAATCCCTGTCCCTTCATCCACCAAGCCAATGCCCAAGGATTATCAATACCCGGTTCATCTTTCATCGCTTTTACTGTTTTTTTCCATCCTTCGGGTGCAACTTCGTTGGTTACTTGTTTATTTTCCACAAATGGTTTAAAAGCCGAAATAACTTTATCTGCTGTCATTTTATCAAATTTGCTTTGCATTGCAACATCACCAACTTTGTATAATTTCAACAACTTTTCTGCTGTTTTCTTATCAACTTTTGTAGAACCAACGCGGGAAGTAGAACCATCTACTACACTCTTTAACAAGTCAGATAATTTTACATTTGCTTCATTTACTTTTTTTTTTAAAATAAGATTTGATAGTTTCATTTCACCAACAAAATCTTTTGCATTTTCTTTATCTTGCGGGTCTACATCGGTTACTTTATAAGTCTTACCACCAACAGTGAAAGTATCCTCACCTGCTGCAATTGCTCTTGCTCTTTCAGCACCAAATTCATTACCTTCATCCATTACGATTTCTGCATCACTCAATTTTCCTTTAACAAGACCACTTACAGTTTTAATTACAACTTCGTTACCTTTAACAGAATAAACCATTCCTGTCTTATTTTGTGATTTAAGATGGACGGTATCTCCAAACTTTGGTTTTTTTACTTCCTTCACTAAATTTTGAAATTTCATCAATACAATTGCGTAATTACCCACTTTTCTTTCTGCACCAGCTGCGTATTTTTTATTTACAATTGCAATAGTGTTCCCAGATACTTTAATTATATACATTGGTATCATTTCAGTTGAGAAATCATATTTAATTCCTGCTTTTTTCAATTCAGAACCAACGTTCATAAATGATGATGCGTTTTTAACTGCCGCTTCAATTTTATCTAAATCAGCATCGTATTTACCTTCGTTTACTGATTCTTTAATAACATTCTCCATTAATCCAATTGCAATATCTTTAACTTCTCTTTCTGCACCAGCTGCATATTTTTTATTTACAATTGCAATAGTGTTTCCAGATACTTTAATTCTATACATTGGTATCATTGAAGTTGAGAAATCATACTTTACACCAATTTTCTTTAATTCAGAACCAACGTTCATAAATGATGATGCGTTTTTAACTGCTGCTTCAATTTTATCTAAATCAGCATCATACTTACCTTCATTGATTGATTTTTTGTTTATTAATTGACTTAATTTCATGTTTTCTCCTACAAAATCTTTTGCATTTTCTTTATCTTCGGAATCTACATCCGTTACTTTAAATGTTTTATCACCAACTTGGAATGTATCTTCACCTGCTGCAATTGCTCTTGCTCTTTCAGCACCAAATTCATTACCTTCTTTTATTTCGTAATATTTACCCAATATCTCACCAATTTCATCATAAGACGATTCCAACCTTTGCTGGAGAGTTGATACTTCTTTGATAGTGTTTGTAAAAATCTTAAAAGATTCGTTCATAGATTTCATATGACGAGAAACAGTTACCTTATCAAACCAATCACCAGTTTCTTGTAAAGTTAATTTATGAGCGGTTTCAACAATCTTTTTAATGTTTTGGTATGCTTCCATCAAATTACCATTATGGTAAATTGCCTCACCAATTTTTCGGTATGAAGCAACTGCCTCAACAAAAGCCCTTTTTTCTTCATTGGTCATTTTTGTATCATCCAAATCTTCCTCACCAATGTTTAATCTACGATAATCCATATGCTGTGATTCTTTTAATAAGTTAAATAGTTTTTTCATTTCATTTCCTTTTTTCAGTAAGAACCTGGTCTATTACCTTTTTTCATAGAAGTTGCCCAAATACCAATCATCTTTTTAATATCGGCGGGAATTTCTTTATCATAAATAGTTAGTTTACCATCTTTTCCTATATGGGCTATCGTTTCATAATCACCATCTTTTTCTTCTGCCCTATTCCAAATAGTTAAACCATTACCCAAATATCCAGACCCAATATCGTATTTTTTAGCTTCGTTTAGTAATTTTTCCGAATATACAGTCATACCGGTGTTGTCCTCAATTGTAAATATATAACCCGGTATATTTGTAACCTTTTTCATATGTTCAAACTTTGCAGGAATTTCATTTTTTGTTTTTACCTGTGTTTGATAATACACTTTTTTATTAAACGATACTACAATAGTCCAAGGACCTGTTTGAGAACCCTTTTTAATACCGGCCATCATTTTTGCTGAATTAGTAGCTTCGTTTACTGATTCTTTGATATATTTCATAGAAGAGTTTGAACCATCGGTAAAGAATACATTATCACCATCAATCATTTTTACTTTTCTTTTGAATGGGCCTTTTTTACCTAAAGCTGCTTCCCAATGTGGATTATCAACAACTTTAACCATTTGACCAACTTTGATTTCTTTTTTTACTGATTCTTGAAGCTTTTTAATTAGCTTATTTTGAATTGGATTATTCGGTTTTCCAGACACCGCAGTCACAAAATCCATTCTGTCTGAAAGTTTTCCCTTCTTAACAAATTGGAAAACTTTTTCGATATCCAAATTGTGAGTATCAACAAACTTTTGAACTGCATCTTTATTTAAACCGGTAAGTCCACCAATTTCCATTGCGGTTCTCGAAGCGGACTCTAATTTTAAGCTTTTTTGTGTGTTTTGAACTGCCACCAAATTCATTTCTTTTTTTGCAATCTCTCTAATCATTTTTTTGAGTTGTTCTAATTTCATTTTGTTTCCCAATTTTTAGGACATTCGCAATATCCACCAATTTCACAAATAATATCTCGCATTATACTATTAGCAGTTTCATATTTATTCACTTTTGAACCCCTACTAACACCCTCATTAACGGGTTTCATAAAAGCCCCATGAGTAGATGGGTTACTTACAAAATCCCAACAAATTAAATCAAAATCGTTTTCTACAGCAACAGTACCATCTTCTCTAATTTGACGAACTGAACCCATACCCCGTGAAGATATTCCTACCGTACAACCTGCTTCTATCAATTCTTTAAGTATTCTGCCCGATGGGGTATTTAGTATTTCTACTTTACCAACAACATCTTTACCATTCCACCATACATCTCTAATAATATGTGAAGTATTTTTTAATTCCACAACCGATGATTCTGGGTGGTCTAACTCACCATATGCACGATTTTCTGTTATCTCTCTACCCTTATATTTATCAACCTCACGCTTCAAAATATTTTCGGGATATATTCTACCATTTTGGTTTTTTTCATTTGCCCTTTGAAGAACACCAGTTACAATTAATCTACCATTACCATTCATAGCAGCTTCTTTAAGCTGTTGTGGTTTTACATCAAATACAATAGTATCAATTAATAGTTGTTTCATATCAGGCACCCAATTGTCTTATTTTACTTGAAATTCGGTTTAATCGCTCTGATATTTTAGAAAAATTGTTTCTTGTTTTTTTCCAATAAGCACCAGATGAAATACCCATTTCTGTCTTTAGTTTTATATTTTGATTCACTAAGTGTTCAACCTCATATATCTTTCTATTAATTTCTTTAATAGCCTTATTAATTTTATATTGTGGGGAACCTGTTTCATCTTTTCGGTATTGACGATAGTTCATTTCATTGATGACATCCTCAATCTTTTTTTCCCAATTTTCTAAAAAATTTCTTTTTACATTTTTTACTTTTTTATACCCCAACACCTCAATATGGTCATTATCCATATCTCCTTTACTTTTCGCAAAAGCATGTGGAGTTCGTGGTGGACCAGCACCGCCATCCAAATTACCGGTAACATTTTGTTCACCCAAATCCTCATCATCCTTTTCATCGGGATTGACGATTTCCTCTTCTTCTAATTGCTTAAATTTTTTATCAAGCTCTTCAATTAAAAACCTACTCATTATTGAACACCCTTTAATTCGTTTAACAATTGATAGTATCTTAAAAGTCCAAGTGCTTGAACCTCCGATACGATTTTTGCGTTGGATAAATTATCAATCAACCCAATAACCTCTTTTAACTTAATGGAAGAAACTTTATCAGTAATTTTAAACTTTGAGAATTCATTTTTAAGTTTTTTACTTTCCCTTAAAATAAATCTTTTTAAATTGCCTGAATTATCAATATTGTTAATATAATTTCTAAGAACCAATTTTTGTTCGCTGGTTAGTTCTTTATACTTATCATTAAATTTATCAACTAAAAACTTATAAGCCAATAACCTAACATCTTTTGATTCTTTACTATACAAATCAGTATTTTCTTCTTTTATAGGTTTTTTTGTTTTTGTTATATTTTCTAAAATTTGATTTTTACATTCAACCCATTCTTTTGGATATGTATTTTCTTGATTCTCAAATAGTTTATATATAGTGGCAAGTGATTTATAGTTATTTACCCTATACTTAAAAAAATCTTTAGCATCAAACTTTTCATTTATTGATTTAATAAGATTATATTTTTCTTTTTTTAAATTGGTTTCATTTAATTTTTTTCTTTCAACCAAAATAATATTAAGAAACTCACTTGCTTTGTATGTATTATCAAAATTTTCTTTGACAAGATATTGATACATTTTAAGTTCTTTACTTAATTCACTACCCTGCTTAAAATGCTTTTTAATTATAGATAATCCTATTGAATTTTTTTCATTCAAAGTATCAGATGCAATCTGCCTAACAAGAAGTTCAAATAAAACCCCAGTGTTTTTAAATTTAGAATGCTTTAATTTAGTGTTCATTTATAATTATCCTATCTTATCAATAAATAAATATACAAAATTTAATTAAACATCGTTATTTAATATGTTTCTTTCATCCAACATATCAAATTTTTGGTTTTTTTCATCGGTATCTGTCAACAATGACTCAACTATAATTTTTTTAGTTTTTATTTTTGAATTTTGTAAGCTTGTTTTTAACTGCATCCCTTCAACAGAAAGTGGTGATTTCCTAAATGTATGGTATGCTTTTTCAGGTTTTATATCCGTTTCATATCCCATTGCGTTTCTTCCAAAAGAACTATCATCAGTTCCAGCAATACTACCCTCTTCCGGTCTACCAGCCCCTTCAAATCCACCAGGAGGTGAACCACCTTCATTATCACCAGAAGCAGGTTGCCCTCCCGCTTCTGCCGATTGTTGTGATAATGCTGCCAAATCATGCGGAGTTCCAAACGATTCACCAGTCTTAATTGGGTCATTACCCTCAGTTTCAATTTGGGACTGTCTAAATCCTAATTTCAAATCGTTAATAACTTTAACCTGTTCTGCTTTCCACTCATCATCGGACATGTTAAATATATTTTTATATACCCATTCTTGTGAAAGTAGTTTTGATGTTTTTATATCCGATGCCAATCGCACATTTTCAATCCAAAGAGCAACCTTTTCTTGCTGATAAATTATTGATGGTGGTGTTAATTCTAAATAGAAGTTAGATAAGGCCTCATTTTCGTATCCCTGTGCATACAAATGTATGATTGCTATTTTTGTCAATTCGGATAAAACAATTTTTTGTACCCGCTCAATACTCCTAGCAAAACGAATATCTTGTTGAGCAAGCGTCGCTTTACCCTCTACACCCTCTTCATAACCAATAAATGCTTTTGGAACTTTAAGAGCGGCCTGCATTCGGTTTTTAAGATAATTTATATCCTCAATACCAGTGAATTCCATTCCACCCAAAGTATCAATTTGAGTACCACTTTGACCACCTCTTACGGGTAAATAATAATCTTCTAACATATTTTGTATGTTAAATTTAAGATTATAATCACCAGTAGCTTCATCTACATAAGGAACTTTTTTCATTTGGTCTATAATGTTCCTAACATGCTGGTCTACTTCATTTGGTGGTATGTTACCAACATCAATTTTAAATACCCTTTTTTCAGGAGCACGCATAATACGATGAATTAACATCGCATCTTCCATAAGGGTTAATTGTTTCCAAGTTTTTCTAGCAGGTTCTAATAAGGAACGACCATAAGGTAAAAAGTTTGTGTCTGAAAATAACCTAAAATGGGCTATTTTATAAAATGGAATATAATTTTGTATATCGTTGCTAGATTTTTGATAATTAAATCCGGTAGCACCACCACCCATCGTTGTCATTTTAAATCTAACTTCATATGGGTTATCGGAATTAAACCCCTCTTCTCTTTCAATTTCATATGCTGATATTGGTGATACATTTACAATACCAATACCCTCTTCAATATCTAAGTTAAGATAGTAATCGCCATATTTATTCATCCCTCTAATCCACGCCCAAAGATTAAATTCTATATTAAGGACATCATAAAAAAGATTTTGTAATATTTTTTTAATATTTTCATCATCCGAATTAATCCTCAATACATCCCCAAGATCGTTCTTGAGTGTGCATTCATCCGAGTAAATATCTAAAACGGATGCAATAATTGAATCTTTATCCATCGCCTCATAATCAGTATAAAGTTCTAACCGATTGGATGAATAATTGTATTGATTATTGTAAGTTTCCCAATTTTGACGAGATGAGTGTAATCTACCAAATCTATCGTAGTAGGAAGTTCCTTTTATATTACCCTGCGATTGTAATCGTTGTGTATCAATAGCCCTAGTTTTACCCTTACCAATTCTTCTTACTACAACCTGAGTTGAAAAGAGTTTTTGTAATCTACCGAATAAAGATTTATCTGCCATAAGTATAAATATAATTTTTTTAAAATAACCAACCTAAATCAACATCATTACCACGAATATCTTTCATAATATATGGATTTTGGCCTGAGTTTTTACTTGAGAATACCGTTATTTGATTTCCAGATACACGGGTGATACTACTTAAAGCATTTCTTGTTAAGTTCATACCTTGCTGTCTTAACTTCAATGCGGTATCTCTAACCCAAAGACCTGTAGAAAATGATATAACCAAATCATCATTATATCCCCTTTGTGCCTCTGCTTTTGACCCATTCCATATAAAAACAAATAACTCATCCAACAATCGTTTAGAGTGAATTATTGGTGATTTTTCTCTCATATAAGTATCTAATTTAGATACTATTAAAGGCCTCGTTTTTTGTGTCATTGAAAATCCTGGCACCATATCTTCTTTTTGCTTTAAATCCCATCCCCTCCTTAAATGAATATCTTCATCTATATATCCCAACTCCCTATACGAATAGTAAAGATTTCCATAATTACGGTCAATTACTTCCTGAATAACAGCCCATCCAATATTTGCATTTTCAATCACCAAAAGGGCGTTGTTCCATTCTGCTGCTACCGATGATAAGAAAGCACCATATTGTTTTGTTTCTATTTTACCTTTGTATTCCGCCACCTGCTCTAACTGCTCAACATCAATCACATGAAAAGCAGAATAATCTGCTCCATCTCCCCTTGCAACATCCGCCACAACTATATAATCTTTTGAATAGTTAGGATAATCCCATATCCAATAATTTGCATCAAATCCACGCTTCTCAATAGGTTCTGTTACATGCGTTTCTTTATACCACTCCAATACAGAACCATCAACGACTGTGTAACCTGATGAAATAAAATCAGTATCACATTCTTGAGCAGCACCCTTTTCCCCCAATAATCTTGTTTGTTCATCTCTCCATCTTTGATTTCTTTCGGGGTGAACCGTCCAGTGTAATCTCGTTGGATGCCATTTATCACCAGCTTCTCCCTGCTGCCAAACTTTATGGAAAAAATTACCAACCCCATTTGGTGTTGAAAGAACTATTGCACCACCACCAGTTGAAAGTGTGGATTGTGCAGATAACCAAATCTCTTCAATACCTTTGATAAATGCGGCCTCATCTATAATCAATAAAGAAAGTGCTTCAGAACGTCCTGCGGTTTCAGTCGCAGAAACTGCTTTGATTTGAGAACCATTTTTTAATCGAAGTGATAATTTATTATCTTCAGCAGCACCCACCTTTAACCAACTTGGTAGATTATCATACATAAATCTAACCTTTGTAACCAAGTTTTTTGCTACATCTTGCGTTGTTGCAATTACAAGAACATTCTTATCTCTATGAAATATCATCAACCAAGTTGCGTATCCAGCTGAAATAGTTGATATACCTAATTGGCGGGATTTTAGAATAACATTAAATCGGTGGGTTTTAAAAGAATCAATTAAATCTTCTTGGAAATCATATAGGTTAAATAATATTTTTCCCCTATGCGGGTGCTGTATGTAACAATATTTTTTAAAAAAATATATTGGGTCTTTCGCACACTTTACATACTCTTCTGATATTAATTCTTTTAAAGTTTTCGGCATTGGTTTTTATTATTTACTTATTTTCCAATAAACTTTTCCTGTAAAGTTTGGTACTAAATTATTATCAAAACCAATTCCAAGTGCATATGCTTTTTTCTTTTTTGTTTTTAATAATAATTCACCATTTAAAACCATAAAATTTTTATTTGCGGTAATACCTGTTCCCAAATAAACTTCTCTTTTATTTACTAAAATCGTATTTGTTACAATTTTTGTGGGTATTAAAATATTTGAAATATGCTGCCGTGCTTCAATTTGATTTTTTGAAATAGTATCTTTCATCACAATATAACCAAATGTATCCACAGCAATTGTATCTTCGTAATAATATTTTGCGTAGTAATCTCTCAAAAGAGACATAGTATCTATTGGTTCATTTTGATTAATAAAAATACTATCTATATCAACTACAACTTTATCTTTCCATTCTGGGGCATAAACCTCCGATTCAGTATTAATAGTATCGTATTTATACTCTATCGTTGTTACTGTATCAATTATGGGTTCGTTATTGAAAATATTCTTAACAAAACCCATAGGTAATTTATCCCTAAGTAAAAATAGGGCGATTAACAATATTATTACAGATATAATAATTTTAGACAGTTTCATTATTTTTTTTCTGCTTTTTTTGTCTTGATTTATAATTATTTCTTCTTTTTGGTTTTGGTTTTACTTCTTCTGTTTTCACTTCTGGTGATAATTGACCCACAGATGCTTTTGCAGATGTAAGTGGTTTGATTTGTGTTTTTAATGGTTCTATCTTTACAATTTCTAATGTTTCAGGTAAATTTATTATTTTTTTACCCATAAAAAATCGATCGAACGAACTCAATAACTTTTTTAAAATGCTCATAACTTTTCCTCCTATTATTATAAATACTGATTTTAATTTTATTAAACTAATTTTGATATAAGTTCATTTGCTTTACCTATTAACAAATCATTATATGAACTGTTTGTTATTATTGGTAGAGCTGCTATTATATCTTTTTTGGATTGAATATACATTTTTGATTTTGGGCTGTTTTCAAACTTTTTTGCGCCCCAAAGATGATAGATTGATTTATTTAATAACTCCTGTGCTTCTTCGGGTTCACCATCTAAATTAAAAGAATAAAACGATTTATTGGTGTATATAACTGGAACTAATGCTTTTGTTTTTACGTTCTTAACCCCCTTTGATAATGCGGCTAAAAACCATTGCTCCAATGTAATTTGAGCGGAAGATGCGGCATACATCTTTTTTTTCTCATCTGTCATATTTTTTATTTCACCACTCGCACCCAATACAAATTTAAAATACTTAGAAACATATTCTTTTTTAAATTTCTCATTTTTCATACCAACTACCGCACAATTCATTGGAAAAGAATCTATAAATAGTTGTTTAAGTTTTTCATCCCATCTCCAACTAGATGAATGTTCAATATCTAATGGATTCCCATATGTGAATGGTGATTCTCTATGTAAATACAATAAATCACAATCATCCATTTCTTTTTTTAGGTTTTTATATAATACCAAATCAGTATCATAAATAACAAAAGGCGCTTTTAATTTAGACATAGCCCATATTTTAGGGGATGCCCAAAAATTATTAGAAATCATTTCATATGGATAATCATCAAAATAATGGGTAATAACTTTATCGTATAATGGGGTTATATTCCAATTATCATAAAATTCTTTTGATTTTTTATCGGTAATTAAATAAAGTGGTGTATTTGAATTGTAAATTTTGTGTACTATACACGAATACATTTGAACCAATAACTCAAAACTTCCAGGCGGTCTATCATCGTTGACCAAAAATACATGATACGCATTCATCGAAACTTATTTAGTATAAATATGGATTAAAAAGTAATTAATCCAATTCTTTTATCATTACTTTTAATGGTGTTTTTCCCTTTAGTATCCTATGATATGTTTCTTTTTGTATGGTAAATACATCCCCAACTTTAAGTTCTATTGGTAGTTTATTATCAGATTGAAAATACCAACCTTTTCCATCAACTACTTCAACCAATCTTGTTTTTTTATCTCTATGCCATACTAATTCTGAATTATCTACATCCGTATCAAAAGACCGGTAGATAATACTTTTAGATTTGGTTTCTGCGTATGGTTTACTCATTTTACCAATATGAATTTATATCCTCACCACCACCGATTTTAGACCAATGGCGGGGTAAATTACAACTCCAATAACCTGGTGTAGTTTTATCTTTCTTATCAGGACAATTGTGCCTGTCTGAAAATGCTTTTCTTGCTTCTGGGTTATTTATTTTTGCAGTTAACCCACCCTTTACATCGCCGAAAGTTACTTTTCTAATATTATCACTTTCTGGGTCTTTTACATAAACTACATATTTTTTACCTTCACCTGAATTTCTTTTGGGTGAATTTAATTCTACTTCTTGTCCCTGATATTCTGCTTCGGTTAAAATTGGAAAATCTAAAAGAACTTTTTTTCCCTCATAAATACCAACCTTACCTAAATCGGAATCTAAAAACCATTCATCGCTTTCATTCATTGGTATAAATTCACCCTTTTTCCAAAGAGTTCTACATTCATTTACCAACTTAAAGAATTTGGGAGAACCATACCTGTAAATATTTTCTGATATTGGTTTTTTGTTTTTTATGTGATATTGAAGCCCCTCACTCAAGTTTTTTTTTACTTCACCCAACGGATTACCATTTACATTTAATTCACCATTTAGGTAATGTTTCGCATTTACCATTAGAGTTTTTGCACTAACAATATCAGATTGCCACCAATGTGGAAAATCAATCTCTTCTTCCGCATTATCAAATTGCCCTAATAATTCATATAATTCTTTTGCATATTTTGCGATACGAAAAAGGTCTGCTTTTAACATATTTGGTTCATCGTCTTGATGTCCTACATCTATATCCTCTGTCAAACTTTTTAACTTCTTTAACTTTGTTGTTAAATCAGCCATATCTTTCAAATGGGCTTTTTGCGCAGGGGTTCTATCACCCTGTGGAATTTTTGTAAACTCCACCGTTTTTTTGGCGTTATCTTTTAATTTTTTTTGGATTGATAACATCTCCTTTTTTTGTTTTTCAGTACCCTTTCCCACTTTTTTAACTGAAGAAACCGATGGTTCATCATCATCAACTTCATTTATAACAGGGTATTTCTTACCACCAAATTCAAACTCTTTCAATCCTTCTTTTCTTGCTTTAAAAAGTGCCCCAGTAAAAGCATTTCCCTCGTTTACTGATTCTTTTTTCATTTTTCTTTTTTGTAGAACTAATTGTTGAATTTGTGAAAATATGGATTGTATATCCTTATCTAATTGTTTTTCATCTGCGCTCATTGGTGATTCAATATCTACATTGGAGTAAAGTTTTTTCTTTTTTGCAATTAATACATCCACCTTTTTAATTAAATCATTTTTTACTTTATCCAAATCTTTTATTATATCTTCGGTAGTATTTTCTTTTATTACCCCCTCCCGCCTATTCAACAACTTAAACGCAATGGTCTGCATTTTCATAAGTCCTGCGTTTACAAATTGGTCCCTATTCTCCTGTTTCTTCAATTGGTCATAAACGGATATGATAGCGGATGCTGAGTATGAATCTACTTTCATCTGCTTTCCGGTCTTAGGGTCTTTAACTGATTTATAACCTGACCTCATAACATCTCTTAGTTGAGTTATTACCGGCGGTTCATTCTTTGCTTCATTTACTACCCCTTCTTCGGTTTTCCAACCCCCACCAGCTGCTTTGTATTGTTTTGCTGCCCAGGCATTGGCGTAGGCACTTGGATATACGTCAAACTTTTTTTTTGCCTGCGATTTATAGTAAGACCATTTTGAAGGGTCGGTTGGAACATTCTTTTCTACCAATTGTTTTTTCATAATTAACCTCAAATTATGGTGTATAATTAGATATGTTCATTTTAACAAATGTTTCAATATCTTTTGGTGATAATACCTGCTGCATTTCAAATCCAGAAAAAGCCCGCGTACCTAAAAATACAAATCCTTTTGCGGTTTCATAGTTCGCAGGAATATCATCATCAGTATTAACAAATTCAGATGGTAAATAAGTTACCAAAGCGTTAAATACCGAATGGTGTGGCCCAATTTCCGGATTTGGTTTTACCGATATCGGTTGATTTCCTATCCTAAATTTTCTAATCATTAAACCATACCCCTTACCAGGATTTTGGTATCTTCTAAACCAATTATCTTTTTCTAAACGATAAACAGCAGTTTTTCCATCTACCTTTCTCATAAGAATCAATCTTATCATAGATTCGTTTGGTGGATCGGTTGGCATGTTTCTAAAATCTTTAACACTTGCTTCAGTTAAAACTGATTTTATTGATTCTCTAATCAATTTTCTTAATTGGGATTGTTTCATTTTTTTATGCTCCGGTTTTTACATATACAGGCGTTTGCCCTTTTTCTTTTTCATTTCCTTTTTTGGCATCCCCACCCTTTTTTTGAGCTGCCCGTTTTCTTCTTACAAAACTTGCTATCCCATCCTTACCCAACTTTTGGGCTTTTTCTTTGGATAAGCAAGCAGAATATGGTTCTCCCTCTTCCGCATCACCACACTTACCAAGTTTTTCACCTGTGGTAGAATATCTATCCCAACCACCACCAGTAGTTGAGCCGGTTTTACCCTTGCCAAACCATTTTCTTAAATCTTCTACAATAACTTTTCTTACTGCTGATTTAATTAGGTGCTCAAGTTGTGGTTTCTTCAAGTTCTTTCTCCAATTTTCCAATATAATCAACTCGTAACTTTTCAAAATCAGTATCTACTTTTGATAGAACATCTTCTATATTAACTCCATTCCATTCTTCAACCGAACCATTTTCGTTGATGAACTTCATTTTTAACGCAACTTTAAGGGCCTCTTTTTCAAATTGAGCCTGCTTTAACCATGCTTTCGCATTCTCAAGCATTTTTCTTTTTTCATATCTATCATACTCTCCACTTATTCTTAGTTTTGATTCCATACTTAATACACAATCAAAACACATGCCGTGAAAAGCACGCATTTTTTCATCCAATCTTTTTGGGTTTTTACAGTCGCAAATTTCCTTCATACAATTAGGAAACTTTCTCAAGTCCTCCCTTAATTGATGAAGCTTGCCGAGCTTTACTTTATATCCGGCTTTTTGCTCCCACATATCCCCATTCTCATCTTCCCATTGTTCACCAACTGAACGACGAACATAAGTAGGTGAGTTTTCAAAACCAACGGTTGTTTTTGTTTGCGTTTTATGAACACCCGCCAACATTTCAGTAACCGCTTTTGTATTTTTTAATTTACTATTTCCCATAACTTTTTATATAAATATATAATTAATAGAATAAACCTAAAATTTGATTAATCGGAGCGAAAACTCCAGTAAGTTTCAGAGTATTGCCTTTATATACAAAAACAATTCCTTCTTTTGGAACAATTTTATTTACACCACCAATCGCTTCTAATCTTTCTAATTCCATTTTAAGCTTAGCAACTTTCTTAGGGTCTCCACCCGTTTTAACATCTTTAATAGTTTGGTCTAATCTCGTTTTAATACTACGAATTGCTTCATCGGGATTTACAGTTAGTACTGAACTCATAAATGATAATACCTCAGAACCAACACCCAAAAATATATCCTCAAATGGTCGAATATTATCTTTTGATATTTTTTGGTGGTCGTTTTTATCCACACCCAATGCCCATTGTAATACTTTTTCCGATTTAATTGTTTTGTTACTTAATCCAAAACCTTTATTAAAGAATGCCCACCTTCTTATTAATCCGTCTTTTGTTTCTTTATCTAACTTTTCAGGTGAATTTTTTTCTATGTAATCATCCCACCAAGCCTGATGATACTCTGCCATACCATAGCTATCTTTTAACCCAAATTTAGATTGTAATTTTTGCAACATCCCCAAAAACTTTGGTTGTAATTGTTTTAAGCTTTCCTCTTTTGGTAATTGAGTAACGGGTGGTCCTTGTATGGTATATTTGTCTTGAACATGCTGATTTACTTGTTTAATCATCCCAGCTAATACGGTAGCATCAGATTGCTCTGCTCCAATTGCCACACCACTATCATCGTATTCAGTTGTGTTATGAAATACTAATAGAGCCTGACCATAAGGTATTACATTTACGGAGGTTGGATAAATAACCTCTAAGTTCATAAATTTCTTACCCTGCTTAAATATTTTGTCCCGTTGTGCTTTGGATAAACTACCCATTGCTTTTTCTAAATCTTTCATAGCAAAGTTGTAAGCATCAGTTAATCCACCTCTACCAGCAAATTTAGTAGCAACATCCTTTATGGACATTGCGTTTTCACCACTATTTGCTAAATGCCCTTTATTTCTTGCAGCAATTAATCCCCTATCATCTCTCCAGCTAATAGCAAGTGCTTGGCCATCTGTTTTTTCTCGAGTCAGTTCAAGTTCACCATTTAGGGCTTTTGTTATTATGTTTTTTAAATCACCAAAAGTTAAATTTAATTCATTATCAAATGGATGATTCATATGACCGTATGCACCACCTTCGGTTAAAAAGTTGGAAAACCTTTTACCAATAGTTTCCAATAATTTATATTGTTTTTTATCTAATATTTCTAGTTTTTTACCAAGTACCCACTCAACAACCTCATAACCCATTCCTCTATATACTTCTTTTAAATCAACATCTTCTAATCCAGTTATTTCAACCTCCGGCGCATTTTGGGTAGTATCTAACGGAGATGTTGCCAGGTCAGCAGTTAAATAATCTTCGGTTTCAGGAATATCCAACAAATCATCCATTGTGAATACCTTTCTCCTACTTACATATTGATAAAAATCACCAGTACCTTTTGCACTTTTTCTAACCATTACATCTGCTTTTGGAAAATGCATTTGGGTATATCCACCATTTACAAACCAATAATCATTTTTTTGTGCACCTTTTCCTAGTCCTAATATTCTTTCTTTATTATCTGGAACATAAATTGCATCAGGTTCTCCTGCATCCGCACCATATCCGCCACCTAATGTCGATTCAATTAGGGGAACTATATTATAATTTTGTAAAAAATTGGTTACTATTTCGTTTACACCACCCAACCTTTTAGAAATCATATTAAATATTTCCTGATTCCATTGTGGGTATGCTTTCTTAAAACCGGCTTTCTTTTGTGAATCGCTCCCCTTCGATAACCAATTACGAACATCAGTTCCACTTATTGGATTCTTTTGAGAAGGTGATACATACACATACCCATGGTCTTTATAACCAAATGCGGGTTTGAAACCATCGCCCGAATGAAATTTCTTAAAATACTTTCCACCAAGTCTTGCAGCGTCTTTCTCACCAACAACAGTTACAAATGCGGTTGTTTCATCTGAAAACTTTTTTAGTATTTCCGTTGGATTATATGGATTTTTTACTTGAACAATTTTGTTGGGTGGAACACCAAACATTGTGGTCATTATTTTTTTCTTCTCCAAAAAATTGAAAGGGTCTTTTGGTCCACCACTTTTGTTGGATGTCCCAATGAATACATTTTCTTTACCGAATTTTGATACTAAATGCGCATATGTTGCGTAATGCCCTTTATGAAATGGTTGAAATCTACCCGCGTAAACTACAACAGTCTTATTTACTTCTTCGGTTAATACAGATTTAACCCATTCTTTTATTAAATTTCCCATATGAATATAAATATAAGATTATTGATTAATCAATTATGATGTATATGATGATGAATAATATGGTAAAAATATTATAACATCTGCTAGCCCAGAACCACCCGAATAATCATTTTTTAATTTAATTTGTAGATATCCATCTGGGTCGGCCAAAATACCCACAACATCAAGCTCACTTCTATTTGGATTTCTAATTATCGGAATATCACCATTCGTCCAATCGGTTTTATTTTGGTCGTTCAAAGTTTCTGGTACTGGTGGGGTTGTTCCTCCCCAAATAGTACCTGTTAAATCTAATCCCAATCGATCATATTCGGTTTCAGTAATAACATCCGAAATATTTGTTGATAATGTGTATGCGCTGTTTGCAGTAGTAGTTGTTGTTACTAAGCTACTACTTACTGATGTCAATGTAGAATTAGTTGTTACTAAACTACTACTCACCGATGTCAATTCGGAGTTAGTTGTTATTAAACTACTACTCACATCAATAACAATATCACTTAAAGATGATAAAGATTGGCTTAATTCGGTGATATCACCGCCACCAGTTGATTGAGCATTATATCCTTGAAAATAATGGTTATATAATACCGACTCGTAGTTTGCAAAATCGTTTAGAGAATTTAAATATTCAACCTTTATATCATTTGCAGTATTTTTATTTGGTGGGTTAAAAATAAATGTATAAGTTGATTCGGTTAAATTTGTTTTTGTATCAGAATAGATATCTGTCAAAGAACCTGTTATAGGTTCGTTTATTAATTTTGTTCCAATTAACTGATACTCGGTTGTAGCATCCCCCGTTGCTTTTGATTTAATATAAACATTTATTTTATCAATATTACCTACAAGTGGATTTATATTCTTTACTGTGATATGTGCTAGTGATTGAGAAAATGTGGTAGCAGAACCAGTATTAATAGTTTCTAAAATAAAACTACCCGTAGAAAATGCGGTAAATGTTTTTTGTAATGATTCGGTTTTAGTTATTACCGATGCCGTCAATGGTCTATCAACCCTAAATTTTCTGCTTGTTAAAAAAGATTGTATGGATGCAGTATAACTTAATGGTTTTAACATACCAGCACTTATTTCTGCTGATGTAAGTTGTGGTGTTAATGAAACATTTTGTAAATTAATTTTTATTTGACCACCAACCGAATTTTGATTTAATTGATATGATGGTGTTTCTAAAAAAACATTTTGACCTGAAAAATCAGATGAGTAAACAATAGTTTGATTGATAGATTGTGTTACTAATTGTAATGAAGTTTCTGCTGGTATTTCTTTATAAAACGATAGTGATTCAGATACAGTTATAGTTGGCGCTGCATTCTGATTAAAGAAAACAATTGGAGATTCGGTTCTAACATCCCTACTTATAGAAAATCGTCTACGCCACCTAACATTTAAAACATTTTTAAATTCTTCTGGTATATCTCCACCAACAGCCGTTCTTTCGGCTATTCCACACAATATAATTTCACCAACACCATTTGGGGTGTTGTAGGAATCATCTCTTTCACCATAAACCCAAGCCGAAATATATCTTGATAAATCTCCTGGTTCGTAATCAGGTATCTCATAATATATTGATTCACCATTTATATCTAATATCTCAATGTATATTTGTGAATTTGCTTTTAATGTAAATCTACTTGGTTTTATTCGTATGGCATTTTTACCCCTACCAAAAAAAGATGGAAATTCTTTAATACCAAAATATTCATCAGATGTTGATGAATTATCTTCTATATAAACAGGTATTAATTTTAAATTTTCTTTAAATCTTTTTTTAAACTCTAACGGCATTTGTATCTCCCATAATTATAAGTATTTTATAGATGAAAAAGAGTTTACTTTATTAATATCAATTATCTGGTCTACCATATCCCTCGTTTTATCTATATGGGATATTGTAATAATAAAATCAAATTGAGTTTTTAAATAATCAAATAACAAATACAAAGAATTAAAATTATCAGTATCCAAAGAACCAAATCCCTCATCAATAGCGATAAAATTTGGATGAGGTAAGTTGGATACATTGATTAACGCAGTTCTAATTGCGATAGAACTTACAAACTTTTCCATACCACTAGTCAATTCTAATGGCCAATACTTATCATCTCCATAACAAATATATGAATTGATATTTTTACCATCAGTGTCCAATATAATTTGGAAATCTACAATTGGTTGAAGTATATTGTTTATTTCTACTTCCAGCTTTGGTAATATTTCTGATATCAACCCATATGGAATACCATCTCTTTTTACAGCTGATAAATAATACTCATATCCGGCATACTTTATTTCCATCAAATTTAATTTTTCAATAGATTGATTCACCGTTTCAATTATATTTTGTTGAACCCGTAAACCCCCCAATAAATCAATCAAATTATTTGTAGCATTCGCAAGTTCGGATTGAACCCCTTTTCTTTTTTGCTTCAAATCATTAATTTCTTCAGTTAATATCCTATTGAACTCAACAGATTTTTCTTGCTTTTTAGCCCTTTCAATATCATCAACCAATTTTTCATATCTTGTTTCAATCTTTGTATAATCGGATTTATAATCGTTTAATTGAGATAATAGTAAGTAATATTTGCTATTGGTTTGTTGCTCCTTTTCTTTGATTTGGTTTACCTTTTCTAAATCGGATTTCACATCACAACCACGCTGCGCTTCTATTTTTTCACTCAACTGGATTTTTAACTCATCAATTTTTGTGTTTAACGAATTTATCTTTTTTTCTAACTCCAAACTTTGTTGTGCAAATGGTGTATTTTTATTATTTACACAATGTTCACAATTATCATCGTATGTAAAAGAACCAATACCTTCTAAATGCTTTTTACTGTGCGATAAATCAATTTCATACTTTGATACAGTTCCCCTTATTAAAGAAATATCACGCTCTAAAATACGCCATTCATTATCTTTTTGTTTTAATTCTTCTAAATTATATTGAGTATAAAAATCAGAAATCCTAGAAAGTTTTTCTTGTAATGGAACTAAATCTGCTTCCATATCTCTAATGGTGTATGATATTACTTTGCTATCATTTTTACAGTCAATCAGTTCATTGTTAAGCGATTCTAAATTTAATGTTCCATCCACTACAACCAACTTAGTAGATTTATTTTCAATATTTTGATTCAATATGTTTAATTGAGATTCTAATTCAACTTTTTCAGATTCCAATTTAGAAATAGAACCTGTCATAGCTTGAACATTCAATTCAGCAGATGATAATTTTGTTGGAAAATCTTGTCCCTTATAATCTTTCAATAGGGTTGATAATTCTTTTATTTCTTCACTTGCCACAGAATATAACTGCTCAAACACATCCATATCCAAAAATTGAGCAAGTAGTTCTTTTCTTTCTTTCTGCGATTTATCAATAAAACCTGAATTATTAAATTGAGTAGAAAGAGCAGTCAATATAAAATCATCATATGTTCCCACATACTGCCTGATAACCGAGTTTGTATCCCTTCTTTCATCACCATTCAAACTTTCAATATCACCAGCATCATTGTAAGTATAAAACTGAGTATCAACTTTTACAGTTCCTTTTTTTGTAGATTTATTTGCTTTTCTTTCAATAACATAATCCCTCCCATTCAACTCGAAAATAAACTTACAATAAAAGTTGTTTTTAGAATAATTCATTACATCAACTGCTTTTGATGTCCTCGAACACTTATCAAAAATACAAAAAGATAAAGCATCCCACAAAGATGATTTACCACTTGCGTTTGGCGCAAAGACACCATACGCACCTTTCATATTTTGAAAGTTTATATAGTTATCTTCACCATACGAAAACATATTTGAGAACTCAAATACCTTTGGTATCCAAACCGAACTTCTTATTGAATATGGATTTACAATTTTTGAGTTTATATCAGCGTTAATACTCTTTACAACTTCCAATGTTTCAGTATCAATTCCAAATTTTGATATTAAATAATCTTCCAACAATTTGTTTTGAAAACCAACATCTCTGACATTGTATAAAGTTATTTGCTCTCTTTTACCAACATCATTCGTAGATAATACTTTTTGAATACTTAATTCTTCTACTTCGTATTTCTTTTTTAATTGTGTTATAATCTTATTTAATTGGGTTGTTGTAGTATCTTTTACCCGCAACCTTAATCTGGGTTTTGGTGGAATGTATCCATTTGTAGTTATTTTACCACCATCAATATCTATCGTTCCATACCCATACGCATTCTCAATATGAACGAATGTAGAGGACTTTGTTTGTATATCCCATACCAATATACCATGTTCAGGATAAATTGATTCTGAGTGGTTCTGTGAAATCAGGGAGCCTGGATATTTTATTGTATGCACTCCCCCAACCGAATTGTTGGGAACGTGGATATCCCCCAAAAGAACTAAGTCATATCCATTAAAAGATTCTACCGTAACTTTTTTATTATCAATTTTAAAACCATGTTCGGTTTGTATTCCATCAACCGGCCCATGAAATAAACCTATCTTAAATTCACCATCAACATCTGAGCTGGGTATAAATCCATCCGAACCATCAAAAACGGATTTGTGTACAAAAGTAACACCACCAAATTCAAATATTGTTGTGTTTTTATAGTAATGTAAATTTGGGTGATTTAAAGCTTGGACAATTGGTGAAAGAGCATCTAATCGTGAAGGATTATTTAAGTTTGCATCATGATTACCAGGAATCAAAATTGTAGGCATGATATCAGATAAACTTCTTAAAAAGTTTTGCGTCATATCAACTACTTCAGGTGTCATATCAGTTTTAGCATGAACAATATCGCCTGCAAGAAGGATAATTGAATCATCATCCCTTACCGATTTTAGATAATCATATAAACGATTAAACACCAAACTATATTCTTTATGCCTTTTTAAATTTCGGATATGAATATCTGCTATGTGATAAATCTTATTTAACTTCTTCATTTTCTCCCAAACATTTTGTGTTCAACCAACTTTAATAAATCAAGCGGAGGTGTATTATATATTTTAGTGTTTATTTTGTCATACCCCAATTCAGATGCATCTTCTTTATCCAAATCAACCAAATGTGATTGAATACCAAATCCCATAAGTTTTTCACACAACTGAATAGAATTTTGGATAGCATCTTTATCAAGACACACATACACTTTGGATACTTTTTTATCTAATATCTTTTTTTCTAACTTTTGCGGAATGGTTTTACCAAAAATTGGTATTGCGTTCCTACGAATAGAGATAGCATCAAAGACACCCTCACAAATTACAATTGCTTCATTCCAATTTATAAATAAATCAAAACCAATAATATCTTTTGATACTTTTGGGTTCTTATGCTTTTGTGGTGTATCGTAAAAAGCCCTACTGACAAAGTAATTTAATATACCCTCCGAATCATAGGATGGAATTATTATCCTATTAGAATATACACCCTCTTCACAATAACCTATATTGTATTTAACAATATCACCAGGTCTTATACCCCGTCCCAAAACATAATTAAGAGCATGATTATAAATTGGTGATTTTCTATTTTCCCATAATGGATGAAACTCTTTTGGCAATTCCACCCTTTCTATAACATCATTATATTCCCTCTGAGTTACAAATCTATCAACTTTACTTAAAATAGAGTTGTGTTCATCCCAAACCTCTTTTGATACACCCAGCTTCTTAAAAAGAGAACGGATTGTTTTTCCTTTCTCGTCTGAAATCCAACAGTGCCAACGATTTTCACCATTTTGGGTTTTAATATTTATTTCAAGCTTTGGTTTATAGTGGTCTGTAAATGGTGAGTAAAAAGCATAATTATCCCCAGTAGTTTTTTTACTCTTTCCCAATACCCGTTCTAAAAGCTCAAGCAGTCTTTCTTCCATAACCCCTTAAATCATATGTATAAATATGTTTCGGTAAATTAGTAATTATTTTTACACCGGAATCACCAGCTTTATATCTCTTGTTTATTTCAACACCATACGGCCTATCCAACATAGAAAGTGTTCTAATGTGAAATGATTTTCCATCAACCTCCAAAGATTTTGATGGGGATGTTTCACCTAAATAATTAAAATTAGAAGCCCGATATATAACACCACTATGCCCTTGATTTTGGTCTGCGTAACTTATAATATATTCCCAATCCGTATTTTTCTTTAACCACTTAATTGTTTTGGATATAAAATAGGACTCTGCGTTTTTGGGTGTATCATCAACCAAACACAATCTTCGTAACTCCAATACCTTATCAGGACGAGTGGGGTGATAAGTCTGCCCAGCAGTTGGGCCGGCAGGACGGGTGTAAATGCAGACACCAATTATTTCAGGCATTCCAAAATTTCCTTCACGCAATAAAATAAAAGCGTGTTTTGTTTGTATATTGACATAATCCGAGTAGTGCCATCTTTTCAAGAAAGCACGAATGTTAGAATTAAATGTAGTATGCTCTACTGCGTATGTTTTTATTATACCCATTCCCACACAATATACAACAGAAAATCTAATTATCCAAATAAAAATGATTTTGGTTCTTCATTTATCCACTCTTGTGGTATATCTTTATTAGACCACTTAAATCCATTTTTATCTGCCCACATTCCATATGTAGTTTTTGATTTTTTAGTTAATTTTGCGTTTGGGTTCTGAAATACAAATCTAATATCTAAATCAGGTTTTTGCTGTTTTATCAAAAGATGTTTTTTTCTATCTTCTAATGTGAATCTTCCTTTTGTTTCCACGAATATTCCGTTTGGTAATCTAAAATCAGGCTTATATGTGTGATTTGTAGCAGGTTTAGTATATTGTATTTGATGCTTTTCATATTCACCATCAATACCCTTACTTTTTAATTCATCCGAAACTTTATCCTCAAGACCGGAGCGATGCCCCTTAGTCCTTTGGATATGACCCCAATTTTTTCCCATAACTAATCTATATCAAACTTCACATTTATAAATAAATCCGTAATTACACTTTTCTTTAAAGGTGCACCTAATTTAGCAACAGCCATCATTTCATCGTTATCATTATATAATCCAATCGTTGTAATATATGGAGAAAATACGGATGATGTTGTAAACCCTGCTCTACTTCCAAAAGAACCACTAACTAATGATGTTGGGTGAGTAGATACATTAAACTCATCTTTACCAATATGACAGGTTATATTTGTTTCATCAATTGTTTTTGTTGCTTTATAATTTAAAACAAACCCACGATTTGATGTGTAATCCCATTCACCATTACCCAAAAAAGTGTTTTGATTAATTGATGAGGTGTTAGTCATTACAATCAAACCCTCCCTATAAAAAATATAACCATATGTTGCTGATGATGATACAATAGTTCCAAAATTAGAATCTATTTTAGAATCGGTATAATATCTAAAATCGGTGGATGAACCATAATAATTTGTTATATTAACTGATTTAGGTTTTATTTCATACCCAAACTTATAAACAGGAACTGATAAAATTGATGCTGTTGGGTGTAGTGTTAATCTTGAATCATCTGCAAAATGCGTTTGATACAAGCTTCTCCATAAAGTTTTTTGATAAATACCACTCAAACCATCATAGGTAGAACTTTGTGTTAAATCGGTAGAGGTAAATTCAAACGCACCACTAACATGCGGTTTAATAGCTCTTAGGGTTGAAATACCAAACGATGTATAATGATTTGAATCGGTTACTTCATACCTTTTATGTGCAATAAATTCTCTTTCTTGAGAAAATAATTGATTTATTCTTTTAAACCCAACATTAATGGTTTCGGAATTACTTCCTCTTAATACAATTTTTTGTTCTGCCATTAATTATCATTGTTTAGAAATCTAATTTTACTTTTAAAAGAATTTCATTAGCATATGATTTCAAAATAGGTTGTGATAATTTTGCAACCGCTAACATTTCATTTGTATTATTATACAAGCCAATTGTTGTAATGTATGATTTTGGGTCATTTACAAAAGTTGGTTGTGATAGTGTATATCCCCCATTTGCGGAAGATGTTACATACGATGGGTTATTACTAAAATTAAATTTACTGTTTCTTACTCTTAAAAAGTAATATGTGGATTTAACTTCTTCTTCATTTCTGGCTTTAAAAGCGTTGTTTGTAGAATCAACAGCAGCCGACCTACTGATAGCAGAGAATAACTTAAATGAATTGTTTCCATTGTTATTTGATGATGTGTCTGTTCCCAATGAGGCAGATGCATCAAGCGCAGTGCCTGATAAAACAATTACCCCTCTTTGTGGATAAACCCGTCCATATGTTAGTGTAGAAGCTACCGTATTAACCCCTGTTGCCAATGAACCTGATACAACATTGTAATATTCTTGTTCAGCCGATGATAACTGTGTTACATCCGCTGAATCATCTATCAATTTTATTTGCTTACCAGAACCACTTATTGTTAATTCCCAATTACCTCTATCCAATTTATCTTTTAATCTACTTCTTTTGAAATTAACGATGTATATAGAATTTTCATCACCAACGCCTGTAAAATTAAATTTAACAGTTGATGATGGTAATAAGGTTTGTTGATATTGTGCGTAAATAGCACGAGATGGTGAATCTGCAAAACCTATACCCGCAGCAGTAGAACCCAAAGAACCACTACCGAGAGCATGGCCGTATGCTATTGAAAATTGAACCTCTCTCGTCGAATCAGTCCCAACTTTATCATAAACATCATAGTAATAATTACCCGAAGAAGCGCTTTGTGCAGAAGAGGTAAAAAATGTTGCTAATGATGCTGCATTACCACTAAACAACCCACGCGTTACTCGTTGTGAATCATCCTGATAAATATCATCTGCTATTATTTGTTCAAATGTAAATAATGAACCAGCACTAGCACTTGAGCTTCCTAATTGTATTGTTTTAGTTGCCATTTATATATTCCTATTTTTTTATATTAAATACCTCTAACAGTTGTGGCTTGTGTTGTTGTTGATGTAACAGTTGGTGTAACCGTTACATTTATATCAACTCTACCACCAGTTACATTACCAACAACAATTATTTTTGTTGATTGTGTTGTTTCAGGTATCAATTTATTAACAGCCGTAAATCGGAAACTTTCATTATTAATAACTTCAATAGTCCCCAATGTATCATCCAACAATGTTACAGTGTAAGGTTGTAAATCACCACTAATAGTAAAGATAACCGAACCACCCGCTGCTGGTAACACACTTTGTTGTGGAACACTTATACTAGCCGGCGTAACAGAAAAAATTGGAACGGATGTTGCGTTCTTTGGTAAAGTTAATAATTTATATCTTAACGCAAAATTTTCATCGGTAATTGCTTCTAAAACAGGCATATTCTCAATTATCTCACCATAGTAATCCGAACCCAATGAGTGTGCGGTATTCCATAGTGTATAATCAACTTCATCATCACCCAAAGCGAATTTGGTAATTTCAAAGTTTCCACGGCCGGATGCTAAATACTCTCTACCTTTTTTTGTTAATATAGCATCAACAGTTACCGATGTATTATCTAAATATCCCATATAATTTCCTACTTTTATTTCTTATAAATATAGATTTTTTAAATTTAATTCCAATTAGTTACACAATTAATCTACCAGCGGAGGCTGCGCCAGTTGTAATTGGTATTGTTGTTGTTGTGGGTGTAGATACTGTCGCATCTTGTACCGATACATTTTGTGGTGCTACTCCCAATACAAATGGGTCTGCTGTAAATATTTCTACACTTGATTTTCCATCAATTGATGTTACCCCACTATTACAACCATTAAATCTTAGATTTTGCAAGCTTGCAGGCAATTCATCGGTTTGAGTTGGTGCGGGTACTAATGATGATGAATAATAATTACCAATTGATGCTGATAATGAAGATGAATAAAAATATTGTGTTGTATTTGCGGTCATAGATAATCTTTGACCCATAATAGAACTAGTGGCTGAATAATTCCAGTAACCATTTGTGGTTGTTAAAGAATATACCCCACTACTTGCTGAAAGAATTGGCGTTGTGTATTGATATGTTGATTGTAAATGAGCATCTTTCCAGTCTATATCCGCTAAATAATCATTCTTACTTCCAACTATACTTTGTGGCAGTAAACTAATATTAGCTAAGTAATCATTTTGGGTGTGTGATATTTTATCACCCCTTTTATATTTGTTTCTTTCCAATATGTGTGGTTCTAACAATACACCACCAATGTATTCGTTTCTAGCAGGTATTAATTGTTTAACTTGCTCAAATATACTATGGTCATATATAGAAAGCATTTTCAACAACAACCCAATAGCAGTTCCCCTTTTTTGAGCAGAACCTGATGCCGCCGTTAAATTAACATATTTATCAAAATATTTTGTAGCCCTATATCTTAATTGCGGATAATCTTCATTGAATCTATCATCTGGGTCTCCAACCCAATCATCTACCTCAAAATATCCCTCTGAATTATATATATCATTATTCACAACATCAGTTGAACTAAAATACAACGCTACTAAATTTGAATCAAATGGAGCGTAATCATATTGAGATACTTCCGCTGTTTTATCAACATCCAATGATGAACTTAAAACTGAAGATTCAATTCTTACTTTGTTGTTATTTAAATTCAACGCACCAACAGATGGTATTTTTGTAAATTGAGTATCAACCTCACCAACTAAATCAGATGATATGTGATTTGGTAATGATGCGGTTAATGGTGAACCTCCAGAGGTTGTTTTAAAAAATTGATTAGGATGTGATGATGATATCGTAGTTGGTAATGATGTAAACCCACTATCAGGAAATATTCTATAAACCAAATTTTTATATGAAAATGTGCTGTTTAAATCAGTTGTATTATCATCCGAAAAATATGCTTCAGTATTCTTTGCATGCTCTTCAAATATTTCTTGTGAAAGCGATGATGAATAATATCTTATTTCTTGAATTGATGCGGTTGCTGGCATCCCAAACGTAGAGGACCCAATAATAAATTGAGTTGAATTATTAAATATAGCTGTAGAATCACCAGTAGTAGATGTGGCTGATAAAGATGCAAGTACATTTCCAAAATCATCTTTAAATGCTGCGTAAATTGTTGTTGAATTATTTGAATTATTTAAAACTATGCCAAAAGAACCATCTCTTCTACTTTTATAATTCATATAAGATGAACTCATTATTAGTGAGGCGCCGTGTTTTCCAAGTATTCTAGCTTGGCCACCGGAATAGTTCCATTCAAAAACTATATCAGTTGCACCCCCAGTTAATCTACCTATTGTAAAATCACCCAACGGCATTTTACCAATTACTTCAATTGAATTAGGTCTACTACCATTAATAGTTCCAAATGGATTTCTTATTGTTTTAGAATCAGTTGTTTCTACTTTATATATAAATCTTTCCGATTCATATATATTGGGTTCATCAACAACTTTCGGTCCGCCGAACTCCCGTATTTTCAAAAGCGTTTCAGGTATACCATAACACGATAAAAGGGCTTTAATAGAACGGGCTGTTCCCTTTGATTTGTAAATATATGGTAAGTTATTTAATATTCTACGCCAAACCTCTGCTCTTATTTTTTGTTTTGGTTTTGTTTCCAATCCGCCAATCGTTGTTGAACGATTTCCAGATGTATCAGTTCCTAAAACATATTCCCATAAATTAGCTTGCCCCCAACCATTGGATAAATTCCACCCCATTGATTTTGCAACATCGTATAATAATTCATCCGACATACCATCATTTGGATGTTCCTCTCGCTTATTAATGTTTGTTAATGATTCAACATATGTCCATAAAATGTCAAAATGCTGTCCAATCATATTAACAAATAATAAATAATCTTGGTTTAACGGGTCCTCTTTTAATGAAATCGGAATTAAATTTATAAGAGCAGATTCATTCTGCGAATCATATAATGATGCTGAACTATAAACTCCTTCATACCAACTTTCGGCTTGTGAGCTAGTTGTTGGGTAAAATACAATTGGATATGTGGATTGTTTTGGATAAGGTACAATCGTATTTGTTGATGTTGAATAATGGGTGTATAATGAAGCGCTTACACTTTCATACATCCATTTTTCAAATCCATCAAAACCACCAATTAAAGTATCTCTACGAGAGATTGATTGAGATATGTTTGTTAATGCATGAGAACCTGAAACTTGTTGTAGTGTTTGTATTCTAGCATTATATGTTTCAATTGTTTGTAATTTGTAAAAAAAATTATCAACTCTTTCGGTTGCGGATGAATAATGAACAAACTTAGAAAAATCAGAATAATCTATGTTTAATTTTATGTTTCCAAAAGAACCGCTGAAATATGAATCTATTATTTGCTGCGATGTTGGTAAATTTGCGCCCAATAAATCATTCCATGTTTGAAAATCAGTTCCATCAGATTTACCGAATTTATCTAATTCAATATTAAAGTTTGGTTCTAGAACTTGTTCGGGTTCTACTTCACTAAATTGATTATAAACTATAATTTTTTCAACATAAGATTTCTGCAATCTTCCATCAATAGAAAACCTATCACCAATGTTTATAGTATCGCTGATTGGTGTTACTAATTTTATATAAACCTCGCTTATAAAATCATCATCGCTTCCGTTAAGGTCGCCAATAAACTTTATACTAGCGACATCAGATATATTATTATTACCAAAATTTAAAATGAATTCAGGCCTATTTTTTGTAAAAATATAATTACTATCGCTTTGAACCCCACTTTGAATTTCTTTTATTAAATACATTGGTGGATTTTGCAATATACCATTGGCTTTTATTTCGGTTCTATCAGAAGAAATTTCCCCTATTGTTATATTGTTTGTATCCAACCCACCAAAAAAATTGTATAATGGATTATAAACAAGTGTATATACCCCAAAATCAAACCCAGCCTCTCTAATATCTTTTTCAGGAGAAAATGCAAACGAAGTATTTTGTGTTTGTATAAATTTTTTATCGTAAACCGATTTTAATAAATTATTTTCAGTATCGTATATATGTAATTCCAAAGAAGCCGGTATTTCAAAGGAAATAGGAAATGTTGAAAAGTTATCAGTTTTTTGTTTAAGTCTTAATTTAAGGAGGCTATCATCAGGTGATAGTTTTAAATTATAGGAATTAATTTTAGTAGCTTGCGCAAAAGTTTCACCATACACCGGTTTGGTATCTAAAACTTCATTTACATTTACAAATCTATCTAAAGACATATTCTATTTCTTTCTGATTAGAAATTATTGCATTTCAATAGGGTTATTACCTAACGATGGGTCATTTGTTATTATACCACCACCACCAATACTATTATTGGTAGTAGAAGTTGTAGGAGTGGTAGTCTGATTATTTTGGTTATTACCTAATATCTGAAAAAACTCAGTACTTCCCGAAATAATTTCCGGCGAAACATCTTCAACATTTGTTGGGATAATTTGTAAAAAAGAAAGATTTTCAAATTTTCTAACAAAATTATTCAACTCAATTACACCATAAGTATCATTTGAATCTGATAATGAATATGATAGAATTCTTCCTTGATTGTTTCTTTTTATTTCTCTTTCCATTATCTAACTACCTTAAAATAAAAATCATTATCGTAATACTTTTCCAGACCATCAGAATCTATTCTAAAAACAAATTTATAATATCTTTCAGGTTGTAATGAATTAAACCAAAAATCAAAATAATTGCTCGTAGAATCACATTCAATCTTTGTATAAGTAGTATCAAATGGGATAATTTCTAATTCAGTTTCAACATCTATTAATGACCAATAAGAGGATGTTGGTAAATATTTTACGGTAGATAATGCACCACTATTACCAAATGTCCTTTGTGGATATCTTTCTCTACCATAAACCCGAATCCTATCTTTTGAATCTTGTTTATATTCGGATTTTAATCCCTTTGTATATAAAACAATATTTTCCGAAGTCAATGCAGAAAGTGAGCCTGTTTGAAATTGAGAATCATTCCATTTAACTTCTAATGTAGGCACCCATATGGTATGTGTTTCGGTTGAAAAGTATTTTGATACACCATACTTAATTGATGATGTTTCATCGGTATTAGACCTTTTAATTATAAACCCATTATTTTGTCTACTACCATTTAGAATATCATTTACATATTGAGTTATTTCTATATTTAAATCCGAAACATTTCTACTGAAAGATTGCGAATAAATAGTCCCATTAACAGAGGATGTAAACCATGTTCCACCACCTGCATTAATTGACCAATATGAGCCTGAATTTATTGGTGATTGAACACTCCAACTAACATTTGTGTTTCTATAAACCCAGTTTGAATCATTTTCATTGTGAGGTGTATCGGGCAAAGAACCGACACCTTCCGACCAACTTTGTGATATTGGGTAAATATACAAATCATATTCAGAAGGTATTTCTCTTTCATCGGATGAAATAAGGTTTAAATAATATTTTATACTACCAGATATTGTCCCATTATTGATTGATTGTGATATTTGAGATAAGTTAAATTGTATCAATATCCTACTACTACCCAATAGAGTTGTATCATCGGTATCAAAAAATTTACCTACTTCCAATATTTCATCTTTTCCCACATTTTGTAATTTTCGTGTAGAATCTTCATATATTGTAGTATCTTTTTGAGGATATATTCTATAAATCATTTATTTCTCCCTAAAATAACGGAACTACTTTACCTCTAATATCCAAATCAGGATACTTTACTTCAAAAATTGATGGGTCTTTTGCTGGATAAATAATACCATTTCGTGTCGCTTTTTTAATATCATAGATATGTGATGAATATACCCCATTGTATTTATTTACTATTTGTAAACCACCCACACCATTTAAATCAGGTCTTACCACAGTCTGAACACCATCTACCCTATCTAACAAAACATAGATATCTGATAATAATATCGGTCTATTAATTTGGGCATCAGGTATACTGAAATACTTTTTTAATTCATTAATACACCTTAATAATACTTCATTAGAATTATAATTTGGTAAAACTACTACTTCAAAATTAATACCAATATTGATAATGTACACATCTTTAATATTTACAGCATCTGTCAACATTCTATAATAAGAAATATAATTTTTAAGGTTTTGTTTTGTTGCACTATTCAAAGGTGCTAAGTTTCCGTTTGAATTATATCCACAAGTATATAAATTAATAGCAAGTGGATTTGGTATTTGAAGAGAACCTGCGGATGCAACACCACTTACCATTCTATTGTAAGATTTAATTTGATAATCGGGTGCTACATATGCTTTTGCAACAGCTCCGAATTGAGCCGGCATTGCATACGCTCTAACAACATAATCTTCTGCGGTTACTAATCTGTTTTGGGATGCAAAAAATGCCATAGTGTTATTTCTAACATCTTCAACACTATCTTCTACCTTACCACCACTAGCAGCCTCTTCGTTTATTACCGCAACCGAATTTTTTATAGTGTTCCATTGTGCCGTATTTGTTGGAGTTGTTTCATTTTCAAACTCTATGTTTATTATTTGAGTTAAATCTTTTGATATTACATTATCAGCAACCCCCTGACCAACTCTATATGTTACAGTCAATGTTGTATTTGCTGGTGCAACTCCATATGTTTTTGTGTAAAGAAAATTAGATGGGTCTATTGTTTGTGATAAATCAGTCTTTGCTTTATACAAATTAGAACCAACATTATCTGGATTTGGTAATATTTCTTCATCGGCATTTGATGATACCCCTGCTCCAAATTGCATTGTTATAGAACCATTTTCATCAACCCGTGTAATAAATCTTTTCGGTATTTTTTTTAACCTTAAAAGATATGGGGTTTCGGAACTGTATTGGTTTAAGTTTAATGTGTAATCTGAATTATTTGGTATTTGCTCAAAAACAGTATCTTGTGCTAAATAATCTACTTTAGTCCAAGTATCACCATCACCATCAACGATTTTTATAACATCAATGATTCCAGTATCATCTATTTTAATTTTATCATATGGTTTTGGTGAACCAAATGTAAAATCAGCCGTTTTTTCTTCCCCACTAATTACACTTACACTTTTTTTGAAAAGATATAAAACAGGCTCATCTGTTGTTTCATTTATTTGATAAACCGATATTTCCGTTGGGTCAAATGATGATGAAAAAGCAAAATCTACTTTTCTAGTGGTATTAAAAACAACATTTGCATTTTGTGTAGATGAAACCTGCATACCCTCTTTTATTTTTAGGGCGTAATCTAAATCAGGTCTAACATTGTTTCCCGTACCAATGGCTGGGATTAATTGATATACTATTAAATTAGTTGTGGCGGGTGAATATAATTTTGGTTTATATCCAAGCGATTGAGCTAATTCAAATAAATTCGTAGTTTCTTTGGCCTGTGTAACAATTGATTCTCTCAATTGAACATCGGTGTAGTATGATAAAACATCCCCAACATACGATGCCATCTCCATAAACATCATACCAGGAGATGATTCATTAAAATCATTATAGGTATTTGGGTAGTATTGCTTAGCAAAGTCTACGAGGTTTTTCCTAAACTCGGAAAAATCCCTACCTATTAAGCTAACTTCTTTTTTTGAATCATTTAACATTTAATACTCCTACGCTATTGATAATTCACCTTGACTATCAACTTCTAAAATTATTGTTTGGTTAGAACCTTGTTCAGTTACTTTGAATGAAACTTTTATACTTACTTTATTAAAATCCGGTTCAGAATTAACTTCTACCTTTTGTAATAAAATGTAAGGTAGCCAAAAATTAATATCCTCCGATAAAGATTCTTCTAAATTGGAATCTAATTCACTATCCATATTTTCAAAAAGAAGTGAATATATATCCGAACCAAAAAGTGGTTGGAATACTCTCTCACCTTTTCTGGTTAGTAAAAGATTTTTCAAATTGGAAACTGCTTGCTCTTCAGTCGTATAACTAAGTTTAAATATAGGACTGCCACCCAATGGTAGCATTACACCAACTGCTTTATTTGGTTTTAAATCAATCGGATTATACCTATATTCTATTCTGTTAGCCACTTATCATCCTCTTTTTTTATTGTTTATAGCCTGCATCAGTTGAGAATAATCTTTGGTTAAAGCATTTACAACCGCCTCACCATGTGGTGTTTGTGATAATCTATCCATTGATATCGCATTACCATCAACATCTTGTACTACACTATTTGCAGTATTCATAGTATTGTTCATAGAACCAAATCCCTGTGCCATATCCGATGTAAACGAATGACCACCATTAATATCTCTCCACTCACCACTTTGATAAGTTTCATTCAATACAGATGATAATACAGAATTACCCCCAAATAATTTATTTTGTTTTGGTTTTTGTTTTGTTTCAAAGAGGTGTTCAACATCCAAAGGGTCTTTTTCTACAAAAGATGTTTTTGTAATATGAGTTCCCCTTTTCAATTCTTTTAAGATAGATTCTTTCAACTGCTTTCTTTCTAAAGCAAGTTGTTTTTTAACTTCACTTTCAATAATGAGTTTTATTGCCTGAATTAATTTTGCTGTGTTCATAATAATAAATATAATTTTTTATAATAATTAGTTATCCTATACCTTGTTTAAGTTTTAGTAATATACTAGCAATTTGTGGATGAGCGGTTGTTGCATTTCCTACTACTGGGAAAGTTCCCCTAGCTAATGTTTCTATCGCTGATATAATTAAATTAATTGTAGTGGTGTATTCCGATGTAGATATTGCTATATCTTTTTTTGACGATATAATTATATTATCTTTTTTACTATTAAAAATTAATCTATCGGAATTTATTATAACTTGCGGATTTGAAAATTGAGATATATTAGAAACTGATGTTCTATTTGATGGTGTAATCCCAACTTTTTGATTAGAAGTCATCCAAATAGATGAATCATCTTTATTTATATCCTCCAAAACAAATTTATCGTAACCCTTTTTATTACTTTCGTTTTGAGTATTCCTTAAAATTGTTATTGGTTTATTTGGATTTGAAGATTGCCATGTTGGTAATCTTTGTGCATCACTTTCATTTGGTGTGTATCCAAAACGAATGGATTGACCAAATCTACCTTCAAATATAGTATCACCTATGTAGGGTTGTAATTGTGATAAATTACTAATTTCAGAAAACCCTTTACCAAAATTTTGATTATTATCTTCTACCGAAGAATTGTTTGGTATTGTTTGGGATGTATATGTAGTAGCATTAAAAGATTGTGCAGTATTTACAATAGATTTTGGTAATGGGTTATTATTTATAGCTCTTTGTAAAAAAGTTGGCGACATATAATAATAGTCATATCCACCAGAAAGAGGGCCCGATGTTGCCCCCATACCATTTATTAAATAAACTTGTTCTCCAATAATTGGAACTGATTTGATATAAGGATTTAATGGATATGCAAATTCAGTTGAGGCGTTACCAAAAGACCTTTTAATAGAAACCCTTATTTTGTAAATATCATTTGGATTTCCATCTTTCAAAAAAACTTCAGTTACTTCACCAAGCATTATTCATCCTCATCCTTTTTCAGAGATTCTATTTTAGAATCAATATCATCTTTTGCTTCCAATAACTGGCGCTTTTCTTCTTCAGATAATAAGAGTCCACCATCACCATCTGCTTTATCTAAAAGTTTTTGAGCTATTGCAGCCATTCTAACCAATTGGTCATCGTTCTTTACCGAAACTTCTAAATATTCTTTAATAAGTGGAACAACAACTGAAGCATCATTTAGGTTTTTAACCAATGGTTCTAACTGAGCAATCAGTAATTTAATCTGTCTATCTTTTTTACGGGAATTATCGTAAATATCTTTTAATAAAGATGAAAACGATGTTCCTTTAAATATATCATCATCCTTTGTCATAATACCTTTCTACATTGTGATTTAATTTAAGAATACCCTTTTTTGAATAATCCGTATTTAATTCCACAAAAATTATTTTCATTTTACCTATAACCCTTGTAATATATTGCGTACTTACTCCTGTCCTATCTCTTATAAGTATGTAAAGAGCCTTTTTGTTGTATGAGTATAAATCTCTTCTATTTCTAAATAACTCATTTACCGAATCAGCTATCTTTCTATCTCTATCCTTTATAAAGATTTTATCTAAATTACAATCAATATATTCGGTATAAAAATCCATAAAATCTGATTTTTCTTCCAATAACTCATACCCAGCCACCTCATTGGGAACATTTCTTCCAATATCAACAGAATCCAATTTTTCATGTATTTTCATCTTTGAATAATTGGCGTTGTTTTCATTAAATAAAAAATTACGCGCTATGACTGTAAAGTAAGAAAATGCTTTTCCTTTTTCACCTTTAAACTTATGCATTTTTTCATTTAAAAACGCAACTACAGATGCTTTGGTATCTTCATACCCATCATCAAAATAATAAGTTTTATAGGTGTGTATTACATTCTCTGCCAATTTATCAAATGGGTATTCTATAAATCTGTTATAGATTTTATTTTTTAAACTTTGATTATCACAATTATTAAAAGCGTTTATTGCAATTTCAGTTATATTTGTAAAATATCTTTTACTTTGCGGATTCTTCCGTTTTCTCGCCATAATACATATCCAATTCTTCTATTATACTATACATTTCTCTAAATACATAACCCGTCTCATCATTTGCTTCAAACGAACCAATTTTATCTATTGATTTCATTCGTTCCATAGCATTCTGAATCTTCTCATCCATAAATTGGATTACCTTTTGTGATTCATCGTATTGCTTTTCCATCTCATCAAAATTATCATCTGCCGTTTCTAATTTCCTTAAAAGATTCCAAACAAAAAACCCTAACCCAATATCGGTTAAAAGTAATAAAATTAAAATTGTAACCATACTATCAATCCTCCATTATATCTTTAAATGCGTCAAACACCAAATCTACTTTTGGTTTATCCTCTTCAGATTTACCATTCATTATTTTTTCAAATTTGGATAAATTTTTACCTGGTGTTTGAATAGTACCTCTAGTTCCTTTTAGTTTTTTACCATCATTAACCCACCTATTATATTCATATTTTGAAGCCATAAAATCGGCCTGATGTAGAATATGGGGTAAAAATGTTTTTAATTGATTTTCAGGATTAAAACTTTTATAATAACTTTCAGTTGAAGAGTCATACAAACCATCAGTCAATCTAATAGCAAGATATTCTTCCTCACTACAACTTACTCCAAAGTGATTTAACAAAAAGAATGTTCTATCGTGAATTTCCATCCAATGTAAATTTGGGTTTGATTTATAAATCTTTCCCTGATTTTTTACATGCCACTCAGAATCATTTTTTTTATACCAATCATCATTAACCGAACCAACCTTACCCAAATCGTGATGAAGGGCTGAAAATATAATTGATTCTCTTGTAATATCCTCAGTAACCATATCCAACTCTTTCCATAAATCAAACACTTTTAATGCGTTTCTCGTTACTCTTAAAATATGGTCAATATAACCACCAGGAAAAGCATTGTGAAAATGCTCAAATGATGAAGCAGGTGTATAGATAATCCTTTCTTCTAAATGGTCATACATTTTGTTTAGGGCATCCAATCGGTCACCACTAAACTCCTGATTAATAAGTTTTCTAAACTTTTTGTAATTTTCCAGCAATTCGTCTGGAGTAAAAAAATCAAAATACATAATTAAATAATTTTATCAATGATACCCAATTCTAATGCTTCTTTGGATGATAGGAACAGGTCCGATTGTTGGTTTGATGTCCACCACTCTTTTGGTTTTTTTGTAAATTCTGCCATTAAAGAATTACATTCATCCTCTAATTGGTCTGCAAACTTTGCGTTAGATTTTACATCACTCAATTTACCTGCTGCGAAAGTAGATAATTGGTGAACCATAATTTTTGAGTGCTTTGATGCAACTCTAACCCCTGTACCAGATGCCAATAAGAGAGCAGCGGCTGACATTGCAATACCTCTACACACAATATTAAATTTAATTTCAGTATGGGTTCTAATATAATCAATAATACCCAAACATTCCATTACATCACCTCCACCGGAGTTAAGTAGTATTGTAATCACATCCGTATTAGGGTTTATTTTTTTAAGTAAACGTGTTTTAGCAATAAATTCTGCTAACAACCCAATTTGAATTTCATCGTTGATTACAATAATATTATCACTAATATCAATACCATAATCAAACTCCCTAAAATATTGTTTATAAGGGTCATCTTCACTATTCTCTTTCGTGTTGATATAATTTACATTTTTTACTGTTTGGTCGCTGACCGAATATAGTTCATCCATTTTTATTTAATTTAGTTTAAATTTATTACAATATACGAAAAAAATGATAATATTCCAAATTTTATCGCTTATATCTATCTGCTCCAGTTACTTTATATGAGTGTAATGGTGGTGTTGGGTTGGGGTTGGCATTTTCATTGTATAGATTAACACCTTCCTCAGTTGTTGGTTCAAATACCACATCCGGCTTTTCTTCAATCGGAGTTTTAATTTTAGATTCAATCTCTCCTACAACATCTTCTTTTTTTTCAATAAATTTTAAATCTTCATCGTTTTCTGAAATAGTTTTTTGGATATTTTCTTTTAATTCTTTTACAAGTTTATTTAAAGCAATAACCATTGCGATTGCAAGTGGGTCGAATACCAATACAATTAATAAGGTAAACCAATTTACAATTTTATCCATACCCCACCCAGTTAATTTATCCAAATATCGTAAAGGACCAATTTCAGCCGCAACATCATTATTAGATTCCTTATCCAAAATAACTAAATCCAACGATGTCAACGAATCATTCATCGCTTCTATTTTTATGGTTAATTCATCCCTCTGCTTAATAGCAGTTTTTAATTCAGAACTCAACACCTTTCGTTGTGAAACCGCACCTCGTTCGGTTAATGAGTTATTACTTGCCAACCCACCCCTAAGTGATGATATGGATGTTTCCAATATTCTTTTTTCTTGATTGTAATCCGTAAGCTGCTCTTTAAACCTCGTTCTTTTAATATCTACCACACCAACTTCTTTGTTTAAGATATTAAACTTATCGCTTGTAGTTTGATACGCTGATGTTAAAAAACCATATATACCCAATGATGTAATCATCATAAGAACCACAACCGCTGATGTTAAATACCATTTTAACCAACCAATAGTTTTCCAATAATTGTGGAGATAGGATGCTAATATCAATTTAGCAAATTCCAAAGAACCCGCCATAATAATTACTTCGGTTCTAGCTCCAGCAAACAAAGAACTTAATCCAAAAACAGAATAGTATGCAGCAGAACCTGCGAGACTGAATGTTGATAAAATCATTAAAGTTATGAAACCATTTTTTCTCGTAAAAAATTTTTTCATATTTTTTCCATTTTTTTAACTTTACTAACTTTCCCAGTTGTATTTATTATCAAAACCTTTTTTGTTAAAATAGTTACTTGTAAAAATAAGTAACTTGTTAATATAAAATAAATATAAAAAAAATGATAATAAGTTCAAACGGGTTAATTATGCCCATACTTATTCAAATAAGTAAGAACTGCTAATTCTTTCATTTTTGCTTCAACTTCAATATCCAAATCATATCCATAAGTATTAATCTTATCAAAAATATAATCGGAATGGGCTTGTGGCATTTTACCAATAGCAGATTCTGAATAATGAACTACGGGTTTAATACCTTTCGGCCAAGTTGACATAGCCATTTCCAAAGCTTCTCTTTCTGATAAATCACCTGTACAAAATTTGTGGTGGTGATAATCAAATACAATAGGAATACCAATTTGTTTGTGTATATACATCAGGTCTTTTACTGAATACATACTTGCTTTATCATCATTTTCTACCGTCAGCCTGGTTTTAACCGAGTCAGGTAACCTATCAAAGTTTCGGCAGAACCTATCCATCGCTGAAACCTTATCCCCATAGACACCATTACAATGGATATTGATTACATTATAGGGGGTTCTACTCAACCCCATAAGGTCAAACACCTCCCCATGCAGCGAAAGGTCTGTTATGCTGTTTAGAACCACCTTTTCGTTGGGTGAAACAAGCACATTAAAGGGGCCAGGATGAGATGTAATTCGTTGCCCATAGTTGGATACCAATACCCCAATACCCTTCAAGAGATTGGATATAGGAGCAAAATGCGGCATGGATGATAGTTGGTATTCAGATGACCAGGGGAATAGGTTAGAAGTGATTCTAAAGAGTTTTATACCCTGTTGTTCATTCCAATTAATGATTTCTACCAAGTCTCTGGTGTTTTGTAACCCCAATTCAGAAGCCCTATCAATACCCTCTTTTAAGAAGGTCTTTTTAATCATACTCCTATTTGTGGTAATCTTTTTCTTGCCCAATGTCATATTGATGCAAGCATATCCTAAATTTGACATAATAAGTTTTTATTTTTTGCGTGGTAGTTTTACATATATCCACAGCAATATAGGTGAAAATATAATAAGTAAAAGGAGTGATTGGAGTCGTTGTTTAACCCCTAACTTCATCAGTAACTCCGTTATTAAATTCTAATAGAATTAGTTCTGCCGTTTCAGCATCAACCCACCCGGCCATCTCCGTCAAATCACCTACCCAATATTTACCATACTTTTGTGGTAAATCACATATACCTAAAAATGTTTTCATAATTTTTAATTTTTATTTTGTAATCAAAGATAATCATAAAATCCCAAAGTTCCAAATTATTTTGGGATAAATATATTTTTATATATCAAATGGGGTATAACTAAAAGTTATATTTAGTACCGATGGACATTTCGTATTTATGATAGATTTTATATTTACCTCAAATGTATCCAAAGATTGGAATTTTATTATTTCACCACCATAAACAAAATTTAATTTACCGCATTTTTCTAATATATCAACCTTATTAAAAATTAAGTTGGTTACACCATTTATATTAATTGCTTTAATAAGTAAATCGATATCCAACCAATTTACTTGTCTACCCCTACCAGTGGTAGCACCATATTCATCCCCTAATTCTCTTATTTTGATAAATATTTCATCATCACCCTCAAAGTTTTTAGCACCTACATAAGTTCTATATGCTTTTGCTATACCATAAACCTTTCTAATCTTTTGTGGTGGAACTCCATTCAATAAAGCAGAACCAACCGTACAATGCGATGATGTTACATATGGGTAATCTCCCCAATCAATATCTAACTCGAATCCCTGCGCACCCTCAAATAAAATTTTAGATGGGTCTGAATTATGTAGTTCTTCGTAGATATCAATTATATATTTAGAATGTAATTTATCCCCAGCTCTAATTCCCCTCCTTGCATATTTATCCCTATACGCAGGCCCATTACCTGTTTTGGTTGTTCCGATGTGAGTATCTTTACTATCCTCCATCAGGTGTTCCGGCTGAATTAAATGAACTCTTTTATCAATATGAAGATAATCCGAAACATTAATACCATTATCTTCTAACTCTTTCCACTCTTTACATAAATCTATAAAATTAACTACACAACCAGGACCTATAATTGATTTTATTCCATAAAATACACCGACGGGTATGTAGTGGGTTACAAATTTTTTCCCTTTATGATAAACAGTATGACCGGCGTTTCCACCACCATTGTATCTAATTACATGAGTATATTCACCGCTCTTACAAAGTGAATGTGCAACCTTACCTTTACCAGTATCACCTGCTTGTAAATCTACAATTACATCAGCGTATTTTATCATACATAACTTATTTAAAAAATAACCCAAGGGCGCGGGTTACATAACTTATTTAATTTTTAAACTTTTTGGTTTTGATTCTTCAGCGAATGGTATTACAATTTTAAGTAACCCATTGTGCATTGTTGCATCGGCTGAATTCAAATCATACTTTCGGGCAACTTTATATCCCAAATTAAAGGAACGTTTTGATATACCTTTATGAATATAATTTACCTCACTATTGGTTTCTTCTTTTTTAGAATGAGAAATCCTTAATAGGTCTCCCTCAATATTGATATTAATATCTTCTTTGGTTAGACCTGTTCCTGCTACCTCAAAACATAAACCATCTTTGGTTTCATAGATATCTACGGGATGTCCGATTTTTACATCCATAGCGGGAGCGAAATACGAATCGGTTGTGAAAAAGTTTTTCACCAAAATATCAAATGGTGAAAATGGAAATTCTTTGATGTGTGTCATAATAGTCCTTAAATCTATTTTAATTGTTAAACATAATTTTAATTTTGACCCCTTTCGGTAGTCGGTTGCGCCCTTAGGTTATATTTTATATTTATTACAAATATTATACCAACTATGGTTGGTTGACAAATTGTCAGTTTAAAGACATTGGTGGTATTTGTCCAATGATAATATATGTATTGTAAGTAGTTTTTTTAACTTTACTGCTGGTTAAATATTTCAATATAAAACCATCAAGCCATAATTTATTAAGAGCCTGTTGTAATGAAAATTCTTCTGAATTAGATTCAATATGAATTAATTTCAATACCGTATCAGAAACAGGGTTGGTTTCCATATGATGATTAATAGCACCAAAGGATGATTTATTCGCACCCTCTAATTCAGATTCAATATCTTCATCATCACCTAACTTATCAAAAAACCCCGAATACATATCGGAAAAATAAATAAGTTTATCTCTTGCCGATAATCCTTTGTAAAAATCATATTCATTCTTATCCCAAAAAGATTCCAAATTTACATTATCCATACCTATAAATAGTTAATTTTTTTTGAATTCTTGGTTTAACCAAAATAAAACCTCTTTTGAAACGGCGGTATTTTCTTCTGTTATATATTCATCCAAAATCCAAGTAACTTCTTCTAATACCGAATTATTATTGTAATAAGTTTTATTTAGAATTAATTGTAATTTATCTCGCATTTGTTTTTTATACAAATCATCAATAATTACATCAGTTTTAAAAAACTTTTTTTTAAGATTCTTTTTTATTAAAGTAAAATATGGTTCTTTTTTATTTTTTAAAATCTCACAACAATTTTCAATATATTCTGAAAAAGATACATCTTTATTAATTAATAAAGGTTCTTCGTTGGTTAGGTTTAATGCACCCGTAATGTTTTTTTCAGATATTTCAAACCCATCCTCATCAAATTGACCGTATCCACCAAACAATGCCTTTTTTATTTTATCAAATTCGGTTGTTGCTTGGATTGAGCCGGTAATATACATTTTACTAATTAAAAATATTTAACCTAAATTTTTTATCAACTGTATGTAATGCGTCTTGAAGAGTTTCAATAATTTTTTCTGCTTCCGCTTTTGTAACCACCATTTCAGCATTACCTATCTTTAAACTACCGATTTCGGTAAATGGTTTTACAGGATAATCCGATGGTTTTAATTCAGGATTTAATTGTAAATCAATACCCGAAAAATTCTTTCCAGCATATTTTTGAAATTTGGCTTCTTGCTTTTGAGTTACACCAAAAGAATTATTTACAAAATTTTTAATTGGTGCGTTTTTATATTTACTACTCATAACTTAATTGGTTTAATTGTTATACAGTAATAAATACAAAAAAATAATTAATTATTATGTTTTTTTAATCCTTTTATTTCGATTTGAAACTCTACCAAATTTGACTTCATCAAAATCCATAATCATTTTATCGGGGTGGGTTCTATTGATATTTTGAGTTGTCTTAATAGACTCGTTTGCCCAAAACCACGCCCTTTCTAATGTTTTTTGTGGGGGTATAAAATTTTCTTCACCAATATACCCATCCACGCCATTATAAATTCTATAAAGACCCTCAGTTGTAATTACCGATTTTGCTTTTGGATATTTTTTTAGAATCCGTTTTTTAATTCTATCGGTAGCTGAATTAGCCGATACTATCTTCTTTACTTTCTGATTGCTTTTCATTGAAAATTTGGGTTAATCGTTTATTAATTAAAAAACCATTTGCTATTTCTTTGTTTAATGAACAATTTTCTATTAATCTACCATCTTCAAGTTTTACATCGTAGGCGTTACTGTTCTTAATTTTATTTTTTGAAACTATTTTACCTACCCGAAAATCTTTGTAAACGGCTACTACTACAATATCACCTATACCATACACCATAATTAGTTTCCGATTACATTTAAGATTTTTGTTTGTGTAACGGAACTAACTTCAAATTCCAATGGAGAGCTTTGTAGAAAAGCTGTGATATGGGCTTCTGCATCAGTAACCGATACTGCTTTTACCAAATACTGTTCAGTATTCTTTTTAATTTTACCATTACCATTGTCGGTTTCGACTTTTACTTTTACTAAATAATACATCATAATTTTATTTTTTTAAATTGTTTACAACTTTTTCACATGCTTTTACGAAGTTTTCTTTTCCCCATTTACCTAATTGAGTGTGGTGAGAATGTGATATTGAATCTCCACTAACAGCAGAAGATATATAAGCAAATCTTTTTAACTTATAGCCTGATAGTGGGGATGAAAACTGCTTTAAGTATTCGGCTTTACTATCCAAGTATTCAAAAAAATCATCCTTTGATAAAGAATCAATTTCTTGATTTGTTAGCGGTTTATTTGGGTTATATATCATATACAAATATACAAAATTATTTTGTAAATTCCAAGTTTTATGTATTTAAATTTGATAATAATGTTTACCACAATGTTTAGTGTTTAGTTTCTTCAATTAGTTCTCCGTCTTTCCAATGACGGGTTTTGGTAATGTTTCCCTGTTCATCAAATTCCTCCTCAATTCCATCCGCCTTACCTTCTTTGTATGGGGTTCTCCAATGGATTTTTCCGTTTTCATAGAACATTTCCTCAATTCCATCCTTCTTATCCTCTTTGTATGAGGTTCTCCATCGAATGTTTCCGTCCGCATAGAACCACTCCCAAATACCTTCTTGTTGCTCTTTTGAGTTTAGTTGTCCTTTGACCCATATATTTCCGTTGTCATAGTATTCAATGTAGGGTGTGAGTTTGTTTTTCATAGGTTTAGTGTTCAGTTGTTTCAATTAGTTCTCCATTTTTCCATAGAGTGGTTTCTACGATGTTTCCTTGTTCATCAAATTCCTCCACAATTCCATCTATCTTACCCTCTTTGTAAGGGGTTCTCCATTTGATATTTCCGTTTTCACCAAAAACCTCCTCAATGCCATCCTCCTTATCCTCTTTGAATGGGATTCTCAATCTGATGTTTCCGTTAAAATCGAACAACTCCCAAAGACCTTCTTCTTGTCCTTTGGAGTTCTTTTGTCCTTTGATATACACATTCCCGTTGCGGTGATATTCAATGTGGGGTGTGAGTTCGGGTTCAGTTGTTTCAATTATTTCTCCATCTTTCCATAGATAGGTTTCGATGATGTACCCTTGTTCATCAAACCACTCCTCAATACCATCTATCTTACCCCGTTTGTATGGGGTTCTCCGTTGGATGTTTCCGTATTTATAGAAGAACTCCTGAATTCCATCCTCCTTACCTCCTTTGTAAGGGGTTCTCCAATGGATGTTTCCGTTTGTATAGAAATACTCCCAAAGACCTTCTTCTTGTCCACTGGAGTTCTTTTGACCTTTAACCTGTACATTTCCGTTGGGGTGGTATTTAATGTGGGGTGTGAGTTCTGCATTTTCCGACTTGGATTGAATGTTTGTGTAAATATCGAAAATCTCGTCTATGGTGTATAGTTTGTTTTTGTAAAAACGACAAACACCTGCTGTGTGCTTTGCTTCGTCTGTGTGGATTAATACCCACCTTGCGAATTTAACTTGCTCGTTCATTTTGTTTTTCATAGTGTAAAGTTTAGTAAATGTATTGACCGACCCATTGTGTTAGGCCATCTGAGGTGGTGGTCTTTCTTTTAAAAATTCTAACCGCGTTGTCTCCAAATTGCTCATAACTATCTATTGCAGTGCACTCAAAAGCAACAGGTGTCTTTGGTTGTTGGAGGGATTGGATTAACTCTCCATAAAACTTATAAAACTTTACTGCATACTCACCTGAAGTTATTTTTCTATTTTCTTCTGAAAAAATGATAGCTTTGTGTATGGCAGTTTTAAGTTGTTCCTCTGTGTACTTGTACTTCTCTTTGGCTTTGTTGTAGCCTACAATAAATGATGAAACCTCATAATCAGTAACTCCAACTTTTTTATATGAACTTTTAAATTCCTCAGCCAACTTCACAACATCATCTTCAAGTGGTGGTAGTAAGTCAACACCTTCAAGAACAGGTGAGTTGTTGAGTGGTAAATGGGATATGATTTTCTTACAATAGTCCATGTGTATTTGGCCGTTGCCTTCAAATAGGAATTGTTCGTTGTAGTAATCATTGACTTTCCTTATGTCTAACACTTCCAATTCAGAGCAGTCAACAAGCACTGTGTCTCCAATAGCAATCTCTGAATCATCTACCACCAATAGGTAGTTGTCTGTTTTAATGATGCTGTGTGTCATAACTTTTATTTTTTAAGTTCCAAACTTTTTTGATAATAATAATTATAAAGTTCTTCTAAATTCATTGGCTCTTCATTCATCATTTCATTCCACATATCAATCCCAAACTTTTTTTGTAGTTCATTCCTAAGAGAATTCAATATACGCATTTCATCTAACTCACCCTCAAACTCAAGCTTTAAAGCACGAACCCTATCCATTCTACTCGCATCCCGTGCTATTTCTAATCTATCTGAATTAGAATCACCCCCATATTTTTTATAGGCGAGCTCGTAAGCACGATTTGCTTTTTTTCTGGCTTCAAATGCTTGAAGAAAAAATTCCGATAAATCGAAATCACCATTTTGTATTTTATCAAAAAGATGGGAGTTAAAAGAAAGGGGCCGTTTTTTCGGCCCCCGTCTCCACCACTTAAACTTATTATAACCCATACTAATTTTAGAAAGGGTTTTGTACCGGAGTAGCTTCTTCAGTATTAAAGAGGTTTTCTTCACCTACCTTAATAAACTTTTGAACATACTGCTTCATAAACACACGCTCCGATTGAGCACCACCCGTATTATCAAAGAAGGGATAGATAGCAATTTCAGCAGCCTCCTGCAAATTAAACCCATCATACAACAGCGAACCAATCTCCACCGCAGTTCGGGTAGATAATGAGTTGGTCAACTTCGGCGATTCGGATTTAACCTCATCACGAGTCATTGAAGTAATTTCGGCTACACTATCAATCAAAGATTTTGATACAGATGGATACATCATAGAGAGCAATTCAGCCTCTTCATCTTTTGTGAGAGATTCCATCTCAATCACCGTAAATCGGTCAAGTATCGCACGGTCAAGCAATCGTGTCGCTGTATATTCATTACCAATATTAGCGGAAGCGATAAACGAAACACCATCAGCCACATTGATAGTGGGTGAATCAGCGGCTTCATCAAGTCGGAGATAGCGTTGACCCGGATCGAGAACAGTCATTAGAATGTTCCATGCTTCGGGGTGAGCCCTCGTAATCTCGTCAAGTACCACCACAGTGTTTGGTGTTTGGATTGCTTTTACAAATGGTGATTGATTAAACACCGTACCTTTAGTGGTATCAAATTGAGTATTACCAATCAAAGTGCTGCGAGGGTCTTGGGTAGCTCCCAAGTTGATGATAAAGGTATTGTAACCATCAATAGAACTAGCCGCTGCTTTAGCCGCCATAGTCTTACCACAACCAGCCGCACCTGTCATCATAATGTTCTTACCACGAAGAATATTTCGAACCAAATATTTCCACTTTAATTCCGGCATAAACAACATCTTTGGTTTTAAGGATGCCGCCTCATTGTGGATGAAGTTCAAAACATTTTCAGGCATAACAACCGGCGCAACTGCTGCCGGAGTATTAACCACCGGAGGAGCGGTAGATACAACATCCATAGAATATTGGGCCAACCCACCATTTGGTTTATTGAAATTTAAGACCGGAGAATTATCGGTAACTTTTGAAGCGGGAACACGCCCAAAACAAAGTTGACCGGATGTAAACGAACCCTTTACCCTAACTTTGAAACGAAATTTATCAGGGTTTTTAGCGGCCTGTTTTGCCCTACGATTGAGCGAACTGCCTGGCTCATTAAGAGCAGGGATGTTGAACATGACCCCAGCGGAGTCTTTGAACAATAGTACACCATTGCTTTCAACGATAGTACCGAAAACGAATCTTTGATTTTTCATAATAATTTGATTTGGGGGTTAAGGGGTTTAAGTTACAAAGTAAAGATAAGGAAGAAATAGCAAATATCCAAGCTTTTTATGTTAAATTATCGTTAAATTTATCCACATTTTGGGGTAAAGTGTCCATTTTATTGGACACCTACCTCAAATTTAGCATTCAGGGTTTTGGCCAGGTCAATTACTTCGGTCACATTCACGAACCTGGCATCCTTACCATACATTTCAGAAAACACATCCATATTATAATCACCACCGCCCGAAGATACATAGTAGGATAAAACACTAACACCACCCATCTTCATTTTATTTATTTGGGCGGCGGTATGTTTAATAGCATCATTACCACCGTAATTTATATCTTTATTATGGAACTGAGGCATCCCGTCGGAAAAGTTAATCAGATATTTTTCTGAGCCATCTTTGGTGTTCATAATCTCATTCATAATAGCCTCATAACACAACCCTTCGGGAGTAGTACCATTTGGAACAATGTGGCCGAATAAATTCTTAATCTTTGAAAAATTATCTACACGACTATCATACGCAATTACGATAAGTGGTATATCATGATTTGATTCATAAGTGCTTCGGTAACTAATAACCACATTAATGTTTGAGGTCATTGAAGCCGCCTTAGCGATAGCAACCACAGCAGTTTGTGTTTTATTCCATTTAGAACCACCCATAGAACCACTAGCATCAATTGAAATATGAAGGGTAACGGGTTTTACCGAATTGGATTGAATTTTATCAAAAATATTAAAATTACCAAACCCAATCTCATGCAACATTCGGGAGGATATTTTACCCGATTTAAGGCGGGGAGTAACCAAACTACGATTCTCATCACGCGTCTTTAGCTTTTTACCAAGCAACATACCCAAAGAAATACCATCATTAATATTTTTCTGAAGGTAACTAATGTTACCCTCATAATTTGTGGTAATACCAAACACAGAGGATTCAATTAATTGTTTTGTAAGTTTTTTAACAACATAACAATTTGTTTTCATAACCCTACCATAACCATCTAAAGCGGAAACACTCTTTAAGTCAATGTTTGATTCCTCCAAAGCGTTTACATTATTGGAATCACCTTTACTCATTTTCTTTTTAGAGATATCACCTCGTATAAAATCTTTTTGCTTTTTGATAGCCTTATCAAGCTTATTTTTATTGGTAGGAGTAAGTTTATCATCACCACCCGAAGTAGGTTTACCACCATCCGGTGAATGGTCTAAATTACCATCACCACTATCAATATCTGAATCACTATTTTCAGTAGAATCGGTATCACCATCACTATTAGAATCACCACTATCAGAATCACCACCACCAGCGGAAGAATTCATACTATCATCACCCGTTTGAGGAGAGTCAAAATCACCACTCATTGGCGATTGGCCCGATGATGAACCATCACCACTATCAGTATTTTCTGAAGCATCATTAGAAGAACCACCATTACCACCACTTTGTTTTTCAGCGGTAACAGCATCATAGATAGTTAAGAAAATATCCACCGCCAAATCCATACTATCTTCGGTCGTTTTCAACCTACCAATATTATTCAAGTCTAACAAATTCCAAATGATAGGAAAGGCTTTTAAAGCATCCATCCTACGATTTTTATTGGTAATATTAATCAGGCGGAACATATAAGATTCCCAATCTTCTGAAGTGTATTCATCCGATTTTAGACCCTTATCAATAATACTATCATTAAAGTATTTGTCATACATAGTGTGATAATAACCACGATAACCGGGCGCCGAGTTATAAACATAACTATCAATCCGCCTATCCTCAACAATATTGAGAATATCTTTTAGGTAACTATCTTTAGCACGAACAATATCCTGTTCAATATCAGGATTACTATTAATCCTATTTTGGATTTTGGTTGGATTCGAAGAATTACTACTGAAATATTTTTGTAGTAATGTAAAGTCGGTCAACTTAATATGCGAACCTTCATGAAGAGCCAAACCAACCGCTGGGTCAAATTCGGCATCATCAAGTTTGGATGAAATTACCACCGTAGTACCATCGGTATAGGATTGGTCGCCGTTTGAAAATTTGACAGGAATATGTTTACCCGTTACAATATTAACAAAATTACCAATAGCCCGTTTGTAGGAAGCCAACTTAATAAGGTCATTTTTATTATCAATAGCCTCACCACGAGCATTCACACGAACAGGTGCGAACAAAGATTTATCCAACCAGAAGTCGGAATAATAAGATTTATGATTTTTGTAGTGTTTCATATATTAGGGATTAACTTACAATGTAAAGATAAGAAAGAAATAGTAAATATCCAAGCTTTCTATGTTAAATTTGCGTTAAATCTTTTTTCCAAGATTTATCCTTTCTTGAATACGCCTTTAATGATGGGACAACCTGTTCTGTCATTTTTTTACCAATATGGTGTGCAGCATCCCCAGAAGTCCAATTTCCGTTGAAATCAAGTACTTTTTTATCTCTTTTGGTTTTACTCATATCAATAATTATTTAATACTTAAAGATAGTAATAAAAAAGCAAAATTCCAAGCTTTTTCCCTAAAAGTTATCCACATTTTAGGGTTAAAAAGTGTCCAATATATTGGACAGTTTGTAAATTATCCGTTATAGATATCAAATCCACCCGAAGAATCGGGCGTTTGTTTTGGTGGGATTTTAAACCCATATTTAATTTTAACCCGCTCTGATATGGGTATAGGATTCCCCTCTTCATCAATTCTTACAAAGGTAATGTAGGTAGATACTACGGTGGTTTGCTTTCCAGTGTAAACATTATGGGCTCGGGCCTCAATATATAATTTAACTGATGTATTGCCTATATTATGGACTTTACCATAAACCTTTAATAACTGCCCTTCTTTTGCAGGTTTTTTAAATAGACATTCTTCTATTTTAATAGTAACCACACGGGGTGTATCGCATACCTGCATTGCATAGGCTGCGGCAGAAGCATCAATCCATGCCAATGCTTTTCCACCAAATAGATTTCCGTGAAATCCTAAATCTGATTTTTTGACGGGATATGTATTAATTAACTCCATCTGTTATTTCTTCAAATGGTATAGATACTATTTCTCTACAAAAATACAACATTCCATCTTTTTTAAATGCGTGAGAGCAGTTCCAATATTGCTTCACCCCATCCACATTCAACACACCATCCTCTCGTACGGCTCTATAAACTTGAAACATTGAATCATTAACATATATAACCTGTCCAATATTCATTTTAAAAATTTTTGAGCGGGTAGATGGAATCGAACCACCTTCATAGGCTTGGAAAGCGAATGTAATACCAATATACGATACCCGCAAGTTCCCCCAATTAAGGGGGGATTTGATTACTGAGCAGCTTGAGTAGTGCTATCTACTGCAGGATACAACTCTTGAGTTGAATCAATTACAGAAGAATCTACTGGTTCAGCGGTTTGTTCGACCTGTTCAGCGTTATTGCTACATGATGTAAGTGATACAATCATAGCAATCATTGTTGAAAAAAAGATGTTTTTCATAATTAAATTGGTTTAAATTTTACACAATATACGAAACTATTTTGATATTTCCAAATTTTTTACAAATAAATACAATTATTTTTTTAATAAAATCTCTTTAAGCATGTTTACCTCATTTCGAAACAACTCGTTTTCCATTTTCCACCTTACCTTTTCAATTGCTTTTTGAACCAATAAAATTAATTCATTTGATAAATGTGAACCAATTGTGAACTCAAATGTATAGTAATGGTTTGATACTTTTACCATATTATTTTGAAGTATTAGTGTAAACTCTTTATCCCAAGTTTGAACATAATACCTACCTGAAGGTGTCATTAAATAATGAGTGTTTGGGTTGGCTAATAATTTAATTAAAACCCTTTTAGTAAGAATTTCTCTTTCAGTATATGGTTCATGTTTATTTGCTTTTAACTTAAACCAAACATAAACCTTTTTTAATTTATATGTTAAATTCATACTTTTTGTTTTTGTGATCCCGACTGGGGTCGAACCAGTAACCTACTGCTTAGAAGGCAGTTGCTCTATCCATTGAGCTACGGGACCAATGTAATGGTGGGCCCTGCTGGGTTCGAACCAGCGACCACCTGATTATGAGTCAGACGCTCTGACCTGCTGAGCTAAGGGCCCTTATTGTTGAGCGGAGGGGTGTTACCGCCCCACCATCTCCGAGCTGGTAGCCCGGCGAGTTTCTTCCAACTCTTCCTCCACGTTTTATGTAAATATACGAAACTATTTTGATATTTCCAAATTTAACAACAGTGATAATCTGCTGCTTTTGTTGCTATTTGTGAATGTGGTTTTATATTTACTTTATATCCCAATGAACTTGCCCACCCACGTGTGGCTGAAACTAAACGATTAGATGGCCAATATTCATCTTCATTGTAATCCATATCCAATTCAACCTTTATGTTTATTTGCTGAGTAAACCATTCTGCTAATTCAATAGTACGAGAGCATTCCTCAAATAATCGTTTGAACAAATCCTTTATTATAGGTATTCTTTCTTTACTATAAATATAATGAACACCCCTCACACCAAATCGGTATGCTATTACAGTTACATACACCGTTTCAATACCCACATTCTGCGAATCAGTTCCAATGTATATTTTTGTAGATGGGTATTTTTTTAATACTTCCAATGTATGTTGAATCGGGTCTACATACCCATTATCAACTGAACGAAATTTTTTCATTTTTTAATAATTGTACCAGAGATGGGACTCGAACCCACACGAGCGCTTAGCTCAATTAATTTTAAGTCAATCTTGTCTACCTGTTTCAACACTCTGGCGTTTAGGCTATTTTTTTATTTTTTCAACCACAAATAACTTATTAAATTCATCTAAACTTATTTGTTTTGTTTTTGCAAAAAATTCCAATGCTTCCTCAATAGAACCTGCTTTGGTTTTAGAAATTGCTTCCTTTTTAATGTCGGTGGTGCTGTAAAAAAAATATTCATTCATAGTAATCCTTATTTTTTATAAATATACGAAAGAAAGTTTAACTTTCCAAATAATAATTTATTTTAATTCCCGCTTCATTAAACATCTGAATACTTCTTTGAGCACTCTCTACCCACTTTTGTTCTTTAGAGCCACCACCATCCTTAATCCATATTTCGGTAATACCTGCATTTATAATTGCTCTTGCACAATCTGTGCATGGTATTCCACATGTCATATACATTTTAGAACCATTTGTAGATACACCAATTCTTGCTGCATTATAGATAGAATTTCTTTCGGCGTGTTCAAACCAAAAATACTTTTCAGGTCTTTCCTGTCTTTCATCCACATTATCATCAATACCCCGCGGAAATGAATTATAACCTGTGGAAATTATTTCATTACCCCTTCCTACAAGAACTACACCTATTTGAGTATATTTATCTTTTGATTTTAACTTAACTTGTTCCGCTATGTTAAAAAAATATTCATCCCAATTCATATTTTATTAATTTTGAATTGTTAGTTTATATTCTTTTTTATCATCCGTTTTAAAATTAAAAGATTTTTCTGATTGGTTATAATTTATTTCCGATATTCTATCAGACTGAAATGCGGAAAATGTGCCCCAAGAATCACTCCACTCAAAATCCAAAAGTAAAATGTTCCCAGCATGCGGACCACCATCTTCCCAATTTTTAACCCTACCAAACCTATCAGTATTACCCCATCTAATGGAATCCGATTCTATAGTAAGGTTTCCGCCGATTTCTTCTAATTTATATTTTTTCATAACCAATAATTTACACTTCCATTAATTTTTAAAAATACGTTTTGTATTAGTATCAACTGATAGTATATACATTCCCATTGGAATTTGATGTGTGGTAATCATTGCCTTTTTACCATCAACAAAAATCTCAACAACCATCTTTCTACCACTCATATCATAAAGTGAGATATTCTTTATTAATTTATCACTTTCTACATTGATTAAATCACAAAAAGGATTAGGATAAATACCTACATTTGGATTAGAAATGGATTGTAGTGAACTGTTTAATGTATCGGGTCTGAAATTAGACCAACCTGCTGTCCAGTCAATTGTTCCAAACGCACCCCTATGATTTACAACTGAGAAAAAGGTATCAGTTAGTCGTGGATTCAAAAATGAAGCGCCATTTAGAAGGGGACTTGTGGAATCAGGCAATAAATTTGGATTAGTCAAATTATTATATCCTACACCAAATCCTAAAAGATGAATACTATCAGTTTGATTATTACGAGAACTATCTCTAAAATATGTTTCCATCCCCGGCCAACTATTAGCACCAGATGTCTGCTCAAAGTTATTTGTCATATTAGCAAATACAACATTTTCAAACTGAAGTAAGTTATTAGTAGCATTTAATTGAGCCGCTGAACCATCAATATGTAACCCAGTTGGGTATCCAACAAAAACCGAATTATATATTGAGGTTCGGGTATTTCTACGAAGATGTAATGCCCTACGATAAAGTGAAGCAGTCGTTCCATTTTCTTTTGGACCGATAATAGTTACATTTGAAAAAATGGGAGATGTAATAGGTGTATTAGCAGTTCCCGTTCCATCATTATCGGATTCAAACCCATTTGATTGAGATTGGTCTGCAATATTCGGGTCACGCATTGAAAGAGTAAATTGAACTTTACCTGAATACCCAAAATCAGTATCAAAATCATCATCCCACCCACGATGGGCAATTAAGTATTTACAATTTACATTTCCACCAAACCACTCATAACTATCATCACCGGAATAACTGACTTGGATATTTTCAATAATGGTTTTTCTTCCAACCCCACCCATCGTTAAACCATTAATCTCATTGTTGGGTTGATAAGCAATTCCACCATATTCAATTCGAACATACCGAAATACCCCCGATGAATCATCTTCGTTTGTTCCACCATATGTAGCATCATTACCCAAAAGACCGCCTTCTACAATAGCAGTTCCGCCTGGTACATTGATTGGGGCATTTCCAAGAATAAGAACACCACCCCAGTCACCATATGTGCGTTGACCCGCAGGTTCGTTGGAAGTGAATACTATTGGATTTGTTGAAGTACCTGATGCATGGATTTTACCTGTTTTAGTAACAATAAGGGTTGCTTTACTTGCCCTATCACCACGAATAATTGTGCCAGGTTCAATAGTTAGGGTAGCACCATCCTTTACAAATCTATATCCATTTAGAAGATAGATTCGATTAGAACTCCATGTTGTGTTTGTTGTAATATCAGTATTAACTGTATCAACGATTGTTTGACCAAAAGATGCAATGGTCATAAGTAAGCTCGTTAGAGCAAATAGAAAAAGTTTTTTCATAGGTTAAATTGTTTTGTTTAAAGTTTAAAATTTATTTCCAAAATAGTTGAATTAGTATAAGTATGGTAGCCACCCCTAATGATACTGTGGTTTTCGTATTAAGTGTTTCTCCAAACATGGAATTTGCCATTACTGCGAAAACAATAACCCCAATACCAAAACCAATAATTCGGCCAGGCCAAAGTAATCCACCATAATAAATAATTATTTGGCGTATTGATTCCATATACATCATTGATATTGGAATACCCATTAAAACTACTAACCAATAGTTTTCTTTGAACGATTGATATTTTAAGTGCCCTTGTACTTGTAAAAATGTAAGTATTTGGGCTACAAACATCAAAACCATTCCTATAACTAATCTCATATATAATAAGTATTACATTAATATTATTGAAGTGTTAATAAATTGTTAATGTTTGTAGGGGAAGCGGGACTCGAACCCACAACCTCGTGCTCCCAAAGCACGTAATCTAACCAATTGATATATTCCCCTGTGTTTAAGTAGTCAGGACAGGATTCGAACCTGTATGTGGTATATTTCTCTGTTTATTTTCTCTCATCCATTAGGATATTGAGCCACATCGTTAAACAATAAATCGTGCGTCTACCATTCCGCCACCTGACTAATTTAGTAATTCATCTGTTGAGTATCCAGTCAACATTAAACACTTAATTTCCGTTTTTAGCATTCTAAAAAATATCAAAAATGCTCTTCTACTAGGTCTTTTCCAAAACAATTTCCAAATATAATTTAATGTTCTAAACATATCTTTAATTTTGTAGTCAGGACAGGACTCGAACCTGCATGTGGACCTTGTGTGTATTTCAACTATATTGCGGTTTGTTCCACTCCGTTTCACTATTCGGGGCGTCTACCAATTTCGCCACCTGACTATTATTTTTCTATCTCTTTGTTATATTTTATTTTAAGTCCTAATTCTTCTAAACCTTTATCATGACAATCTTTTACTGCTTTCATTCCATGCTTGGTAGCAATTGTTTCAAGTACCCTAGCATGATAAGCTTCTTCTGGTTCAATAACCTTAAACAACTCAACCAAATCCTTTGGTGTATTAGGATCGTTTATGATAACTCTCATGCGTTTAAGTGATAGAGTTTCAGCATAAGCACCAATAGCAGCAGCGGTGCTACAATCAATTACACACGGAAGTGTGTTTCGCCAATACCTTCCATCTTTGGTAGATTTGATAAATAAAGTAATGTTTCTATCCTTTAGGATTTTTTCAACCAATACCGAATGTTGTGCTTCTTGTTCAGCTATTCTCCTAAAGATAACATACGCTTGCATATCATTTTTACAATAGGTGTCAGCAAAATTGATGAAACGTTCTTCAGCATCTTTCTCATTGTTATATAAACCAACAAGCCAGTGTTCAAGTTTTTCTTTATTATTTAAACAATCATTCCACCACTTTTTTGTTATTTTTAACATAACATTATTTTTTTTAGTAGTCAGGACAGGATTCGAACCTGTACGATGCATTTCTCTTGCACCTCGGAATTAATGGCCTCACGAAATTAATTATTTCGTTAGCTTACTTGCTGCGTCTATCCAATTTCGCCACCTGACTGTTTGTTTACATCTCTAAATCAAACACATACGCTATAATAATATAGGAGATAAGGAAAATACCTATAATTGTTAATATAATTGGTCTCAATATTTTTACACTTACTAATTTTTCCATATTTTTTAATTTTTAGTAGTCAGGACAGGATTCGAACCTGCGTATGAGAGACTCATCTATACCTTTTTACCGATGCAGACTAACCCTTTGCGTTACCAATTCGCCACCTGACTATGTTTCCCTATCCTGAGATTCCAGACGGGTAGATTTTAACGGGTTTCTCTCACTGTTCGAGAACCATATCTCCCTCTATTATTTGGCAACCTAAAAGATTAACCATTCAAAAAGTGGGCCTTTTTCATTAGTGTCTTACCACATAAAAACCTGTCAACACTACTGGGAGGAGGTGTGTCGCTCTCCTTTATTCCCATGCCGTCCCACTCACGCTGACTGACGGTCTGCGGGTCTATTGTTTAAGTCTTAGACCAAAGACTCTGAGCACCTCTTACTCATTGTCCATTCTGTTGGATTCGAACCAACTTACTCGTCTTACATTCGGATTAGCGCTAACCAGGCGATGTAAGAGTCAAAGTGTTTTAACCACATAACACTAAGAATGGAGGATTAGAAGCTTGGGATTTTCACCCTCGAACATCTTCATTGATACGTCTATCAATTAGATTGAAACGCGTATTGCGACACTTCTAATTTGCGGTTCGTATGGGAATCGAACCCATGACCTTCGCAGTGACAGTGCGATATTGTAACCAACTCTACTAACGAACCATTTGAGCGATAAACAGGACTCGAACCTGCAACCTCCGACTTGGAAGGACGATGCTCTACCAATTGAGCTATTATCGCGAATTGAGCGGCAAACTGGATTCGAACCAGCGACCCTAACCTTGGCAAGGTTATGCTCTACCAACTGAGCTACTGCCGCGTTTGAGCTCCCTGTCGGATTCGAACCAACGACCATCCGCTTACAAGGCGGGAGCTCTACCAACTGAGCTAAGGAAGCATTTTTTGTGGACCGTACCGGAGTCGAACCGATGACCTTCTGAATGCAAATCAGACGTTCTAGCCAACTGAACTAACAGCCCTTTGGTTGCGGGGGAGGGAATCGAACCCTCGTAGTTGGGCTTATGAGACCCAGCTGGTGCCATCTCCAGTCTACCCCGCGATATACTTTTGTACTCCGTACGGGACTCGAACCCGTAAGCTTTCCCGTGAAAGGGGAATGTCCTAAACCAATTAGACGAACGGAGCGTCTTTTTGCGTCCTGAGAAGGATTCGAACCTACGGCCTAGCGGTTAACAGCCGCTTGCTCTACCTCTGAGCTATCAAGACAAATAATGTATCGAAGGTGGGACTCGAACCCACATTGCTATTTAGCGCTGGTTTCTAAAACCAGTATGTCTACCAATTCCATCACTTCGATATAAATATACGAAATATTTTTTATATTTCCAAATTTTGCGGAAGATATTGGATTCGAACCAATGAACCGGGATTACCGATTAACACCTTAGCAGGGTGCCGCTTTAGACCAGCTCAGCCAATCTTCCTTTGGGGTGATTAATGGGTTTCGAACCCATACTAACAGAACCACAATCTGTCGTGCTACCATTACACTATAAACACCATAAATAATAGAGTAGCGAGAAGCAGAATCGAACTGCTGGCCTTAGGTTTATGAATCCTACGCTCTAACCATCTGAGCTATCTCGCCATTTTGGCGCGGGTGCAAGGATTCGAACCTCGAACTGCGGTGTTGGAGACCGTAATGATACCATTTCAACACACCCACTTTTTTTGAGGTACTGGTTGGATTTGAACCAACATAAGAGCTTTTGCAGAGCTCCACCTTGCCAATCGGACACAGTACCAAAATGTGGTTCTTAAACGATTCGAACGTTTAATTCTTCGTCCGTAGCGAAGTGGTTTATCCGTTAGCCTAAAGAACCAAATGTTGGAATAGCCGGATTCGAACCAGCGACCTTTTGAATATCAGTCAAATGCTCTAACCTACTGAGCTATATTCCAATGTGTGCCTGCAGAAGGACTCGAACCTCCGAACTCAAACGAGAACTGATTTACAGTCAGTTGCAATTGCCGCTATGCGATACAGGCGTATTGTGTGGTGATGGACGGAATCGAACCGCCGACACAAGGATTTTCAGTCCTTTGCTCTACCAACTGAGCTACATCACCAAATAACACGAAGTTAGGATACCCGTCTCGTCCTAATCTTAACTGCTTAATCGTAGTTTTACGAGGCCTCGGCAGAGGGTGCTAACTCCATATGGAGACCTGCGCTGGTCTTTTACCCATACTTCTGTTCTTCATGTTTGGTACATCATGATGGATTCGAACCACCGACCCTTTGCTTGTAAGGCAAATGCTCTGAACCAACTGAGCTAATGATGTGTATGTGACCCCGAGCAGGATCGAACTGCTACTCCCCTGATTAAAAGTCAGGTGCTTTACCAATTAAGCTACGAGGTCATATTCTTTTTTCAATCTATGACATCTATTATAGTTTCCACCTTTGGGAGTTAATCCAACAAAAATCAAAGATTGTCTGAAATTCCATTTATTAATCAACAATGATTCTAACAAAGTTTCATCGGTAACTTTCATTTTTCTTTCTTTTTTATTTCTACCTCTCCATGTAGAAGTAATTGAATGGCAGTTAGGACATAACATTTCTAAATTATCTCTATTGTTGTTAAAGTGATTACCATCTTTATGCTCTAATTCTAAAACTAAAGTGGTGTTTAACCACTCACTCAATCCACATTTATTACATTTTTCTTCCTGTTCATAAAGTATTCTAAACCTGAGAGATTGAAAACTAAGTTCAGAGTATTCTGATTGTAATATTTGGTTTTTATGATTTTCTTTTCTTATATTTCCAATCTTAATCCAAAAACTACTAGGTCTATTGGAGTTTGATTTTTTAACTTTTTCAGAGTTTTTTGCAGATTTAGATTTTTTTAACTTATCAGATTCTGTCCAATTTCTACTATTTCTGCAAGATAACGAGCAATAATTAACTAAACCTCTAGATGGTTCAAATTCATTTCCACATTTTTTACATTTTTTCATAATTTCCCATTTTATGTAAATATTAAGTTGAACTCAGAAACATTAAAAAATTAAAAAATAAATTAACCAATTGAGCTACGAGGTCTTTTGTACTCCCGACAGGATTTGAACCTGTAACCTCGATGGTATAAGCATCTTGCGCTAACCGTTGCGCCACGAGAGCATAATGTGAGGAAGGAGTGAGATTCGAACTCACGGAGCTTTTACACCCTTCAGTTTTCAAGACTGATGCAATAGACCCACTCTGCCATCCTTCCATTACACCGTTCGTTGGTACTTCGCCGTTATCTGCAGATTCGGTGTTTTCCCCGTTCTTGTTTTATTTAAGTGTACTACCCTACTCGGTGCTTGTAGCCAACACTGTGTAGTCAGGACAGGATTCGAACCTGTAATTAGGATTATTTAATCGGGCTCCATACCGTACCTACCTTTCGATGCGTCTACCATTTCGCCACCTGACTATTTCGGGACGGGAGTAAGCCGCTCCCATTTGTCCCTACTGAATTATAGTTGGTTTGTTGTTATAAAGAACTCAAACCCATCTATCAAAAAAAAACTTCTACCTTCGTCTAGTGAACCTGTATCCTGCCGTTCCCTAATCAATCGATTGTTACTTTTACGTCTCAACAATCCACGTCCACGGCGGACAAGAAAAAAAGACGGCTTGTTGACTAATATGGATTCGAACCATAATCCCCCGCCCCAGATTTCAGCCTCAGATATTTACCTACTTTCAAGGGGCAGTGTGCTCCATTACACCATAGCCAATCGAGAGTTTCGAACCTCTCAGTCTTAGGTTAATTACTCCTAAGATTTGTAGTCAGGACAGGATTCGAACCTGTATGTGGTAATCCTTTCAGATATTTCTCACTTACGTTTTTGCCGTATTAGCGTCTAACCAATTCCGCCACCTGACTGATTAAAAAAAAAAAGAAACAGAGGTCATCCAGTATACAGTGTGCGCCTCACCTGATGCATCAAGGGACTGTGCGTTTGCGTTTTACTTGTTTCTTTGGTAGTCAGGACAGGATTCGAACCTGTATGAAATCATCTTTGGGTACATAAATGTATTTCTACATTCAAGCTGACTTCTCACTTTGTTAGCGTCTAACCAATTCCGCCACCTGACTATTTTTTTATGTTGTCCCCCAAGGATTCGAACCTCGATAAGCAGAATCAAAGTCTGCTGTCCTGCCGTTAGACGAGGGGACAATGGCTTTTCCAATATGTCAAAGAACGATGGTTTTTTAATGAGAACCAACTCAAGAACAAAACAAATATACTAAACAATTTTCAATTTTCCAAATTTTTAATATTATCTTTTTGTTAAGAAAAAAAAAGCCCGAATTTTATTGTTCGGGCTTGCTCTTTTAGATTTGTATTTGTTATATACACATCCACGGCACAACCCTACCGCCAATATAGTTTACTGGTGTAAACCATATTTTATCTGATTGGAGTTGATTGTTTGAATGCATAGTATTTATGTTTTTATTCTTACAATAAGTATATAAAAAAATTTTAAAAATATGATAATGGTTTTTAGTAGTCAGTACAGGATTCGAACCTGCAATTTGCAACCTTAATGATGGTAAAGGATTCGGCTAGCCATGCCTCATTACACTACTGACTATATTATTAGATTTAATTTAATTACTATTTTCTTTTTTACGTTTTTGTTCTCGCTCCCAAAGTAAGTTTCCCACAATCACACCACATCCAATTGATGAAACGATTCGTAATACCATATTTGGTGCAAGTATTGAATAGGTTAATAATGCTGCTGATAGTAGCCACCATAAAGGGAATGGTTTAAAAAAGTTTTTCATATTATTGTTTTTTAATTTGTTTGTTTATCATCCACATCATAAATAAATACATTGCGAATACTATAAGTACAACTAACGCGTTATAGGCCTAATCTTTTTAAATAAGCGGGACCATATACATCATAGGTACATCCTTCAACAACATTACCACGCGGAATAGGAGCGGGAGCACGCCACGATGCAGCTTTCATCAAATCCGCCCTACGATATGGTTTACCATTTAGTTCACCATCCTTTCGGGCGATAAATCCCCATACACTACCATTCACATCAATTTTGTAAAACTTAGAACCCTTTGTTAATTTGATTACAGGCTCATTTAAGGATTGAAACCTTTCTTTATAATATCCCTTTAATTGTCCAGTCAAAATTTCCATAAAATCTTCAATAGTTTGACATGGGGGGGATGTTAATTGCGTAACTGATGTCATATTTTTTTAGGATTATTTGTTATACATTTTAACCATATTAACACTCACTTTATAAGTCTTACCACCACGAGTAACCAATACAGGTGATTTGGTAGATTTAGGTTTCCAACCCGAAATCACATACTCATTACCCTGTAAGATGATTGTTTGACCAAGATTAAAGCCTGGTAATTGATATTTACCATAAGTATTAAAAGCGGATGCCTCTTTAGTCATAACCACCCCATTAGAAGCTTTAACAGCAGCTTGAACCTTATAAGTTACATTGTTTGAGGTAAAGGTAGCATTACCAACGGAAAGCTGAATACCATATTTGGATGATACGGCGCTTAGGGCTGCGTTAATATCATCACGAAGATTCTTAACGGCGGCCCTGTCAAAAGATGTAATTTTCATAGTGTTTGTTTTTTTAACTTACATAGTAAAGATAAGGAAGAAATAGCAAATATCCAAGCTTTTTATGTTAAATTATCGTTAAATTTATCCACATTTTGGGTTAAAACTGTCCAATAAATTGGACACTTATTCAATATTTCATTTCATTTTGGTTAGGGTTTAACATTTTGGTGGTGTCAACGAAATGGTATAAAGGCTGACGATGAGTTCATAAATAAGGTAGTTAGTAGCAATTATTTTTTGCTACTGTTACACCAACAATGACCAGCGTGTGTTAAAGCAATTCCATCTCTAACATTACAGCTAATATATGTATGTCCTTTATATTCAAATTCGTTTAATTCTGTCACCCGTGTAAATATTCCGCTTTCAGTTCTTACTTCACCACCTTTTGATGTAGGTTTAGCTGTAATGTTTTCGTCTTCGCAACCGCAAAAAACAACAGCTACTAACAGCAAATAAGCAAAAGCAAAGGTGCGGTGGTAAATTGATGTTCTCGTTTTCATATTATGTTCTGTTTTTAAGTTAAAGTTTTCGTTTCTAAATCTTTGCCTTAGCTTATCTGCGAACCGTTAGCGGAAATACCTTTTGTGCATCTCAACGCATCCACAGTTAATACAAGCGTGTAATTCCTGTTCAATCTCATCTTCACTCACAGAACTTGTAAGATTAGGAGAATTACACTCATTACATACCCATTCAAAATCTCGTTTAGGTACGCCTGTGCGATATATGTCTTTTGGGTCGTGTTGATGGTCAGGTAGTTTCATAGGTTTGGGTATTTTATGTCAGGTTATAGGCTGACGCTGGGGGGCTTTTGGTAAGAGCAGAGGCTGACGATTTGTTCACGAATGAGCGAGTTATCGGCAATTATGTGGCTTTCGGGTGTTCCCATTTTTCACGTCCGCATTTACATTTTGTGGCTGATGAAGTTTTATTGTCCGCTTCAAAAAAGTCACATAACAGTCCGCTTCGCCCACTAACATCGGCTTGTAGCAATTCTTGGTTCAGTTCTTCGAGTAACTCTTGGAAATTAGTTTCTCCTGTTAATTGAAAGTTTATGCCACATTCAAATGCTCGTTTCATTTCATTGTATGAGTAATACATTTTCATCTTCGTATCAAATTTAGTTGTTAATAATTCGCTTAAACGTAGGTTCGTGTTTCCGAATCCCAAATCTCAGTCCATTTGAAATACTTCCAGCTATCCCTCCATCTAAGTTTAAACTTTTCTATGATTTTTGCTTCAAAACTTCTTGCCTCTTCCAAGGTGTCAAAGTCCTCCTGAAAATCATTCATCCTATCGGGATAATAGCAATCACCTGCAAATACTAAGAATCGTTTCATTATTGAGTGTTATTTGTGTTTGTATCCAACAGGCGATTTTTTTCTGCATTTAACCAGTCTTTAGCCGACATACCGCTATTGGCAAAATTTTTTGAATTAAGCATATCCAATGCTATTTCAATTGCGTGTAATTGATACTTTTTATCAGCAATCAATCCATCTAAATACTCATAAAAAGCCATTTGAGCCTCATACTCTGCTTCTGCTTGTGCAGCGCATCCTGCTTCGTATTCCCATTGTTCTTGTGTCATTTTATTTAGGTTTTAAGGTTTGGTTGGGTTCACGAATGAGCGAGTTAGGGGCAACCTACGGACGTACATCGTTCAACTTTTCGTAACACATTTTAATCACTCTTGCATCCCATAATGCATTATGTTTTGGCATTTCATGATACACTTCACCACAGCCAAATTTTTCACGACTTACATCAGGGTCAATGGCTTTCATTTTAAACACCGTACAAATGTCAAAAGGTATGTAGTAAACGTTTTTTGGTATATTAAAAGCGTGTCCCCATATTTGAGAGAATAGCACCCAATCGTAAGAAAGACAATCACTCCACATTTCAACTTCTTCAAATTGCGAAAGCCATTTTTCTAAATAGATTTTTATTTCTTTCGTAGTTCCATAAACTAACATATCATTTGGTCTATCTTCTGTTACAATACAATCGCTTACATCACCTTTAGGGTGGTTAAGTTTAGCAATCACGTTTTCTTTTAACCAATCATCCACTTGGGTAATTGCATAGTCTGTAAATTCAGCGTAAAATGTTTTGCCACATTCCGAAATAGCACCTAATGAAATTAGCGTTGTGCCTTGATGAAGCCCTGTGAACTCCGTGTCAAAGAAAATTTTTGTTTTTGACATTTTATTTAGGTTTTAAGGTTTGGTTGGTCAGTTTATAGGCTGACGATTTGTTCACGAATGAGCGAGTTATAGTTAATTTAAAAGACTATCAATATCAGCCGTTGGTAGTGGCTTCAAATCGTAACTTTCATTTCTAATTCCGCTTGCTTCCAATCTATATAAGTTTCCGTCTTTGTCTTTCAATACTTTACCATCGTGTTCCCATTGGCAACCTTGAAAAACTATCGCTAACAACAAGACGGTAAAAGCAAGGGTTAATCGGTTAATTGAAAATTTCTGTTTCATGTGTATAGTTTTTAATTGTTTTCTTTATATGTTTTTTAAATGTGTATAGGTTTTGGGTAATTTGTGACAGGTTATAGGCTGACGATTTGTTGTAGGAAAACTTCACAAATAAGCGAGTTATGTGCCATTATGCTTTATTTCTTTTCCACAGTTGGTGCAATACCAATCAGTTAGGTTTTCCATCGGGAATGGTCTGCGTTTATCACAAACGCACAACGTACCCTTCGGCAACATAACACCGTATAAAATCAATAGCTGCTTTCGCATTTCTATCAAGTCTATTTTTCCTAAGTGAAAGTTGTTCAATATTTCATCTATTTTCTTATCCATACGCTACTGCTTTTATACGTGGAACGTTATAGGCTGACGCCGGGGGAGGTTTGGTAAGACCAGAGGCTGACGGTGGGTTCACGAATGAGCGAGTTAGTGGTAATTATTATCAACCTCCCATTTATAAACCGCATTTTGATAATCATTATATTCAGATGAACTGCACCCTCTTGGGTCACTTGTATCATAAAAATCTTCTAATTGCGGTTTAGACTTCCCTTTATAACTACCGCTAACAAGCGGTTGGCTCAATTTCTCAAGTTCAGTTACATAATCAATTAATTTGTAAAATTCATCAAGTGCCAACCCTTTTTGGTAGAAGTCAAGCTTGACGCCTCTCATCTGTGCTTTTAGGTTTTCAATTTTTGGTTTCATGGGTTTGGGGTTTGGTTGGTCAGCTTATAGGCTGACGCTGGGGGAGGTTTGGTAAGAGCGGAGGCTGACGATTTGTTCACGAATGAGCGAGTTAGGCGAAACACTAAAAGACAAATGGCTCACCATCTATTTTTGCCTCACCGACAGAAATAATGCAGTCGCTTAGTTCAATATTTAAAAGTGGATTAGCCATTCTTATGTCGCTTCTTGCTCCAAATCTGTATTCTAACCACTCCACAATATCTACATCATCAGGGTTGCCGTTAAATTCTTTTGGCATTTCAATTTTTACATCTTTTAAATTTAGTTTTGACATTTTAATTAGTTTTTATAGTTTCAAACAACCGATACCTCCCACACGAATCGGTCAGGGTCTTGACTTGAGGCCCGAATCCGTTGGAGCGGGATAGCACATACTCGCAGGCGTTACCCTTGGCCCGCACCTCAATCACCTTCCAAGGGCGGTCGTTGGTGCAAGCGGTCAGCAGGAGCAGAAGTAGGAATGGTCTCATAACTTAATTTTTTAGTTTTTTAATTATTACATAGTAAAGATAGGGATAAAACCCCATATTTCCAAGCTTTCTGTATTAAATTTAGGTTAAATTTATTCATTTTCCATATCAATCCAATCCACATCACCATCTTCCATCATATTATTATCTTCCAATAGTGTCCAATACCGCTCTTTCCACCTATCTAATTCAACACCATCTATGAGTTGAACTTGTCCCGTTTTTTTGGCAAGATATGCAATACCCCAATTAAGTATTTCTTCGGCCTGGTTTAGTAAACCATCTTCCAACATTACCAATACCCGTTTATAATTTTCGGTTATGGTATCTAATTTTTTTGGTTTTCTTCCTCGCTTTTTCATATGTATAAAATTTTATCGGTATAAAGTAACAATTGACCCAAAATTAGAGTCAAATACCCTAATCAAATTTTCGTAATCACCACTCATCATTTCGTTTACGATTTCTTTGGAATTAAATCCCAATTGTTTGGAAAGATTTTGAGCAAGACCAATGAGATAAAATGCATTTCCCTGCGGCCCTGTTAAATCAACTTCAATAGCTGAATTTTTTACTTTTTGCTTAATAGCCATAACTTTTATTTTTAGTTTTTTAATTATTACATAGTAAAGATAGGTATAAAACCCCACTTTTCCAAGCTTTCTGTATTAAATTTAGGTTAAATTTTATGCTTTCCAAAGGTGTAATAATCTTGAGCCTCATCATCGGCACTCATTTTCATTTCATCATCAATCCTATCACTATATTTTATCTCATTAAAGATAACGGCTATCTTGTTCTTATCTTCTTGTGTGGCATGCCCACTATCTTCAAAAATAATAAGTAACTCACAAGCACTATTTAATAATCGTTTTAAGGTTTCGCTGGTCGTTTCGCTGGTCATCGTCTGTTGGTTTATTGGTTGAACAAAAGTCTTTGATGGTAGTTATGGTATTAGTTTGTATTTACGTCCGTTGTGTTCAATGATTTCGGGGGGGCGGTTGTCAATAATTGCACCAACTGAATCCTCAAAGTAGATGACATCGCCATTTGAATCAAATTCAGATTTAAACCAATATCCACTTGAATCTTCACCATAGAAACGATAGTCATTTTTGTCCATAATTTCAAGGTTGCCATTGGCCTCAAAGTCCCAGTTCAGCCATTGGCCGATTGTTTGTCCGTCTTTCATGGTTAGGGTATTAGTTGATATTTTTTGCCGTTGTGTTCGATGATTTGAGGGGATGCGGTTGTCAACAATATTACCGCCTGAATTTTTAAAGTAGATAACATCGCCATTTGAATCAAATTCGGATTTAAACCAATATCCTTTTGAAGTTTCATGGTATATATCGTCGCCATTCTTGTCTTTAATTTTAAGGCTGCCATTGGTCTTGAAATTCCAGTTCAGCCATTGGCCGAGTGTTTGTCCGTCTTTCATAGGTTTAGTGTTTAGTTTCTTCAATTAGTTCTCCGTCTTTCCAATGACGGGTTTTGGTAATGTTTCCCTGTTCATCAAATTCCTCCTCAATTCCATCCGCCTTACCTTCTTTGTATGGGGTTCTCCAATGGATTTTTCCGTTTTCATAGAACATCTCCTCAATTCCATCCTCCTTACCTCCTTTGTATGAGGTTCTCAAATGGATGTTTCCGTTTTCATAGAACCACTCCCAAATACCTTCTTCTTGCTCTTTTGAGTTTAGTTGTCCTTTGACCCATATATTTCCGTTGGGGTAATATTCAATGTAGGGTGTGAGTTCGTTGGTCATAGGTTTAGTGTTTAGATTGTTATGTGCCATTTTAGTGAACACAATTCCGAAGATTCCACTCTTGAAGGTCAATGTACTTATCATAGGTACACTCTTGACCACTTTCAATCTCATAAATTTGATTATCAAAAGCGTCTATTTTATCTTGTTTTACAATCCATTCTTTATACTCGTCAAGAGTGTTGAAGCCAAACATTTGACCTTTCTGATTATTTACTACTATTATCATAATTTTTGAATTAATTTGGTTTATTGGTTGAACAAAAGTGCGTAAATGAATCTGCCGAAGAAAATTACACTAAGCACTACTGCTAACGTTGTAAATCCATACTCAAGTATAGTTACAACTAAATGGTTATTGGTTTTTGGTTTCATAACTTTTATTTAGAAGCGGATTGAATTATACTAAATGCTTTACTAACCACTTTTTGGTCAGATACATATTTTACAGTATCATTGAATTCCCTACCCACATTTACCACCTCATTCACCACCCATTCAACTTTACCAAATGGAGCCCGATTATCAACAAACACATACTTAACCGAAGCTTCCAACACCATACCCGTCAAACCACAAACCGAACCTGAAGTTTCATAACTCTCATAGATATCATGCATACCATTGAATGTACCATACTCCCAAAGGTGGGCAAATTTTTCTACCTCATAAGCAATTTGTGAATCAACGGGAGCACCCATTTTAGTGTAAAGATTAACCCGAAGAGAATTACCACCAGAGAAAGAGTCCGATTTTACCGAACACATAACCCCATTATAATTCATTTTAACAAACTGCTTTACCAATGAACCTGCGATTGGTGCATTGATATGAACATATTTTACGCCGGAATTTGACCCGTAGGTTTTAGTACGGAGGGCTGTGGTGGGAACTTCAAAGTTCTGACCATTAATTTGGATTACCATTTTTTTCATAATGTTTGTTTTTTTAACTTACATAGTAAAGATAGGGATAAAACCCCATATTTCCAAGCTTTCAATATTAAATTTGCGTTAATTTTCAGTTTCTTCGATTAGTTTCCCTTCTTTCCAAAGTTGGGTTTTAATGATGTTTCCGTTTTCATAGAACAACTCCACAATTCCATCTATCTTACCTCCTACGTGTGGGATTCTCATACTGATGTTTCCGTTTTCATAGAATATTTTCCATATGCCGTCATATTGCCCTTTTGAGTTCTTTTGACCTTTGACCCATACATTTCCGTTGGAGTGATATTCAATGTGGGGTGTGAGTTCGTTGGTCGTTGTTGGTTCAACGTTTTTAGATACTGTCTCATACTGTTCCAAACGCTCTTTGAGCTTTGCGTTTTCTTCTTCAAGTTCTAATATGGTCTTAACCATACTGGTTATTAATTCGTTCATCTTTTATTGCTCGTTCAAAGGGTTAGTTTCGATTAATAAGTTGTCAAGTACGGTCATGAAAGGAAATTCTGTGTAGTATTCAACTCCGGCAACAGTTCGAATCGATTTTATTCCTCCTAAATACAGTACAGTTTCTAATGTCAAATGATACATAAAATATTTTTCTTCTAACTCTTTAACAACTTTGGCGATTGTGTTGGGGTAATGAACGGCTTTTTTATGCAAAGCATAAACCACTTCAGGTTTTAAACGGGAATAAAGATTTTTCATATATTATTTTTATTTTTAGTTTCTCAATTATTACATAGTAAAGATAGGGATAAAACCCCATATTTCCAAGCTTTCAATATTAAATTATCGTTAAATTTTGGAGGAGGGGGGTATTGGTCCAAACGAAAAAAAACACCAATACCCAATCCTCAACCATCTATTATACCAATGATGCCATACACTCTTTAGCGTATGTGGACAAATACGGGTAATGGAGAGCAATCTTCAGCGTATGTGGAAGATGAACTCATAATCATACCATCTGTCTCTACCTCTACCATATACTCACTCCATACCCGGCGTGCCTCTTCGTGCAAATGCGCAAGTTCCTGTGAAGAGGAATATTCGAGCTGATAAGTGGTTTCGGGCTCGGTGGTGTTGGGGAAATCTCCGGTGGGGAAATAAACTCTGAAAGTAGCAATCATAAAAGGGGGGTTTAGTTTCTCAATCATTACATAGTAAATATAGGCATAAAACCCCATATTTCCAAGCTTTTTCCCCAAAAGTTATCCACATTTTACAAAAAAAAAGTGTCCAATTTAGTGGACACTTTCATATAGAGTATTTGGTATTGTTTTACTTCCAATCAATTTTAGGGCAGTATTTGTGATACTTTGCTTTCACCATCTCAACGATGATATTGTCTGTCTTTTCAGTATTACTATTCTTTGATTGCAAGTGTTCTTTTGTTTTAATAATAGCCCAAGTAATGCCAACTATGATAAGGGAAGTCCAAACACAAAAACCAAAAACTATCATTACCATAAGTAATGAATCCTCATCAGGGATGTAAAAGAAAAGACTCAATGTTGAAATCGTGCAAATAATAGCAGCGATAAAGAACCAATAAACAAACGATGTTCCGAGCATATCACCGTATGTGTCCCGACGACTACGTTTGTAGTTGATGATTTCATAAGGTAGGGTATAAATTGCAAACAAAGGTGAAAGAATCACCGCAGTAACCAGTTTCCAAAAGTAAGGACACAGGTTGGTGGGCATTGTGTCGGTTTTATAGAACCAACGATAGAGTTTTGCCGAGAGTGAGTTTTGATTTAGTTTCATTTGTTTTTATTATTTTATTTTCACGGTAGACCTAATGGTTCCATTTATCTCTACCCTAATATCTAGCACATTTGTAGAATCCACCACTATGTATCGACATCCGTCAACACTATACACAATGCCTTTTGGGTATTTCTTTTGAAGCATCTCCTTATCTTGAGAAACAGTGGTGGCATTACAACTTACCAATAATACACCGATGCTGAAAATTGCAATTAACTTTTTCATGTCTTTTGTTTAGTTTGTTTAGTTTTGTTTTAAATTGTTTAGTAGTCAGTACAGGATTCGAACCTGTAAGGAAGGAGGATTACTATTAAATCTAACAAATGTTACCAAGTTTAGATTCCTCAATGCGTCTACCAATTCCGCCACCTGACTGTTTGATTATTCAATGTACGACCATTTAATAATATGTTTCTCTTCACATACATCATTATACGAAGGTATGTACCATTCATCATTTTCATAATAGCAAACCTCATATTTCGGTACGTTCTTCAAAGAACTTTGAATTAGTACCCAACTACCATCTTTTGGTTTTCCATTTTTAATTTCAACCCATTCCATATTCTTTAATTTTTAGTTGTCAGTACAGGATTCGAACCTATATGAACTTTCATTCTCGGGAAGGTTTCCCTAGCGTCTATCCAATTCCGCCACCTGACTGTGTTTCATATCTCTTTATCTTACATAGTAAATATAAGGATAAAACCCCACATTTCCAATCTTTTTATGTTAAATTATCGTTAAATTAATTTCACGACTTCTTGGTTGGGATTAGCACCGTTGCGTTATCGTCTTTCACGAGTTCCCAGTTGTAAGTGGGTGAAAGGTAGAACGAGCGTTTATCTAGTTCCTGATTGTCTGAATTTCTGATTTGTATAAAATCATTCTTAAGTCCCAAAGATTTACAAACATCCGCTGAAACAACTCTTTGCCCGGGTTTATTGGCGTGCTCAGAGAAGTCAAAATACTTGCTATCCTCAGGGAAGCAGTTGGGGTGGTTCTTCTTGATTTTTGGTTTCCATCCTCCACAAGCCATATCGTGCAGTCCACGGATGGCTTCTACAGTAGTAGTTCCATCCAACTTGAAGTGTTCTGTAAGGTATTCCTTTTGTGGGGTAGTGGCTGCGTTGTAGTACTCGTTGAGTAACTCACGGGAGATTCGAATTGATTTTGACATGGTTGTTTGGGTTGGGTTTGTGATTTGACGGAATTGTTCAAGGGAGATTTCTACAAATTGAGGATAATCGGCAATACAATTTTTGATGTCTCCAGCATAGTACTTGCTTTCGTCCTTCGGATGCTCGGACATTAGAGTGTATCCAACCTGAAAATGGAAATCTGTGTCTGCATTTTCCTCCCACCATGCTTTGAGTTCTTTAAAGTTTTCTTCCGTGGCTTCAATGCACCAGTGTTCAGGGTGTTTCATGGGTTGTGAGTTTGTGATTTCACGGAATTGTTCGAGGGTGATTTCTTGGTAGTGACATTTTAGAAAGTTTCCAAAGTCCGAAAAAAAGTAAGTACCGTCGTATGGGTGTTCAGACACAAGGAATGAGCCTGGTACAAACTTGTCGTCCCATTTTGACGCTTTACTCGTTCTTTTGCTCAACCTCCAACGATTGAGTTCTGCGTGGTTTTCTTTGGTTACGGGGATGTACCATTTTTCGGGGTGTTTCATAGGTTTTGGGTTTGTGATTTCACGGAATTGTTCAAGGGTTATTTTTTGGTAGGATGGATACCTTGCGGTAAAACCTTTTTCGGAGCCACACCAATAATAACTTGAGTCTGTTGGGTGCTCTGAAAGTAGGAAGGCGCCTTCTCTTAGGCGGGTGTCTGGGTCCTTTGTCCATCTGCTTTTTAAGGCTTGCTTTCGCCACCACGTTTGGAGTTCTGCGCGGTTCTCTTGGGTAACAGGTATGTACCATTTTTTTAGGTGTGTCATTCGTTTTTTAGTTTTATATTCAAAAAGGATTGGTGATTTGACGTGTTAGAATTTTTGAATCTTTTTCTGGACGAGATTCGATGTCCAATGAAATGGACTTGCCGTAGCATTTAGCAACGATGATGTCATCGCCGTAGCTGTCTTTTTCAACGGCAAACCTTACAAACCCAGCGCCTTCGCATTTTTCATTATAACCAACCATGTCTTTGTGTTGGATTGCCGCGGAAAAGATGATTCCACTCCCTTCAACGATTACGTATTTTGCTTCGTACATTTTTATATACTATTTAACTCCAACCATCAAAGTATATACATCACATTCCATCAACCTAAACATATCTTTAGGGAACACACTTTTCAAATCGGTAGTATCAAAGTACTCATTTTCGTAAATGGGTAATGATAGTTTGGTGTCTTTACGCATGGTGTGTCTTTCGACCCACTCATTAACATCGACTACCAACATGTAATTTCCGTTTCTTAACATAGCTTTTATTTTTAATATGATTAAATATACGAACGAATTTTATGGTGTTAAGATTGAAATGATCAAAACTAACAAGATTGAATAAAGTATAAAAGTTATACCAAACCCTACTATAATTCCATCAAAATATGTTTTTTCTTTTTTCATGTTTTGTTATTTTATTAAACTTTAAATTTCCAATTCGCCAACCACCACTTATTATAGGCAAGGGTGGTGATATATACCAACCCAAATAATGCCAATACGGTAATGGTTTTCAATACTACAATATAGATTGCGAGTAAATTGAGGATATCTGATAGAATTTCCATATTATTTACAGTTTTGTTCTTTGGTGGAGTAAAGGTTGACAAGATAATTAAACTTTTCAACAGCCTCAAATACCGAGCAGGTAACTGCTTTAAGGAGCATGGATGATTTTAGTTCGCTGAACATAATGGTATCATTTGATAGTTCAATCGAGAGGTTCAATTTTGGGAAGGTTTTTTTCATACTGTTTGTTTTTTTAACTTACATAGTAAAGATAAGGATAAAACCCCATATTTCCAAGCTTTCAATATTAAATTTGCGTTAAGTTTTTCTCAATAATGAGACGAACCCGTTCCCTATCAACGGAATCAAATTCAATGTCGCTTAATGGTATGCTTTCCAAATACTCATTACAGGCGGCAATAATCCCCTTTTTTGTAGTAAGTGGGTAAATACCATTACGCAACTCATAAAAAGTTATACAATATTTGTAAAACTCTTTGATTAAAACTGAATATTTTTTCATATCTCTTTTTGTTACATAATAAAGATACTACAAAAACCCCATATTTCCAAGCTTTTTCCCCAAAAGTTATCCACATTTTACAAAAAAAAAGTGTCCAATTTAGTGGACAGTTCTTATTGACCTTGGGTTTGCAAATCTATAATCCCCAAAGCCTCACTTATAACGGAAACAATTCGATATGGAATTATTTTATTTATTATCTACTCAAAAATGATAGTTGAACTTCTTTTAAAAGTTTCCTACCCAATTTTTTATCATTACGAAAGGTATATTTGTTTTTTACACTCATAAGTGTATTAGCCCTCACCAACTTTTCGATTTCAGTTTCGTTATAGCCAATACTTTCCCATGTCGCAATTAATTTACTTTCAACCCTCTGAAGTTGTTCACTAATATCATTTTCGATATGAGATTGGTTTATCTTAAAAAAGATATTACCACGTCTTATTTTATCCCGAAAAGAATTACCCATCCCAAATATACAAAAGTTTTGGTAAATCTGCCTACGTTGGTTATAATCCATACCTACCATTTCTTTTTCCATAATTTCTAATGTTTCTTCGAAACTGTACCTTTTATTATTTGCACACATAATTTTATTGTTTAATATTTTTTATTTAGTTAGTTATTACAAATATACGAAGTAAATTTTGTTTTTCCAAATCCTTATAGAAAAATTTACTACTCATATTTGAGGACGTTAGTCCCAATTCATAGGAAGACAGTCATGAGAAGGTACATCATAGAATTTTTCACCTGTTTCAATATTTTGTAGTGTATAGTATCGTGTACCTATCCTATAAGGTGCATAAGTTGACAAAATTTTATGAACCTTATGCCTATATCGTATTAAATCATCACTAACATCAGATATATGTAATTTTTCATTACTATTATCCAAGTTTTGTTCTAAATTTTTATCTTCTTCTGTATCACCATCTACCGTTCCTTGTAAAAAGGATAAGTATTTTATCTTTTCAATTTCTTTATCAGTATAAAACCTACCACTAACACCAAATAAACCCAATAAAAGGTTTTGTGCTTGGTTTTCAGTTATCAGTTCTAACCTAAGTTTTTCTGCTATTTCTAAAATTTGTTCTTTCATATCTTTTACTGTGTTTATTTGTGAACCGTTAGCGGTAATACTAATAACCCAACAAATACATCTTTCTACCCCAAGCTTTTTTTGCTTCTTGTTCATTACCACCATAAACAATCTGATACCAATCCACCCACATTTGAGGCTGGGCAACTGGATTTGGTTCAGATGAAGCACTACCGCTAACAGCAGGTTGCTTCAATGGCTTAGTTTCTTTCTTTTTTGACATTTTATCATTTATTTAAAGTTTGTAATCCTACACAAATACAACATACTGGTGGAATATAAGTGGATGTAAACTTCACAAATAAACGAGTTAGTTGCAATTTTTCTTACACCACATAATCTTGCTGCCTTTTCGCAAATGAACTAATCGTAATTCATAACCTTTATCCATCATTTGTTGCATTTCTTCTAATTCTTTAAGTTCTACATCATTGAAAGAGCGTTCATTTACTCCATCCTTAATCTTAATGTAGTTCTTAGCAAAATCATAAAAACTGCAACTAACATCGTGTAGTGCTTGTTTAATTTCATCACTAATTTCTTCATCTGTTTTTTTAACATTTTTCTTTTTCATATTCTATATTTTTTAATTTGTAAAACAATAATTTAACTAAACCTAACAAATGATAAACAACATTAAAACGATTGTTTATCATCGGACGTTATGTGTAATTTAATCAACTTTGTATTTCCTACCACCTAAGTGATGTTCGTGTATAAACTTTGATTTACATCTTGAACATTCATACTTACTATGATAATTACTTTTCCAAATCAAAGTTTTCTTATGTATTCCAATTAAACACAATAAACTACACATAACATCAGATATATGTAATTTTTCATTACTCTTATCCAAGTTTTGTTCTAAATTTTTATATTTTTCCATCTTATTAATTTTTTACCTTGTGTTCTATATATATTTCTCTGTACATCTTATATTGTTTCCCGTAAAAATCAACCAAGAAAAAATTCCAATTATCATTACCATTTCTACCTATTAACATTGCGTGTATATTTTGTAGTTTATAATACATCATAGCCACCTTACCATAATTGTCGGGATTATTTTTTAATTCATCAATCTCGTCCAATCTTTTTTCTAATTCAGTTTTAGGTATAATCAACCTCATAAACTTTAAAAAATAATCCCTAATTTTTTCTTTTGTTTTCATAATTCAAAAATTAATACTAAAATATAACAAGGTATATGTGAAATACCTCATAAAGTTTCTACTAATTATTTAAGTTCTGTGGTAAGGTACTTCACATATACCCAACCGTTAGTGGTAATTTTAATCTTTGTATCTTCTCCATACCGCAGAACCATCAATACCATCTTTCCACATTCCTTCGTCATTTTCCTTAACAGTTTTGAAGAATTCTTTAACTAAATCCAACACTTCTTTTTTATCCATTTTTACACCTTCGTAATATACATCATCTCTTTGATTTCTGAAGAATTCTTCAAAACGATTAAAACTACCACTAACATCAGATATATGTAATTTTTTATTACTTTTATCTAAGTTTTGTTCTAATTTTTTATCTTCTTCCATTTTGTTGAATTTTATGTTAAAACTACATATATCTGAGTATCGTTATAAACAATAAAAAACCTTAAAGTGGTGGTTCTAAATTGTCTTTTATCTTATCATAAGATTCTTTAATCGCTTCGGATAATACTTGTTCGATAGGTTTTTTACTATTTATAACAACGGATATATGAAATAAAAAATTAATAGATTCTACAAACTTTCTAATTTCTTCTTCTGATTTACATTCTCGTTGAACAACACAAAATTCACCCCTAACTACTTTACAAGTTTGGGTTTCTATGTTGTAATAAAGTATTGGTAATCTACAAGGGTTTCCACATATCTCTGTATCTTCTTCACCTAAAACCCAAACTTGTTTTCCAGTGAATACATCAAGTATCTCACTAAAACCTAATTCTGTTAAATTTTGTGTTGTTATCATCGTTCTGATTATTAATTTTTTACATTCATATATCCGCAGCCGTTATGTGTAATTTATTCAAAAATAATCACGTTTAAGTTGTTCCTCTTTAATTAGAATCTCCCTTTGTTCTTTCATTTGACCAATTACTTCATCGAAATTTTTACTCATTTGTCTTTCAAACTGATTTTCATTTTGGTAATCTAATGACACTTCGTGTTTAACATCAAATCCGTTTTCTCGTAAAAATTTCTTCAATAAGAAAATTAAACGTGATTTTCCACTCATTGCTCTACCAGATACGGTAATAATTAATTTTTCCTTTTCCATTTTATATTTGTTTTGAGTTTAATATAATTAAATATAAGAAATAAATTTTGATTTTCCAAATTTTTTATCAGGTTAACTTAAACCTACACAAATACAACATACTGGTGGGATATAAGTGGGTGTAAACTTCACAAATAAACGAGTTATAAGTAATATTATTTTTTAATTGGTTTCTTCTTGTTCTTTTTAGGTTTTTTACATTCATCAAGTTTAGTCCCAGCCACATATTCAGCCATTTCGGGTTCATTATTAAGAAACCAATTTATTCGGTTTATTTTTTGTTCTTGTGTTAATTCTATATTCATTTTTATTAAATTTATTTTGTTAAAAAAATAATACATACACATAACAAAGTGTATAAGTAATGTGGCTAATAAAGTTTATCTGTAAGTTATGTGTAATGTTACTCACCATTATACTTAAATTCAAACAACTTTGGTTTTAATGTATTACCAATTGGTTGAACGATTGATAAATCACTTGATGTTTCTCCGTGAATAACTTTCATTAAACCAGGTATTCCATAATTCTCAAATGTTATTTCATACAAATCGCCAAAAAATGATGTATCATTATTACTAATTGTATGTGTTACTTCTATAACATACTTTTTTGTAGTTATCAATGATTGTTGTAAATTAATAAACCAAAGTTGTGTTCCACTTGGTATCACATACTTATCTCCAATTTTTACTTTTTTCATATTTCATTTCTTTAATTTTAACTTTTTAAAATTTGTGAGTTCATTACTCCATCAATATCCAAGAAAATAACTTTTTGCACAGGTTTTGGATTTAACTAATGGTTCTTTCAAAAACAATGAGATAACCTCCTCTTAGATGACTGCCACCACCTGTTGATATATGTCGTGCTGTTACAGATACAATCAACCAACCATCTTCCAAGATTTTATCTATTTTGTCTTGAACATCTTTGTAAGATTCATCATCAGGAGTCACCAATACTTTTTGTTCTTTAAGTGCTATCATATTATTTTTAATTTAATCGTTCAAAGATATGACCTACAAACTCACCCCTCTGATACTGGTAGAGTATAAGTGGGTGTAAACTTCACAAATAAGCGAGTTAGCAGCAATGCTATGACTGCAAGCCAACACCATATCGTTTAAACCCATATTTCGTAAGTGTATAGTATTCTCCGTGTTCATTCACCCATTGATTAGGTCTTACTTCAATTAATCCTATTAGCCTTGCAAGTGCATCATATAAAGCACTGCTGCTAACATCGTATTGCTGAACATTGCCAGCTTCATCGGTAATTTCAACTTTTACTTTCATATCAATATTTATTTTTATTAAACATTTGTCTTTCAATTTAACTTAATACTACACAAATACAACATACTGGTAGCGTATAAGTGGGTGCAAACTTCACAAATAAGCGAGTTAGCAGCCATAATCAGAACAGACCGTTTCAAAGTCGTTCATAACAGCATCTAACAATTCCCATTTATCAGGATTACAACTTGTTGAACCTACCAGCAAAAATTGAATTGCTATATCGTGTTCAGTTGTATGTTGACCTTTTTCGGCAAATCTTAATCTTTCTGATTTAAGTGCCTCAATCAATTTTTGTTTTCTTTCTTCGTTCATATTTTTAGTATTAAATTTTACAAAATTACGGCTGCTAACACACGTTTGGCGAAAGTGGCGGTTCAGTGCTCCGCAGACACATTTGTGGTTAATCAAACATTGGTTCTCCGCATCGGCTTTTGTGGTGAAAATCGCCACCTTCGCCGAGCGTGGGAACATTATGTGCAAGGCTACAATTCGTACTTTGAATAAAAGGCAACCTCACCATCATTTACCCATTGGTCAATTAAGTCGCTAACATCATTAATGTATTGTTCATTTTTACCTGCTAATTTAGTTGCTTTTAGATTTTCCCAAAATTCACCACTAAATTCATCCATATTATTCATGTAGTGAACAACAATTTCAAGTTTCTCTTTTAAGTTTTCCATTTCGTATTTAAATTAAATTTTGTGGTTAATGAAAAGTCAGTGCATTTAAGCCTCCACTGACAGCAAGCGGCAAAACGTTAGTGATAATAAAAATTAAATCAATCCTTGTTTCTTTAACATATTTACGATTGCCTTTGCTGCTGCCTTAACTGAATCAGGGTCTGTTTCCATATCACCCTCTTTCATAGAATAAGGCACATATCGTAAATATACTTCACTATCAATTATATCTTTAATCATATCAATAAGTTCTTGCTCATTTTTACTATCACTAACATCAGATATATTCAAGTTTTCTTGATGTTCATTGAGACTTTGTATGTGTTTTAAATCTTTCATCTTCGTAAATTAGTTTTTAGCTAAACTAAGAATATAATCAGCATCATTTTGTGTTGATATTTTCCCCTTTATTAGTAATTTATCATAACCTGTATAAAGTTCCCATTTATCATCATACAACAAAACATAATGTTCTCCGTTTGATTTATAACCCCCAACATATGCCCCCTTTTTTAATACGATTAATTTTTTCATATTCATTTTTTTAACTTACATAGTAAAGATACAACAGAAAACCCATATTTCCAAGCTTTCAATATTAAATTATCGTTAAATTTATCCACATTTATTTACACACCAAATGCCTCTTTACCTTTTTCTTTACTACACCCCCCACAATAATATCATAATCCTTATTATCCATCACCCAGTCCAAATCAATCGTTGTAGCATAGTACGAACCCGAAGATGAAGATTTCCAATCCCCCTTCAGTAAACTCGTCCACATAAAAAACCACTTTATCCCACCACCACTATCATCGTATGATACTAAAAGATAATCCGAAGCACGCTTTGAATACTCACCACCCCTCCAAATATGGGTAGTTTTTGAGGTCTTAATCTCCAATGGAATACCACCAACCACCAAATCCGGTTCGGAATCCAGACGGGGCGAAACGCATTGCGGAACAACTTTGGCAAACGAAGCCTCCAATATATTCGATATCAACTCCGATTTTAATTTCGTTGATAGTGAATCGTAATCCACTAACCCCCTAAATGTATAAAACCGATTGGTGGCCTCCCCCACCACATCATTAATCCATAATCGTATCGTTTCGTTCATTCTTTACTAAATATTATTTGTTTTGATTATTATGAGTGCGATTATCATAGGTGCGCTTATCAAGGGAAAATAGTGCTTATCGTATGTTCAAGGGGAGAAGCTATGGTCGAAAACCTGACCTCTCGATGGGGATGAGTCCCCTCCCATAACACAACATAAATTATTTTCGTGCTTACACTAAAATGCCTGCCCCCCCCTGTCTTATAACATAACCCTTCTCACTAACACCATTCGGATTTTTTTTACCAAACTAGCCTCCTTCAGGCCTACCACTTTTTGGGTTGTGTTATATTTGAGTTGAGCTATATTTGGTTACAGCCCTTTCCACTTTTTGGAATTCGCAACTGCTCCCATCCTCATATACTCCATTCTACACCATTCCGTTGGTGATATATCGGATTGTGTGATACGCATGATATTTGGGTTGTGTTCTAACCCTAATACTTTTGGGTTACTATCTACAGGTTTATAGATAAAGTCATGTGGGGAGAATGCTTTTTTACTATTTTGCGTTTTTTTGTTGAAAAGGTTTAACATAGGTGTTATTTTTTATTGCTGATATTTTTTTTGTTTATTTCATCCAAAATCCGGACTGCTTCATCCTCATACACCCAACCGTTAGGCACAATACTAAGACTGTACCCATTCACAATCAAATTCTTGACAAAGATTTATAAATGCTTGTTTTTCACTTCCACATTCGTTGATGTATTTTTCAGAAACACAACCAAAATCACCACCATTTCTTGTCCACTCAATACCATACTTAGTTCTTTCAATCCAACAAATGTGTTTCCCTCTTTTATCAGCATCATCAATAAAACAGATAGGTTTCTGTTTGTCAAGAATTAAACTATAAAGTTGTTCGTAATCTTTAGATAATTTATACATACTATCGTATTGCTTCAAATCGCTTAATTTAATTTCGTTTTTCATATTATTTAATTTTTTGCAGTCAGGACAGGATTCGAACCTGTATGTGGTAATCCTTTCAGATATTTCTCACTTACGTTTTTGCCGTATTAGCGTCTAACCAATTCCGCCACCTGACTAAAATTTGTTAAGGCCATTTTAAATCGGGTGACTTATTGTCATCTTGAAACTCCCAATAAGTATCACCAAGTATTTGATCCACCTCGTCTGATGTATTTTCAAATGCGTCAAAAATAACTTGCATCACTTCCTTTTCGGTTACATTTAGAATTTTAGCAATTCCAATAATGTGGTCTTCTAATGGTAAATCTCTCATTTCGTTTTAAAATTAATCCGGTTTATAATTGTTTTGCAGTCAGGACAGGATTCGAACCTGCAAAGTATGGTGAGTTCATCCGTTGTACCCATACCTTTAACATTACTACTCAAGCGTCTAACCATTCCGCCACCTGACTATAAATGAAGGTTCCATACTTAGTCTTTGCGGGAAGTCACCTCCAACCCACCTCGTAGTCAGGACAGGATTCGAACCTGTAAGTACCGACTGGGCTTATTTCTGTTTTAAATGCATCGCCTGTCCAGTGCGTCTACCATAACGCCACCTGACTATGTTTACTCTTTAATCAATTTTTTATACGCCTTATCAGTTCCAAGACCCATCATATCAATATTTTTTCCTTGGTCGTACCATTCAGTTTTAATCCAGTTGTCATCATGATACCAAGTTTCCCAACCATTTTCACGAAGTAATTTAGATTTTTCTTCGTAGTTTTCAATTTCGTGTTTTTGTTTTAATAGTGCCATGTATTTTATATTTGTAGTCAGTATTCGATTAACTTTTTACGTAATTCATCATTTCAACCATTTCACAACAAATAAATGAAATAATTTTTAATAATGAACAAAGTTGAACTCGTCATTCAAATCAACAAAATATCCATTATCCTGTGCATTTTTAACTATTTCCATAATATCCTTTGTTTGTGCATACCATCTTTCATAAGAATTAATATCACCATTCAATACTTTATCTGTTCCTGGAATCATAACTGCCTCATCATTATCAATTGTGTTTGCAGTTTCTCCATCAATTAAAAATGCACAAATATCACCATCAGCATCAGTTAGTTTAACTAAATATGCATTCTTATTTTGTTGATTTTCATTCACTTTTTCGTTAAAATTAAGTATGGGTTTCATAGTCGTTTTTTATTTGTTTTGCTTTTAGTTGATTTGATTTGCAGTCAGGACAGGAATCGATTAACTTTTTACGTAATTCATCATTTCCACCATTTTCTGAATCAACAATTCCATTTCATCTTTGTTAAGATACAACTTACCATTCAATGTTTTATCGTCCAACTCTTTTGTTTCAACTATAATGCCATCAAACTCATCTGTCGGATAAATGCTTACGTTTTGTTCTTCAGTTGCAATAACTGTTTTGTTCCAAACTTTGTTTTTCATTTGTTTTGTTTTTAATTTGTTAATTTGTTTGTAGTCAGTACAGGATTCGAACCCGTAATATCAGCTTGCTTATTAGGCTTGCTTCTGCGCTACCAATTCCGCCACCTGACTGTTTTGTTATTTTAAAGTTTGGATTATGCTCAGTATTCCACTAACTATTAACATTGAAATCAAAATATAACCCAATGTAAGTGGAATGGATATCCCCGGGTCAATCCAAAAATCATGCCAAATTGTTTTTAACTTATTTTTCATTTGTTTTTAATTTTAAAATCCCATTTCTCTTTGTAAATCGTACCTCTCCTTTTCCACCTCAGAATAAACATTAAGATTTAAATAAGTGTTGTGCCAAGAATTATGAATTAGGTTTTTAGCCTCTTCGGCATCCCATGCTTTACAAAACTCATACTCTTCTTGAGTAAGAACTTCTTTGTTAAACATCAACTGATTAAAAAGTGCCAAATTTTGTACTGCCTGGTGTATTTCTTTCTGATTCATATCCATTTCTTTATCTTACATAGTAAAGATAGGTATAAATCCCCATATTTCCAAGCTTTCTATATTAAATTTGCGTTAATTTTTAGTTCTTCAATTAGTTTTCCGTTTTTCCATAGATAGGTTTCGATGATGTTTCCTTGTTTATCAAACAACTCCTCAATTCCATCCTCCTTACCCTCTTTGAACGGAATTCTCATACGGATGTTTCCGTTTGGATAGAACCACTCAGCAATTCCATCTTCCTTACCACCTTTGAATGGGGTTCTATATTTGATGTTACCGTCCTCATAGAACACCTCCCAAATACCTTCTTCTTGTCCTTTGGAATTCCGTTGTCCTTTGACATACACATTCCCGTTGGGGTGATATTCAATGTGGGGTGTGAGTTCGTTGGTCATA